ATCCTGTTCTCCTTTGGATTGTTCTCAGATTTTTCTTTTTTATTACGAATAACAAGCCTAAATGGCATTGGTATTACTGCTATCAAAATAACTGTTCCGAGCCAATGCCAAAAATCACTGAATATGTACTGTAAAATTTCTAACACTCTTTTTACCTCCTCTTTACTTATTTATCATCGGGCAAACTGTCATACCTCTATCTTTCATATAAGATATAAAGTCATCAGGATTAACTTGTTCCATCATTTTACTCATATTGTGGATATGCCTTGTTATAAGTTGTTTTAATAGTTACAAGAGCATTGTCTTTAATTTTGCAGACTTTCCCATTTTTATACCAAATATCTCCGTTGAATTTATTCTTAACCATATTATAAACGTCATTATTGTAATAAGGACTTTGTTTGTCTATAAGATTTTTAATCATTTCTGTTTCGATTTTATCAGGTTGGCGAAACTCATATATAGGCACATATTGATAACGTTGAAATGGAATATCATCAACATATATTGTAACTGTACGTCTCCAGAAATCTTTTAATTCGTTTGGTTGATTCATTTATTATCTCCTTTTTATAAACTTACGATGAAAGAAAGGTTTTATCATAAAATTGAATTTTTCTATCTCTTGTTTTACCGAGGGTAGAGAGGAGTTGAATTTTTATATGTAAATAATTTTTCTACTGCCTTGCTTCTACTTGCTTTGTCTAATGTAGTAGTCAATTCCTTGCTCCATATGCACTCAAAATCCGATGGAGCATTATATTCGCTACATAAAACAATGTTATCTTTACTTATTTCTCTGACCCAATTCCAATATGTATCATAATTCAGCTCGTCTTTATATTTCGTAGTCCCCTGATATGGTGGGTCACAATAAACTACTGCATTGTATGGTATAATGCTGAGATAATCACCACAAGTAAATGTTACGTCTTTAAGCACAGACACTTGTTTGAGTACGTTTCTTACTGCTTCATCATAATAATTACGCTCTGTGCCTATTTTTGTATGTACTATTCCAGCATATCCACCAAACCATTTAGCATTATATGTGGCACACAATCCTGCTAAAGCAACCTCCTGTTTTAGAAATCCACTTTTATTGGACTTTATATCGTCATAAAGTTCTTTAGTCATATGTATATTAAGCGGATTCCAACCTTGCTGAAGTGCTTGCCAAAAGGCGATTAAATATTCATTACTGTCATTTGCTTGTTTATTCTCACACTTGATTTTGTCAATTACATTACAGCCACCACAAAATGGTTCAATATATGTTGTAATATAATTATCGTCAATATAATTCTGAATAATTGGTACAATGTCCTTTGCTATACGGCTTTTACTTCCTACATATTTAATTTTAATCAACTCCTTTTATACAATAAAAGTGGATTTTCATTTTATATTTTACCTTTTCAGTTATCACCTATTATAGCGATTAACTTCTTCCAATAAGGTTCATACTTACTTAACTTCTTGGTTACCAAAGTATTAAATTCTTCATCAGATAGATTTTCGTATTCTTCGCAGTCTGCTAAGTAATCTGATAGAGCATTTTCAAAATCATCTCGATCGTTATATACATAGCCTTCACCAAATGGTAATTCACAATCAAGAATTTCATCAATACAGAAATGAATGTCTGAACAATATGTATACCCATAATCATCTAAAACAGCATACTGCCCCACAAGAACCACAATAGGAAGGTCTGGATTTTCTGTGATAAGTTGTTTTAATTCGTCCGAACTTTTTGATAAATTAAGTGGCTTATTCATATACATTTGAATTTCAACCCTCTCTACAAAATATCACTTAAACATTTTCTGCATTTCTGATTTAACCAATTTAGAAATAATTTTCTGTAAACCTGATTCAATTTCTTTATCTGTGGCAATATCAAACTCATCTTTAAGTTCTTTATACTGTTTGGTTCTAATATACTTATTAAAAACATCAGTTTTAACACGTTCTGTAATTTCGTTTTTCATATCATCATCAAGAGCATTACCAATCATCTTAATAACGGTTTCTGTAAGCTTGTCTTTAAAGCTCCTGCCATAATGGTCTTGATTACGCATTACTTCATTTAACATTTGAACTGCTGCTTCGTGAATAATTTGATTTTGAATATCTTCAATATCAGCATAATCATCAACAGATATATTTACTTTTAGGTTCATTTAATCGCTTCCTTTCAATTTACAATAAAACGAGTCTTTAATTTCTGATTTTACATTTACTCATTTTAAAAGTATATCATCTATGAGTTTTGTCAAATGTATTTTATCTGGAAAAGTAATTAAATTACTTAAACTAATTGCATTTCTAAGCGATATACATTCATTAATATAATCTTCATTCCCTAAGTTCTTTCGGTTTAAAATTATCCATAATTGTTGCAACGCCGAAAGATAATTCATTTGGCTACACATATTTTTGTTTATGTTTCTACGAATTTTTCTTATAACTGACATATTTTAAACCTCGATTAATTTAAAACAAAATACTGTTTTTATTATGTTTTAAAGCCCATAATATTCTCTTAAAACATCTGCAACTTTTGTAATATCATCTTGATATAAATAATCATATCCTGTTTCTTTTAAAACTGATAAAATGTTTCTCCAAGAAGTAATGGTTGCGTTTTTATCAGATAAACTTGATTTATTCTTTTCTATTTGAGAATGTTCAAATGCTTTCAATTCATCTTTACCGAGCCATTTAATCCAAGCTCCACAATCTTCACAATAAAGACCAATGTTATTGTCCTTCTTTTCTGTATACAGAGAAACACTTCCACATTTTTTACAACAATTTTGATACATATTTACCTTCTTATATCCAATCCACTATGGGTTTGCCACTAAATCCTTTTTCCCATATAAACCAACAATAACAAACTGCTGATGATTTCTTACCAAACACGCCGTTCTTACCACAATTAACTCTATTTGTAAAAACATAAATTTTCTTTGGAGGATATTTCTCAAACAATTCTCTGCGTTTTTGACTTTCAAGAAATTGTATTTTGAGAAACATAGCTACTTTTACAGAATCTATTGATATATCAAGTGCGTGTTCTACAAATTCAGTTGCATATTTATAGGGTGGATTTGTAATTATATCAGGTGACATCTTATCTGCTGAAGCAGTAAGAAAGTCAAGAGTTTCTATTTTACCATTGGTTCTATCAACAATATCTGTACTTCTTACTTTATAACCATTTTTTCAAGAGTATTTGAAATATGTAATTCTCCAGCAGCACATTCCCATATGTAATGATTAAACTTTTCCTTTTCTAAGAGCTTTATAACTGCAAAAGGTGGTGTTGCATAGTAATCTTCATTTTGACGATCTGTATCTGAATGACTGCTTGCTGATAATGTTGAAAACACAGCTTTTGAATTACCTGTCCAATCTTTATTGTTGCTCAAAATTTGACATCTCCTTACTTTAATAATTTGTTATCAGCACTTCTATATCTTTGGTTTCTCGGTCTTTCTTGTGATAATTACAATTTAGATAGTCTCCAGATAAATAATGAATATGATATTTATCTTTCCAAGCATCTAAAAATTCATTGTTATACTTTAGGTTATTTGATAAAGCCCACCTTGTTCCCTGTTCGTCCAACCCATCCAGTAATTCGTAAAGTTTCTTTTCGTGTTCAGCAGTCCAACCCTCAAAGCCACGTTTTCCATCGTTATAATTACCAACAGAGTTAAAATAAGGTGGGTCAAAATATATCAGATCGTTCTCGTCAAAGTCTGAAAAATCAAAATCGAAAGCGTTTTTAGACGATACTATTATTGGGTCTTTATTCTCAAATCTATGTTTTAAAGCAAGTAAGTCCTGTTTTTGCCTGTCAGAAAAATAACTGCGATTTTTACCGAAACTACTATTATATTCGTGCTTGTTATTAAAACGGAACTGATGATTAAATGAATGGCACATCAAAGTATATAATGTAATCCAATCTTTTCTGCCATTATTATAACTATCACGAAGTCTTTCAAAGCCTTCCTTATTTATCATACTCAAATCGTATTCTGAAATAATGTTTTCAATCTGCTTGATTATTTCATCATAAGACGTTGAGAACAATCCCGACACAATACTTGAAACATAAGGATTTATGTCGTTATATATGTAATAGTCTGCTTCTGTATTCATTAAAACCGTTCCTGATCCGCCGAAAGCATCTACAAACATTGAAATCTTTTTAGGAAACAAAGGTATAATCTGCTTGATTAGGCGATATTTATTACCTACATAGTTTATAGGTGATTTTATGTATTCGTTCATTATCTTTTGTACCTCATTGTCTTGCCATCAGCCATTTCGACATCAATGTAATTGGGATATTTGCCATCATTCTTATAAGAATTAAACTTGTTATAGACTATCATTCGAGGACGTTGATGGGTGCTTTCGCAATTTTGACATTCACTTTTGGATTTATATATTGTGTTGCAAATTTCACATTGGAATTGACTTAATGCTTTCATTTTTATTACTCCTTTTGTACAATGAAATTTTTGATTTATCGTATTGTTAGGCTCTTGCTTTGTAATATGGCAAGAGCCTATTTTTTACGATTTTTAGTCACAATAGAGGATTACTTTACCTTGTTCCAGACTTTCTTGAACACTAATGCACCTCTGATTTGATGAGCCTCGCCAAGCGAGAGAAATATCTCTTTTATCATCTTCATATCTGCCATCAACAAGAACGTCACAATACTTAACAACATCTAATGGGGAAACCCCATTTACTTCAAGGTTTTCATATTTCTCTTCTTTGTCAAATATTTCTTCCCAAGTATAACCTGTATAAAGCCAGATTGATTTGTTGGGAAATTTCTCTTTAACCATTTTAACAATTTTATAAACAGTTTCAAGATTTTGTGGTTCAAGTGGATGCCCACCTGAAAAAGTTAATCGAGAGATATAAGATTTATCAAGTGCTTTGAGAAGCTCTTGCATTGTATTTTCTGTAAAGGGTTGTCCTGCAATAAAATTCCAAGTTTGAGGATTGTGACAACCAAAGCAGTGGCGGTTGCACCCCGAGACCCAGAGTACAACTCCTATGCCTATACCATTGGCAGTATCATATTTACTGATTTTTATGTAATTCATAATTCCAACTATCGCCTCGAATAATATATCCTATCATACTGCTATCAAGATTATACATAGTTCCTAACCGTTGGTATGTTATCTTTTCATTATTATATTTGTTTCTTATTTCATTTGCTTGTTCTAAAGTGATTTTTGCACTGGATAGATTATTAATTACTGCGTGTCTTCGATTGTATTTATTGTTGCACCACTCTAAATTATAAACAGTGTTATTATTTTTATCACCATCAATATGGTTTACTTGTGGATAATTATTAGGATTCGGTATAAAAGCTTCAGCAACAAGTCTATGCACAGAATACATATGTTTCCCAAGATGAACTCTATAATAGCCGTTAGTGTTTTGATTATTAGGTTTTAAGACTCCTTTTTTGCCAATAATCGTTCCATCTGTTCCAACCTGAATATACCCATAATTTTCAATCCACAAAGATTTAAAATTTTCAGATATAATCATTAATTGTCTCCTATATGTATAACTCTTTCTTTTATTTCTTGAGTTCGCCCTGCGTTCCAAAAATTACTTCCTATATAACCACAAGTACGGCGTGCAACATTAAGTTTCTTTTCGTCTCTATTATGACAATTAGGGCATTCCCATACAAGCTTGCCTGTTTTCTTATCTTCAATAATCTGTATTTCGCCATCAAATCCGCACACCTGACAATAATCAGATTTTGTATTGAGTTCAGCATACATTATATGATCATAAATAAACTTGATTACTTCAAGCACAGCTTCAATATTATTATTTAAATTAGGAACTTCTACATAGCTAATTGCTCCTCCGGTTGAAAGAGACTGAAACTCAGATTCGATTGAAAGCTTAGTGAAAGCATCAATAGGTTCTGTGACGTGTATATGATAACTATTGGTTATGTAATTCTTATCGGTTACACCCTTTATAATACCGAAACGTTTCTGTAAACACTTGGCAAACTTATATGTTGTCGATTCAAGAGGTGTACCGTAAATTGAAAATCCGAGATTAAGGTCTTTATTCCAATCGTCACACTTATCGTTCATATGCTGCATTATTTTCTTGCCGATATCCCGACCTGTTTTTTCAGTAAGTTTATAACCAGTTAAAGCATAAACACATTCCCACAGACCTGCATAGCCAAGAGAAATACTCGAATAACCACCTGTAAGGTATTTATCAATTACTTCACCCTTTTTAAGTCTTGTCAATGCTCCATATTGCCAAAGAATAGGTGCAACATCTGACGGTGTACCCTTGAGTCTTTCATATCTACAAATCAAAGCTCTATGACAAAGTTCCAGACGTTCATCAAATATCTTCCAAAATTCTGTCATTATATCATTTGAGTTATTCTTCTTTGCTGTGAGTGCAACATCAACAAGATTAATTGTTATGACACCTTTATTAAATCTGCCATAGAATTTATAACTTCCGTTTTCATCTTTCCAAGGAGAAAGAAAGCTTCTGCACCCCATACTTGTAAAGCAATGACCATCTTTAAGTTGCTTCATTACCTTTTCACTAATGTAATCTGGAACAAGCCTTTTTGCAGTACACTTTGCAGCAAGTTTGGTAAGATAATAATAAGGTGAGTTCTCGTGAATATTATCTTCTTCAAGGACATAAATAAGTTTTGGGAAAGCGGGCGTAATCCAAACACCTACTTCATTCTTAACTCCCTGATAACGCTGTTTAAGCATCTCTTCGATAATAAGCGCAAGATCGTGCTTTGTTTGATTATCCTGTGCTTCATTAAGATACATGAATACGGTCACGAATGGAGATTGACCGTTTGTAGTCATAAGTGTAACAATTTGATATTGAATCGTTTGAACTCCGTGTTTAATTTCTTCTTGCACTTTTTCTTCTACAATATCATCAATAGTAGGTAAATCACCATCTTTAATTTCCCAATTGAAAGATTTGAAAAAATATTCAACATCTTTGCGAATTTTTTGTCGTGAAATATCAACAAATGGTGCAAGTGCTGACAAAGTTATACTCTGACCGCCATATTGATTACTTGCTACCTGTGCGATAATTTGTGTAGCAATGGTACACGCAGTCGCAAAACTATGCGGCTTTTCAATCATTGTGCCACTGATAACTGTCCCATTTTGTAGCATATCATTGAGGTCAATTAAATCGCAGTTATGCATATGCTGAGCAAAATAATCTGCATCGTGAAAATGAATAATCCCTTCGTTATGAGCTTTCACGATATCTTCTGGGAGAAGGATTCTGTTTGTTAAATCCTTTGAGACTGTACCCGCCATATAATCTCTTTGCGTGGGGAGCAATGTTGGATTTTTATTTGAATTTTCTTCTTTTATAGCTTCATTCTCACAATCAATAAGAGATAGCATTTCATTATCAGTATTATGTAATCCTCTTACCATCTCTCTCTTGTATCGATACCTTATGTACGCTTGAGCAACCGCCTTATCATAGTCCATAAGCTCACATTCAACGATATTCTGAATTTCTTCTACTGAAATTTGATTATTATAACATTTATTAATCTTCCCAATAACAAAAGCTGTAACGTTATATGCTGAACTTGAAGTATAATATACATCGGCATTGGGGCGTGTTTCGGTAAATGCTTTTAATATAGCATTGTAAATCTTGTCTTTATCGAAATTTACAATATCACCATTGCGTTTAATAACTTTGATTTGATTTTCTTTTATCATCTTATATCACTTATTCCTTTCTCTTTTTATTCTTGTTTTATTTTCATTCTCATTCTCTTTGGTTTGACTATCCAACATATCAATTTCATCAATGTGTTTAGACATAAACACCATTGAAGCAGTCAGATAACCAAGTCCGAAGAGGATGAAACCTATTGTTATACCTAAGATAATTATTACTATCATCATTGTTTTATCTATGTATGAATTAGGGAAACTTATTCTGTAAAGCAGGATTAGACATATAATCATTTGTGATTTGTAATTGTCTGTCTACATCTTCCCAATTATAGGCTCTATGGCTAAGAAATCTGTAATTGAAAGGAGAATCAGGAACACGGTATTCATCTTGATTCCATGGATAATCAAATACTATAGAATGATATTTACCATTATCTAAATTATTAATACAATCATCAATAAGTACATCAATATTCCCACTAAGCATTTGTTTCTTCTGCATACAGATGAGGTTCTTTCTTACGTCCATAAAAGGGAACGTGCGTTGTAACCATTCTGCTTTCTTATGCATATTTTCTGTATTTGTAGCAGTTACAAAATATATCTCATGATTGTTATCATGCCACTTCTTTAAGACTTCGACACAACCGGATATTACTGATATACCTTTCCAAACTCTCTTATCAAGAAATAGGAAAGGGAAGTCTTTCTTAAATTCAGGCTTAACATATTCTTCAATACCATAAGATTTAATATCTTCTATTTTAAGATTATCATTATGGTCTGCATTGTAAACCTTTAACACGCTTTCAGTCAGATTATTTAAGACGTTATCCACGTCACAAGCTATAATCATGTATCAACCTCTGTCTCATTTTCGCACTTAACAATATATTCATGTATCTTCTTAGCTATATCGTTGAGTTTTGTATTGTCTCCATTGTCGATATTAAAATCACCGAGGAAATTTCTGAAATCAATATCAATAAGAAGTCTTTCCATTATCTTACTAAACTCATCTCCACGCTGTTCCATACGGCTAATACGAGTGTGAACAGGGGAGGTGATTGTAATGACCTTAACGGGTTTACCATTATAATGCTTCCTTAAGAACTCAACTCCTGCCGGGTCTATTACATAAAGGTCAGAATTGTCAGCTTGTTCTGCGGTCGCCCCATAACGATAATCTCCGTATGAGGTATAACCTATAAAGTTAGCTAGTTGGTCAAAGAAAGCATCATTTACAAAGATATGCCCTATTTCATTTTCAGTACGCATGGGTCTTGTTGTGTAAGACTGCAACTGCTTATAACCATACTTTTCTTCGAGAACATTTGCTACGGTTGTCTTGCCAGAGCCTGAAGCTCCAACAATAAGGTATAAATTTTTCAAAATTTAATGTCCTTTCTATAATTTTACTTATTAGTATTTGCAATAATCAATTCTGACCACGGAAGTGTTTCAACCCACTTGCAAAATGTTTTCCATTCAGGGAGAGCATGATTTTTACGTTGCCTATAAATTGTCTTTAACTGACGATAATTCGTAGTCATTCTTGCTGTAAGTTGCAATCCGACAGGGCAATTATAAAGCAAAGCAAGTCTTGTATCTTCACAAGGATTGTTATTATATTCTGTTAAAAGTCTTTTCATTTCATTCTTTATGTTTTCAGTTACATAAGAACAAAACACTTTATCATAATCCATTTTTGTAAGTCTGTGCATTGAACTCATGCTACTTACGAAATCTAAAAAATGATAACGTTCTGCTTCTGTCCATGCTTTAACAGTGAACTTCAAGTCAAACTGAATAATAACACCATTGAGAAAATTATCATGCCCTTCACCAATATTAGTTGAAGCCAAATTTACAGCCCTTTTTGTGTTATTGTTTTCTATTATGGTTTCACCTATAAGGTCAATATTATCAATTTCATCAATTTGTTCACAAAAATCTTTTGGAGTATATGGGTTTATAAGCATTGGATAGCCACTTGCAACCATGCTTTCATATAAACCATATATTTTTACATTTGAGATTATTTCATTAAAATCCAATTATCTTTTTCTCCTTTTATTCTTCTTAATATACCCACTCCAAAAATATCGTGGGTCATCAATAGTCAGAAATTCATTTCTGAATAATCTGTGAAACTCCTCATCGGTCAGAGGAACGTATGTATTTTTATCTTCCTTTTGCTCTATATTTTGTTCAATCTTATTATCTATCTGATTATCTAAAATTTTATTTTCAATCTCTGCCATAATGTTACCTCATGTAGCAATGCCTCTCGTTACACAGAAATTGAAAAGTGTGTTGTAATCATCTTCGTTTGTGGTAGTAATCTTGGCAGGTCGAGATAAGTCAAGCCCGAATACTCCCATTAAAGATTTAGCATCACAAATGTAATTGTTATGGCTGATAATAGTTATCTTGCTGGACAACTTCTCAGCTTGTATTACAAAATCCTTAACATCTGTAATCTTTTCAAAATGTACTGTAAATTCCTTTGTCGTATTATTGTTCTTAATTATATTGTAATTATTATCCCAATCACGACATTGACTTCCTACTATACCCATGCAACCCATATTGCTTTTATTCCTTTCTTAAAATTAATTAATTTCCCAAATCTCAACAACTTCATAACCCACCGTGAGTTCATCTGTGTCATCTTCATCAATAATATCATCCCATTCTTGATTGAGGGCTTTACACTTTGCTTCTTCTGGTGTATCAGCATCCACATATCCTTTCATAATCTTATATCCGTGTGCTAAGAGAAATCCGTAACTCTTCATATTGTTTATTCCTTTCTAAATTTTATCTTTTTCATATTCACATTAACTTATACAAAAAATCTTGTTGTGTAAGTAGTACCCCAGTTGTTTTCACTATATTCAAAAATGTATTCTACGTCTCCAGAATATTCAAACCATACAAGGCTATCATATTCACTTAACTCTGGATTGTAGTAATATGTTGCTGAATGTGAAGTTCCTTCGGCACTAAATACTTCCTTAACTACCTCTTTGGTTTCTTCATCAGGAGTTATCCCCGAATATAGCCAGTTTGATATTCCTTGAAACTGACTTTTTTGGAATAAGACTTCTGTAACTGTATTGGGGAAATCCTCTGAAATAAGTCTGTTTCTTATTAGCTCTGCTACATAGGTTTTGTATTCTTTTGAGAAATTACCAACTTCATGCTGAATAGTAATTTCAATCATTGCTATTTCATTTTCAGATAAGGTGTCATAAAGTGTGATTGATTCTGCTGTAGTATCATTTTTGTTGTCAGAGGCAGTCTGTACGATTATTGAATTTATCGGTTCTGATAATTCAGCCAGTTTATTAAGATATGTACTTCTAATAGCAGTTATATTCCCAACATTAATGTCGGAGACATCTAAATCAAATGAGCTTCTGATTTGAGTGTAATCATTATTAAAAGCATTACTTATTTGTGTTTGCTGTTGTTCTTGCTTTTCTTCAGTACATTTCTTATAAATCATTGCTCCATCAGCTATGCTCAAAAGAATTATCAATACTGTACGAAAAATAATATCTTTGTTATCTCTAAATCGAATAAAATCACCTACTTTCTGCGAGAGTGCATTTACGTTTGTCATTTTTATGTCCTTCCTGAAATAAATAAGTTTAATCCTCTGTGTATGTGTCTAATTTGTCAATAAAGTCATTTATGAAATTATCGTCATTTTCTACTTCATTCGGGTAATCTCTCTTTATTTGGTCATAAACACAATCGTAACAGAGTTCCTCATTGTTGTATATGTATAGGCAATCATCACTATTGTTTTCACATCTATCGCAGACGTGAATAGGTATCGGCTTACTGTATGGGCAATAACCTCGACCACATACATCTGGAGGACAACCTACACACATATCTTCATACACAATCATCTTGCATCACCTCGTTCCTTAATATTATTGTTGCTATATAAAATTTGATACACCAAACAGAATTTAATATCGTGTGTAGTGATATTGTCTAACGAATTTGGTGTATCTATATTATATATCATATATTTGATTTTGTCAAGTGGTTTAGATAGGTAAAATCAAGGGTTAATAAAAATGATGAAAATAATAAACGAATTTAATGAAAGAAAAATTCCTAAAAAATAAATAAATATTAATGTTGAATATTCTACTTTTTGTTTTTTATTCATCATCTATAATTTCATCATTTTTATTGTCTTTATTTTCTGCATTATTTTCTTGACTTTCTATATTATCTGGCACTGAAATTGATTTATCACAAAGCTCCCATCGGTCTTTCGGTAAAATAATATATAAACCATTGGGCAGTCCCACTTGGTAACTGCCCTTGATTTCTCTTAGTATTTTACCGACACATTTACGACCTTTCTCTGGAACAATAAGTTGCACTGTGTCGCCACGATTCATTAAGTTATATCCTTTCTTTCATTTTCGTTATTTTCAATATCAAAAGTATCGTATAGTTCCTGTTTTGCTTCAGCAAGGACTTCATCTATATAACACTTTCTTCTGTCTGATACTTTATTAGGAGCAAACCATTTTTTCTTGAAATTTCTTTTTGCTTTAAGGTAATCATCTTTACCATTATCGCCAGATTTATACCAATCATATTCATGGAGCAGTGTTAGTACGTCCCAAACCAATTCAGAAATTTCTCTATCCTCAAGAATATTTTTGTATTTATCTGTCCAACCGAAAAGAGAATATTTCAATTCTTCATCTTTATATTCAAAATAACCGCCACTCATTAATTATCACTCCTTTTACAATTCCATACATACTCAACAAACTTATCCCAATTCAGCATAACCTGTGAATAAATATCTATTTTGATAGCCTCTTTATCTCCTCCACCACACCATGGGGCGATAACTATTTCATATTCTGCTTTAAAACCAAAATAGTAAAATAAATCTGATTTTAGTCTTTTAACAAATTCATCTTTTGTTTTACACTTTTTGAAAGCTTTTTGAATGTCCTCTCTGAACCTGCTATGATTAAAAATATTGAAAGGGATTATTTTATGAGAGTTCATATTATAATAGTAAACGTTCCACTCCATTATGTATCACCTCATACATTTGTATCTTTGATTCGGTGTTAAGGATGTCGCAAACTTGCTGTGCGTGTTTTTCTGTATCGAAATAAACAGTACCAATCAGCTTGCTAGAACTGCTCCAACTAACGCAATATTCCATTTCCGTCAATGAATAATATATATACCAATTACATTTATTATTCTCAAACTGATATCCTTGACACAGAGTGTCATGAAACAATCTTATTTTATTTCTAAGACGTATTTCATCTAAATCTCGCTCAACAAGTTCTTTACTATAATAGTAGTTGCCAAATTGGAAAAGACCTGTATCAGCAGGTGTGTGATTTTCAATAACTTTGATAATATCACCACCTATACTGATAAGATAGTATTGCTCACCCTCAGCTATTCTTCTCGGCTCGGCACTCTTGGTTTCTTTCAGCTTCCTGGCTTCTTTTTGCAGGTTTGCTATCTGATTTTTAAGTTCTTCTATAGTCATTTGTTTCTCCTTATCAAAATCAAATTTGTGTTTCATTATAATTTTTTAATCTTCTTTTATTCTGTCAAACCCAATAAAATCGGCAATTCCACAGGCAAAGAATGTTTTATATCTTTGTGCCATAAAGCATTTATCTATACAATCATGAACAATAGATAATGGAATTTTAGGAATATTAGAAGGTCTTTCAACATGGGGATTTAATGCATAATAATTTGATTGAATAGCTGTATCTTTATCGTCCATTGGCGCAATTTTATCGTAGTAAAAATTACGCCCACAGTGTTTGCACTTGTACATTGCTTTATAAATCTTAGTCATTTTGATTCCTTTCTTTATTTCTAAAATGTTTATTATAACCTTAATTCTTATTCCATTGTTCTAATAAATCTTCGTAATATGAAATCTTGTCTTCTAAATAAGATTCATACTTATATTCAAATTCTTCTTTTACTTCTTCGACAGAATCAAAATACTCATAATCGCCTTCGGTTACATTAAGGTCATTCGATACATACCAAAAACAAGTATCATCGTCCTCGGCTTGAACAAATTTTAATATCACTTCGTCTGTGCCGAATTTTTCAAAATGAAGTTCATATACACCATCGGTTTCTGTCCAATATCGATTAATCATTTATATTTCTCCTTTTATAGATGTGTTATTTTTCTTTCTTCTATCATTCCAATTATTTGCTAATATACTCAATGATTGTAACCGTGCTTCTGCAACGTTATCAGACTGCAAATAATAGACATTACCTTTCATTGACAATTTGCAATAATCACATTTTATTATAGAGTATACGTGTTTTTTATCTTCATCTACAAAAGATATTCTTACATTTCCTTCACAAATAGGGCAGGGAAGAAGGATTGGTATATTATCTGTATTATCTAACTTTTCTAACGAAAATACAATAGCTTGGCAATAACTATATATTGTATCATTCATTTCGTTAATATCAAAACAAGCATGAGGAATATCCGTTTCATATGTCCATGAATATTTACTATAATCATTATGCCAAATTATCTTTATTGGCTTACCATATACTGTAATTTTACCACCATCATAACAATCGTGTTCTTCGACAACAGCTCCACGAAGCTCACAAAGGTCATCTGAATAACCATATACAATGACAAGGTTATTTTTATCAGCATCATTTACTATTATTTCAGGTAATTCACCAAATGGCATTACATTGCTATTAATTACAATATTATTTAAATTATGCTTTTTTATAAATTCTTCTGGTGTTAAACTCATACCTTTATCCTCACTTTCTTAATTTTACCATTTCCTTTCTCCGCAGTTAGAATCAACTACGACTCGGTCTAGAACATGAACGTATTTGTAAGACAGTTTATTAAATTCATTCAGTTCTTCTTCAGTAGGTTCATCTTCAGGACGTCCTTTATCAAATCCTAAAGTACAACCCATTTCAATGTTACAATTAGATAAATCTTCCTTAGTTTCAACCCAGTCAGGGAAATGAACCCAACCATATTGGCATTCTTGACAAAATTTAATTATTGGGTCAATACACCGAGTAGGTTTGCAATTGTCCATTCTATATCTCCTTAAAATAAAATTTCTCCGTATGACTTCCTACGTCAACAGCAGTAGTCTTATCATCAGTTTTCCATGTTCTCACGTAGTAAGATTTGTAATTGTGTTCATCAAGAAATTTATTAATCACTTCATAAGCTTCTTTTTGCGTAATTACTTCGCCTATAGTTCTTGTTTTGCCATTTGAATTTTCAAATAATACTTGAATCATTTTAATCACCTCTTTATAAACCTAATATCTTTATCAGAAATTTGTACTGGCGTTCAGAACAATAACCATTCACATAAAATCGTCTTAATCTAGCAAAAATAATATCTCTTAATGTCTCTGGGTTATATATAAATATTACCTTGAATAAGAAATATGGGACAAAAATCAGCCTTTCAAATTTACGTCTAAATTTATTATTTTTCATTTTACTCCTTTCAAATAGTAGGTAAATTATCAATCGCATCAAACACAATTGAATATTCATCGTATGACTTGAATAAATTTAAATCATTAATTATGTCTATAACTGCTTCACGATTAATATATTCACCATTATTCATCCTCCTATTCCACGCTTTAAAAGCGTCTTCTTCCGATAAAATATCGTGAAACCCAGCACCACACGTTGTACACGTTAAGTTTGAGTGGCATTCATCGTTAATGTACCCTTGCCAATAGAATATTTCGGCTTTTCCTCCGCAGAACGGACAGGATTTTAATTCATTTTCAGACATTTTCACTTCTCCTTCCATCATAGAATGAAACTTTCATATTATTATTTACCACGAATGATATCATCAAGATTGATAATTCCCGCAAGTTTCTCACCCATACGAAGCTTAACTTCTTCCCCTATCTTTTTATTAAGACCATCTGTTATATCCTTAGTAATTTTTTCTACTGTATATTTCAGTTTTTCGTTTATCACTTTTTGTATTATATAATCTGTCCTTGTATTATATCTAACACCATAAGAGCGATCAATAGGATTCCCGTTTTGGTCGAGAGGTTGATTCATAAAGTTGTCACAAGCATCTTTTAAAATTTGCGTTATTGTAACATCTTTCTTAGTTATATCTCCGTACTTGTCGGTGAGGTTTCTAGGAGTATTAAAAAAGTCTTCCATGATACTGTTTAGTTTATCAGAAATTTTCTGTTCAATTGTAGAATACTGTTCTTCAATTTTATTGTTACACTCTTTTTCAACTTGTGCGAACAGATTATCCTGCACCTTAGTAGCAATACTATTTACAACACTATCTCTTAATTCTTCATCAAGATTATAAGATCCATCTTCGTTAGTTTCTATCCAATCAATATCTACCGAAATATTAAACTTTGCCATAATAATTTCTCCTTTACAAAAACTATTTTAAATTCTTTATAGAATTTTCTGAATTATCAAGTTATGATTTTAGGTTCTGTGTTTCCTCCACAGCCTATACCATGTAGGGTAGGGGAAACACCATTAATAGAATAAACTCTACGTCTACTTTCTCTCCATTCAGGTTTATCAATTTCAGCAACTTGAATTAATTTATTTCCACAGTCAAGTTCATCTGTGGTTACATAAAATTTTCATCAGCACATTTATATGTATTATCATATTGTGCTTTATACAAATGTTCCGCAAGCAACTCTACACAGTTAGCAACTATTCCATTTCCTGCTTGTTTATAAAGCTGACTATCAGCAATACCCATCGCTTTAACTTTAGAACAATCATTTTCGGTTAGTCCCATAAGTTTCCAACATTCTGTTGGTGTTAATTTACGAATACGGAAATTCTCTCGTACTCCTGTTGCTTCATATGTTCCGGTATATTCAAAATTTGCTTTACTTGTTTTTGCATACTGTGCTTTTATTGTTCTGCACATTCCGTCTGGTTCAGGGTTAATTGGTTCAAGCACTCTCGGTTGTCTGTCACCTCCTTGCATTGTTCTTAAAGTAGGACAACAACCCTCTTTTGAATAAACCCTATTCATTTCATCATAATTGTAATGATTTAAGTCACCAACTTGAATACAATCGTTTATTGTATTATCCGTAGGTATTTGTTCCTTTGGAATGTAGCCGATATTATTTTTGCTGTCATATTTTTCAATATTCAGAACAAATTGCTCTTGAATATCTTTACTTAAATAATACTTTTCATCGACATTTCTATCTATAATGTCTTTAAGTCTGATACCAGTATCAAAAGGCTTTGAAAATTCAAACTTGCCTTTATCAATATCTTTACGAATACTGATTACAAACACACGCTCACGATTCTGGGGAACTCCACAGTCCTTTGCGTTGAGAACTTCCTAATAGGAATTAAAACCTAGTTCATCAAGAACTCCAAGCAGATTGTTAAAGTCATCGATAAATTTCTTACTTACAAGATTCTTAACATTTTCAAACATAAGATATTTTGGAAGTGTTCCATCGTCCTTTGCTCTTTTGAGAAGTCTTATATTCTCCCAAAGGAGAGAACTTCTTGTACCACTATCAGGCTTCAAACCCTTCATTTTCCCGGCGACAGAAATACTCTGGCATGGGAAAGAAATCGTCCATAAATCAGCATACGACAAAAACTCAATTTTATTTATATCTCCAAGATTGTGAGTTAATTTATTAGCAAGCCAATACTTGTTGATATCACTAGATTTACGCCGAGAAAGTTTATACCAATCATAAGGTTTATTCTTCTCTGGGTCACACCCTAAGTTGATTTCTGTAAGCTGTCTTGCCATTTCTTCTCTCGAAGGATAATCAGTATATGTATCAACCATTTCTGGCGTTAAACCACAGTGTATAGCTGCGTAACTAAGTACTGCTTCCTTATTGATTTCTGAAATATTTACTACATCAATATCAAATAAAATTGAGTTTTTAATGCCTCTTTCTTGACACCCGATTCCGGCGAATAAAGTGTTCATAGTTAGCTTTATTTTATCCATGTATATCTCCTTTTAATTTATTATTAACTCATTATAAATGTTTTTATAAAACTCCGATAAAACATTCGTTTTATTGTAAAATAGTTGGCTTAACAGAGCCATTTGTGAGCATCGAAATTTGCAAATTCTTATATTACAATCCTATATATCCGTCATCATGTAATCTCTTACAAATCTCCGGGACTTCAATAGTTGCACACTCGTTAAGTATTATTACATCTGCTTCTCTGCATGAAGCTATATATCTTAACTGTTCACTTATCATAGTGTAAAAAGATACTCCTACAATGATAAATTTATCTCCATCTCTAAGTTCATTAACTTTGTCTATTGCAGTTCCATATTCAGGGGCGCTGTCACCATAAAGAACAGGCAATCCGGTTAATTCATTAAAATTGTCAGCATACAACTCGTGTGGCTCGGGCATTCTTCCATGTATAGGAATTACATTCTTTGAACCGGCTTTCTGATGTAGCCCATCTATATTCATTGTAATAACAGGGAAACCATATTTTGCAATAGCAAGATGAGCATCATTAGGCTTTGCCTTGTTGACTACATCACACATTTGCTTTATAGTTTTTCTGTATTCTTCTTTGTGATTTAATGCGAAAGAACGTGTCAACTTATCTCTAAGTCCGTCTTGTTCACTAAAAGTCGGTATACCTGATTCGGCACTTATTCCTGCCCCAGTAAAAAATAAAACCTTTTTCATTTGATTATACTCCCCAAAAATTAAAGCCTAAAGCCTGTGCGTCTCCAAGTTTCTTCATCATATTGGCATCTGAATTTTATTGCTTCAGAAAAATCCTGTAATATCTTAATAAGAATCTCTATTTCTTGTGAATCGTTAAAGTCAATTCTTAATACATTTTCGTGGTCGTTAAAAACATCTATTTGTTGAATTAAACGGTTATATATTACATCTAATCCATGATGTGTTAAACTAATATTTGTAATTTCAGATGTCTTTTCATTTTTGTTAGTAATGCTAGATTTCATTATTTGCCCTCCTTAAAATCCTTAATAAAAATCTCTAGTAAATGAAACACACCCGCATTTCGGGCAACCTAAAAGTAAAATTTTTTCATAAACAGGAGAACCCCAATCAGCTTTTCTTTCTGTATCAGTTCTAAAAGCATAAGTGTCAGGCTCACAGCTTTTAATAATTATGAATGATTCATCACCTTGAATAGTCACTGTTTCAAATTCACCCTTATCATTCTTCCTCCAACAGTCAAATTCTGTTGTATATCCACAGCAAGGGCATTTATGATTTATTGTATTATCACTTGTATTGTTCATTTTTATACCTCCTTTTTAATTACTATTATTGCAATTATATCTCCATCAAAGGACAATTATGCGGTTTTATATAACACTAATTATTCTTTTCCTTTACATATCCATATGGTATTTTTTTTATTTGTAAAAATACACTTTTTCACACGATATGTAAAATTTCCATGTGAAACTTTTGTATAACCACAACCATAAGCAAATTTACAGTTTGTACAGGTTTTAGGGTATTTCTTCATATTTGTTTGAGCTACAATCAAAATTACATCTCCTCTTACGATAAAAAATCTATTTTATTGTAATTCCTTGTTTTATAAATGGCTCTACAAAGCCATTTATAGAGCCATTCAATAAATGCTAAATTGCTATTTAGAATAAATTACACCCTTGATTCTTAAAATCTTCTACCTTTTTGCTCCATTCTTCTTTGCTCATATCTAATTCATTCATCAAACATTTCTTACACTTAAACTCAGTCACATTTCTGCCATGATATTTCATATTCATAGCAAGTACATCATTCTGTCTTACATTTTTGCCACATTCAGAACAGGTTTTATTGAAATACTGTTTGGCTACATTATAATCAGTTATACCTTTATAATTCATCATTTCTCTGATTACTTCATCGGTTGGTTCAGGACGAAGAAGTCCACCATTCCAACACGAATGATATTCTGATAAAGTACAATTAACCTTTTGCCACCTCTGATTCTCCAGAAAGACTTTCTGGAGAATCATGTGCCACCGATTATAAAGTGTAGGATACCAATATTTATCTAGTACCCAAGTGGATTTTGTATAGTACGGGCAACATATGGCACACCCGACCCTTGAATATCCATTTCTGTACTTAGAGTTAATTTCAAGGTTGTTATGTAGAATATATAACCACACATCTAAATCAGACCATTTACGAATAGGATACAAAGCAAACCAATTTGGATTAGACCATTTTGTATTATGCTTTATGAAATCATAACCTGAACGTGTATTGCTTTCATCATTTCGTATTCCCATAATTTGAATAAGTTTATCTACATTGTGATTATTGAAATATTCTACTGAAGCTCCCTCTTTATAAATTGAACAACATCCTCTTGAAAATCTTGTGGGTATATAATTCATTCTCTTAAAGAAATTATATATACCCTCTTTCGGATTAGTCACAATCCAATCTGAGTGAGTTTTTACAATCTTATATGTATCGGCTACGTCACAACTTGTATTATTGAACATGACCTTTATATCAGGCTTAACTTGCTGAACTAAATTTAGCGTAACGGTACTATCTTTACCTGTGCTTGTAGTACACCAAAATTCATAATCAGAATACTTTTTAACTGCATCTCTGATTACATCAAGGCTTTCGTCAATCTTAATTTGCAAATCTGATGCTAATCTCTGATACGCTTCTTCCCAAGTTTCAAAAATATCCTCTCTAAAACTTGATTTTATTGTGCTTTTGAAATCTTTGTGTTCTGTAATGTTTACTGTAAGATCGTCACAAACCCTGTATTTATAGAGTTTATGGAGTTCGCCATCATGAGTAAAACCTTTTATAATTCCATTGTCTAACCAAAATCGTCCTTCTGAAATTGGAATATTAAATCCAAAATCAGACCACATCTTTATTTGTTCCTTAAATATAGGTTGCAAAATGATATCCTTTCTAAATCTCAAAACTTAATATCACAATAAAATCAAGTTTCTATTCTAATGTTATTTTTATCAAAATTCTGACGAAATAAGATCAGAAAGTTCCGGTTTAAAACTGGGCATTAACTGAAGCTTAAATAAATTCTTTGCGTGCATAATATCAATTTTATTCTTGATTACTTCATTATCAATCATACCAGTACGAATATATTCGTCAAGCATATCATAAGTGAAGCCAAAATTTGCTTCATCAGGCTTCCCACACAGCCCATCAGTAGGGGTCTTATTAACTAGCTCCTCGGGGAGACCAAGAACTTTACCTATTTCTCTAACCTCGGTCTTTGTAAGATTAGCCAACGGAGAAAAGTCACCGGCAGAATCACCATAACGAGTAGAATACCCAATCCAATCTTCAGATAGATTGCAAGTATTAGCTACTCTACCATTCATACTCTGAGAAATTGCATAAAGTGTAGACATACGAATACGAGCTGGAAGATTAATTATTGTCTGGTTGCTGATATTAATATCCTTGGGGAACTTATTCTTGATTGCATTAACCGCATTGAGAATATTTACCGTGCAATGTTTAATTTCAAGGTGATTGATGAGCTGTGTTGCGAAATTAATATCAGGCTGTACTCCACAAGGTAACTTTACTCCAAACACTCTATCCTTACCAAGAGCTTCAACGCACAAGGAAGCAACGACTGAACTGTCTACGCCACCAGAAACACCAATTACTGCGTTACACTCTCGCCCATTGATATCAAACCAATCACGAATCCATGTTACAACTTCGTCCTTTGTCTTTTCTGCATTAAACTTATACATAAAATTCTCCTTTACATTCGGTTCATTACATCATAAAACCGAAATAAATATTCATATACATTTTCAGGAACTAATTCTTTTACTTGATTAAATTTTCCTTGCCCACATAGATTTCTCACTAAACTTGATGAGGTATGATTTTCTGGAATTGTAATCTCTGTAAAATGATCTTTATATTTCATTAATCCAGCATCTTCTAATGCCTCAGTTAATTCTTGCCCCTCTCTGACACAGGCTACGAAATGATATTCCTCAACAAACGGTTTCCAATTATACCATGTTGTTAAAGTTTCAATGTTATCCATGCCTAAGCAAATATAATATTCGTTGAACTTATAATTTTTCTCTGCTTCATCACGAATTTGTGTTATTGTATTATAGGTTCTCTGGGGGAAGAAACTTGTTGTTTCAATATCCAATGCCCACATGTTATTTTGCTTACAATTTGGCATAGAGTTGATTAACGAAACCCTACAATAGCCGGGAATTAACGTCTTTTTCTTGGCTACATAAGTATCATGAGCAGGAATGAAATATATAGTATCACCTATTCTTTTTTTAAATTTAACCTTTTTAGCATCTTCAATATACATTATTCATTCCTTTCATTATTACGAATTATATTGAACATTTCATCTACTGAACCAAGCAAGTCATATCTTTTATCCATCGGAGCGGTTGAACTTTTGGCAAACTTCTGTTCAACCATATCCACATAGAATGTTGATGTTCCATCATCACCCATATAGAATTGTTCCCATTCCTCATCAGACGTTAATCTCTTAACATCTAACTGCTCAATAGCAAGGTTATCAAAACTGATAGTGTTAAATCTATCAATTATTTCGGGGAGGACTCCCTTTAGCCAACGCTTACGATTATTCACAATAATGTGGTTTTTGTTAAGATAATCATTGCCCCTACGAAGTTCCTTATATCCAAGAATGAGAATTTTCAAATTATTATTCTGTAAATTCATTAAATCATCTACGGAAAAGACTCCATTGATAACATGAATAACTGCATTCGGATATTTCTTAATGGTTTCGATGAATTTTTGAGTAGGAGAGACCAGACTAACACCCAAACCATAAATCAGATTTTCTTCAACTAATTTTTTGATTAAGTCTTGATTTGTTTCAAAATGTATCTGATTAACAGTCATATTTGCAATGATTTTCTTTTCTTTGAGTTTTTGAAGAAATGGAATTAAATCCGGGTGGCTAAGAGCGTTCCCTCCACCGATAGCAAGTTCCTGATAAGGATGCAAACTATCAATGAACTTCTGATTCATTATATCACCATGTTTACCACTTGTAGAGCTACCTTCATGGCAGTATGGACAATTCATATCACAATAATTTGAAATCTTTACGTCCATATTTTCAGCATATGCTGGGACAAATTCATCGTCATTTGTTTTACGAATTTTTGTACCGTCTGTCATCAGATAAGTCGTGTAATTGCCGTTCTTATATGCTCCAAGTAATTCCATTTCTTCTTCTCCTTATGTATTACCCATCATAGCCACAATAACCAAAAGCAACAACATCTTCGCCCTTTGGGGTAGTATAATATTCAACAAATGTTTCAAAGTCACTTTTATTAAAGCATCTATCAAATGTAAATATTTCGTTATCTGCAAACAAATCAGCAACAAAATCCTCGTTATTCCAATCTTTATTCAAATATGCCATTTCTGACTTCAGTAGTTCGATTATTTCCTCTTTCGTTCCTACAACATCGGGCTTATTATAGCGATGATACATATAAAAATCTGAATTATTTTTCCCATTTTTCAAAATCATCTTTTGAACACATCGTAATAGAGTGGACAGATGATGAATTGGTCTCGAATACATTTCTTCTAATTTGAATTTTCATATTATTCTCCTTATGCTCTTTACAATATGCCACACATTGTCCCATAATCAGGATAATTAGAATATTCTTTTTCAATATTGTCTGTGTTAATCATACCACATCTTTTCATGGATTTATAAATGCAATGCTCATCACCGTCAACAATGACAATATACTTTTTGTTAGAGAGAAATTCCTTCAGAGTGATATTCTCTTTTGCAAGAAAATCACTCAAAATATCCTCTTCTACATAACCATAATAAGTTGTATTACTATCATCTTCATATGAATATTCTGTAGGCAATACAATATCTGTGCAAGCAGGACAAATTTCATGTACTAACTTGACAATATTGTCAAACGTCTCTTTTGCATTGTCATTATACCCACACAAAGAAGCAATGGCGTATTTTACCTTTTTACTGAAATCGCCTAAGCATTGAAAGGGTTCTCTCCCAAAATGCAAATCGTCATCGCTCCAAATTTTCCATACACCATTATCATCAAGATACATTCTTCCAGTCATTTCTTCCTGAGTATAATATTCATTTTCTTTCTTAACGACTAAACTATGCATACTTGACGAATTGGTTTCAAAAACACCTTTGCGAATTTTAATCCTCATAACTGCTTAACTCCTTACAAATTTCATCAATTTTATCAGAAGAAATATGTAATGCTTTAAAAATATCTTCTACTGTACTTTTGTATTCTCCAATTATACTGCCACCACCCCACGGTTTATTTCCTGCAACTCGGCGATTGTTAATAACAACACAATTTCCTTCAACACCATGAAGTATTTCAATTTCTACTCTATCTTCTCTATTCATAATATGCTCCTTCATTCAATCATTCTTATATGTAAATTCCATCGGAATGCCATACTTTTCATTAGCAAGCTTAGCAGCATCATAAGCTTTCTTACGTCTGATTGCTTCCATTCTTACTCTCTTCTTTTCTCTACGCTTCTTATCACGCTCTTCAATCTTCTTTTCTTCAGCAAGAGTCTTTTCTTCAGCAAGACGTTCCTTTTCGAGTTTCTTTGGCAGAATTTCAATCCAATATTCGGCTTCATCATTTATCTTATTCCCACCGGCAATGTGCTTAGCATAACAAGCGTAAAACCCATAATACTTATCAGCCTTATCAACAGGGCAGAGAACTGAAGTTTCAGTGTTATCTCTGAACGAGAGAGTTGTCTTCATATATGTAGTCTTGTTGCCCCTATCATCGTACTTATCAACAGGAGTGTATGTATAATCCACAATATCCATGCGGGGATTAGTATTATTCATCTTATTATCCTTTCTGTTAAGAATTGACTTTAACGATTCTGAATTATAATTCTTGATACCGTTGATTTCTGCTATAAGATCAGCCACATCTTTAGTTAGTTCTCTTGTTGCGGTCAGGGTTACTGTAGGAGAAACACCGGGAGAAAAATCAACTGATACATCATTTCTAAAGTCAAATAAAAAATCGTTCATAAAAATTTATCCTTTCAAAAATTATATTCCATTAGCCATATACTTTATACAGCATAATGATTGTTGTTATCGCAGAAAATCAGGGTGATAACACCCATCATAATTGTCCCAACTGCTACTAACATAATTGTTACCATCCTTTCTTTTCATTGATTTTGAAATTACCGATTATATCAGCAATTCAGAAATACTAGAAATACTTAAAATCATACCCCTTGACTAACACTAAGAACTTTTTATAATTCGTAAATATCACCTCATTTCTAGCAATTTAATATTGTCTAAGGAATTTACTATCCATAGTATAACACTTACAAATGTATTTGTCAAGGGGTTAAGTGAATTATTTATTGAAAAATATTTGATTTTTATTATTTTTCAAATATTTATTTTATAATTATGTTTTATTTATATACTTGGCTCTGATTTATCAAATCTGACTGCTTGGAAGACAGGGAACTGCAAAGAGTAGCTGCCGTCCTTATTTTGAGTTTCTTCCTTATACTTAACTGTAACTATCTTACCAATAATTTCATTAGGATTATTCCAATAATAATTTCTCATTTCATCGGTAAAGCCAGAACCGACCTTTACGATATTATTTTTATACTCACAAAGGATTGAACCAAGAGTGCTTGCATTCTTGCCTGTGCCTCGCTCAATATCAACACACTTTATATCACAATCATAAAAACACTTTACTTTGATTAATTCTTTTGTTCTCTTGCATTTGTATGTGGTGTTTAAGTTCAGAATAACGCCCTCCTTGTCTGTTTCTTCTGCATAATCGAGCCATTTTTGTATCTGCGAATGGTCTGTACCCTCGTACCACATTGGCACAATTCTAAGATTCTCAATATTATTATCTTTAATTTTCTTTGAAATTATATCAGTAAGATACTTCTTGCGCCAACTGTATTTGAATAAGCTCTCACCAGCCATAAACTCATTTTTAGGAAGGCAGTCAAAAATTACATATTCAAGACAAGTTTTGTCTGTGTCTTTACTATTAGCAATTCCTGTACCGATTTGAAAGTTTTCACTGTCTGATTTACCATCTGTGTTCTTTCTGATAAGCTCGCCATCAAATACAAGATCAGGGAGATTGAATTTTTGAATATCGGAAATTATATGGTCAAGCCCTGTATATTCTTTCCCGGAACGTGTAAAAAGTTTATTATTAAAGCTGACACAACGACAACCGTTTAGTTTCTGACTTATGTAAATATATTCATTGCTTTTGAGTTTAACTTTATCAATAGGTGTTCCAAGCTGTACATCAAAAACAGGTACAAATCCTTTGCCATAAACCGAATTTACAGTTTTAGCATCTATGCCAAGTTTCAGCGATTTTGTTATAAGCTGTCTGTAATATTCTCTGTATTCTTCAGGCTGATTTACCAAAAATGCTTGAGCATATGCTATATCTTTATCCGTACCAGTATTATGATTTTCAAGATAAGATTTAATAGTAGTCCATGAGAAACGTTCTGGGTCAAAGTCGTCTGTAACAACCATTGGCGAAACTTTCTTGTCTATCTTTTTAGAACTTATTCCTGTTATCACAAACGGATTTAAGAGCCATTTAAGAGTATCTTGAAATAGAATATTTCTTTCATTGTCCTTCAAAATTTTAACTTTTTCAGTCTTTTTGCTTGTTGATTGCAATTCCTTAAAAATTGCAAAAACTTCTGTCATATCACTCATTATTGTTTACCTTGTCTTCATTGTCTAAAATATCAAGCAAAGAACGCAACATTGTTTTTCTGTCATCAAAAAGAATTTTACGTTCTGTAAGCCTTATGATTTCCTCACGAGCTTTTCTTATCTCTGCATCACAAATAAATATTTCTTTAGAAATTTCTTCTTTAATGTTATTCATATTAGCCTTACTTAACCCCACCATCAAGTTCGTCCATCTCATGGTCATATATATCAAAATCGAAAATAAGATGCTTTCTGCTTGCAATATAATCACACAGATGAACACACTTCTGAATATCAGTCTTAGGACGAGGAAGCACAGTATCAGAATACTTCGATGTAGTCCACTTGCCCATATGAGAGGCTACTGCACTAGCAATAGTATGGATATTTTCACCAAAAATCAAATCGGTTATATTATTAATATTTTCGAGATGATTTATCTTGATATATTCTTCGTACATTTCATAAATGAAATTCTCCATAAGGAGAGGGTGGTCAAAAGCAGTGTGGTCTTCATACATACCACGCTTCAGACCGTCATGCAGAATAAGAGCCGAGGTTACTATATCTCTATCGTTCTGGGTAAAGTCATATATTTCTGCTGTAAAAAGGTCTTGAGCTACTGCAATGGCAGCCTTTGTATGACGGATTAGTCCTCCTGCTCCTAAAGTATAAGACGGATGATACTTGCCACTTGAACTAGCTCCAATGTGTCTAAAGTAATCGGGCAACTTATCAAGAACATAGCCTGTAAAGTTCCTAAGTCTTTCATTCTTGATATAATTAAGTTCTCTTGCAAAAGTTATGGAATTTACCACGTTGGTTGTTAAATTTGCTGTGTTAGCCATTTGTTTTGTTCTCCTTTGAATTATTGTAATTTATCAGCATATTTTTAAGATATGTTTGTTTGTTGTTGACTTCTTTTTTATTTATTGCTGTCCTAATAGCGGAATTAGTAGCAATAAGAATACAATATTTTTTTGCTCTTGTAATTGCTGTGTAGAGTAATTCCGCATTATTCATTATATAACTACTACCATCTAAAGCTACAATCGTTGATTGAAACCCTGATCCCTGAGATTTGTGTGTTGTAATACAATATCCTAATTCAAGATTCTTGAAATTTTCTCTTCCAAACCAAACTTCACCAATACCAATAAAATCAATAGTTATACCGTTTTTAGATATATCTGTTACTGTTCCCATATTACCGTTGAATACTGGGCAAACATTTCCATCTAAGTCAGTACAAGAATAATTATTTTTAATATTTATCACTTTGTCTCCAACTTTAATTCTATACTTTTTGATAGATGATTTATCGGTTGATTTGTTCTTGTTATCAGATAACTTAATTTCAATGAACGTATCATCATCTGATATAGGATTATATATATTTTGAATTTTAGTATTCAGATTATAACAACTCAAATCGCCTCTTGTTTTCATAGCTGATACAACTTGGACTTCATTTATATCTTTGAATTTTTCATATTCCTGTTTGAATTTTTCAATCACATAATCGGATAAATTGCGTTTTTCAGTAGTGATATTTAACTCCATATCTTGTAATTCTCCAATGATTTCTGAACCTTGATATGTATTTGAAAATAATTGTTCTTGATTTGCTATTTTAACAGAGGTGGGAATAATTCCACTATTTAATGCTTGCCTGTGTAGTTTTGTCAATCGCACAGTTGGAACGATACCACTGTTCAACATATCAGCAAACACCTGACAATTGCCAATGGGTGTAAGCTGCTGTACATCACCCATGACAATTACTTTTGCTCCGGTGGGAATTGCCCAAAGTAAATTTCTAAACAAAGAGCCATTTATCATAGTAGCTTCGTCTATTAAAACAATATCAACAGGTAAAGGATTTTCTTTAGAATGAATAAATGAGCCTTTATACCAGCCTAACGCTTTATGTATCGTACTCGCTGGAAGTCCAGTTGCTTCTGTTATTCTTAAAGCTGCTTTGCCAGATAGCGCAACTGCCAGAACAGAATAACCTTCAAACATTTTACAAATTCCATTTGCAGTAGAAGTTTTCCCTACACCGGCTCCACCTGTGATGGCTATAAATCTATTATTTAAACAAGTATAAATAGCATTTTTTTGTTCTTCAGTAAAATCAAAGCCTTGTTCTTTTTCAACTTTAGCAATTATGATTTCCGGATTTGAAACATTAAAGTCTTTTGGTTTATATTTTGCAATTACATTTTCATTATTATTTTTAATATTTTCTTCGCCTGCCATAAGCCTTATAATTTCATCACAAATATCTTTTTCAAGATTATAATATTTTGTAAGACCTATATTTTCTCCGTTTTCAGATATATAAATTTTACCATCATCTATCATTATCTGAGCAGTTTTGTTAATGATTTCTTCAGGCACAAAACCTAAAGTATCATATAACATTCTCATAAGTTCAGAATAATGAAGATAACTTCTACCCAATTCAGCTTGTTCAAATAAAGCATGGATTAAATAACCTTTTATTCTTTGGCAGTCAAATTTATCTACTCCCATTTTAAGAGCAATTTCATCGGCTTTTTTAAAACCTATACCGTCAATAACTACAAGTTCATATGGTGTTTTTCTGATTATATCCAGTGCTTTTTCAGGAGATTTATAGTAATCTGTTATTTTCTTGATAAGATTCCCAGACAGCCCAGATTTACTAAGTTCCACAAAAATTTTACTATAATCTTTAGTATCATCATATGTCCTATATAATCTGTCTACATTAGATTCTGTAATTCCTTTAATCTTACAAAGGGCAGAGGTATCTCTTTTTTCAAGCAAAGAAATTACATCATCATAAGTCCTAAATAAATTATCCACCGTTTTTTCCGGAAGAATCGTGTTAAGTAATTCTTTCTGACTTTCTTTATCTGAGATATTAATTTTTTTACTCATATAAAGAATTTCATATGTATCACCATAAATTTCATGATGGTCAGCTAAGGAAGCAGTTACTTTATACGATGTACCAAATTCAAGAGCAGGAACATTACCTTTAAATTTAATATTATCATTCAAATAACAATTTTCTATTGGTACAATAATCGTACCAGAAAATATAGCGAACTCGCCTGTTTCAACAGAATGAGCATATTTAGGATAAAAAATTCTACTTAATTTTATTTCGCATTTTATTATTGAATCATCATTCACCATATCAATCCTCCACTAATGATTTATTTGACTTTGAATAATCTCTATACAGGATATCATATCCAAGCAAGTATAAATACCGCTTATTATAGTCTGTATCGACGATATTTACTCCGTCTTCATCTTTGCCGATAATTTTAACTCCATATCTATATTCAGATTTATTGACCTGAATAATGTCTCCATCTTGTATAAAGAGAATATCAAACATTTGTTTATCAACTTTAACATTGACGATATTACCTGTACTAAGCTGATAAATTATTAAATTTGGCTTTATTTCATTTCTGCTATTGAGAACATAATAATGATTTTCATTCATTTCTGAATTTACATATCTTAAATTCTCAAATAGTTTTATCTGCATCTCTAGTATTTCAGGCAAATATAAATCTTCATTCGGAATATTATCAAACAGTTCAATTAAAATCTTCTTACTGTCTATAATAAATGTTTTGCCTGTTGTGCTTGGTTCTGAATGTTTATCAATCATGTATTTAATATCACCAAACTTGGTTTCTACCTGTTTTACTGTTAATTTATCCTTTCCATACAGTAAGTTAAACCATTTAATAAAATCAAGTAGATGCTTTGTTTTACCATATTTAGAACAGCAATCGGCAATTATGTAATTAATAAATATCTTATTGCTGATTTTAATAGGCAAGGTCTGTGTACATAATTCCAGAAAATCATAAAAATTATCGGTTTTGAGCATATTATCATACAAAATTTCCGGAATAATATCGTGCTTTTCTTCAGTAACATCAAGAAACTGATTTAATCTATCTGTTGCCATATTGATATAATACTGACGATCAAGCTCTTCAGGAACAGGAGCATCTAAGATATTATCATTATTAATAAAGCAATGGTCAGGAGTATAAGCTATCTTCTCATAAACCTGTTCACCCTTTTCCATTTTCGTTTTATACAGTGCTTTTGCATGAGGATTGGTTGATGCGAATACTCTATGTACTTTTTCTCTAAGATGTTCTCCGTTTTTAACAACGATTTTTGATTTGCCATCTATTGTTTCTGTGACACCTTCTCCATAAACAACGCCCTTATAAAGGCTTGTAAGCTTGACTACTTTTTGAAAATCAATTAATTTATTCGACTTATTTATTGTATCTGCAATAGGAGTCTGATGTACAAAATATTCAATTAAAGCAGTGTTGATTATAGGTAAATCATTATCAATGGGACTGAGTTTTTTGAGATAAGCTCCTTTTGATTTGTAATGTCCGTCTTCGGAGATAATAATATAATTATTTACATCTTTTTGATAAATCTCATTGTAAATATCAAATTCAAGAGAAAGTCGAGTTCTTGTTTCCCATTCATGAGCAACATCTTCAATTATCTTTACTGTCTCCATGTCTTTAACCAGTATATAAATACCATCGGTGTTACTCTGAATTAATTGCCCATAAGGTTCAACTTTTTCGATTAAATCAAGAAGTAAAAGCTGACCTGTAACACAAACATTATTACTCATAAGAGGGTCATAAAGTGGATTATTTTTATCTTTGAGTATCCCATATGTTGAATTGAGTACAATTTTCATTGGTTGCTGACGTTTATCTTTTAACTTTTTAAGTCTAAGTCTTTCATCACGAATTTCTCTATATTTCTGAGGGTTTTTAAGTTTACGACTAAGATAACCATATTCAATCATAATTGATGGATACAGACTGGCAACATCCATGCACAACACTATTCCTTTTGCGTGATAGTTAGGAATAGCACCATGTACTCCACCATACGCAAAAATATGAGGAACACCTGCTATCATACAATCTAATTCACGTTTATGCTGATTTTCAGATGAATAAGTAGCTGTCTTGTAAGCTTTATTTGCAGGATTTTTAAACCAATCGACTACAAACTGATACTTTTCACCCAATTGTAAAGTTGGTGGAATTGTAAATTCAAATTCATCGTCCATTGTGTGCTGTTTTACTGCACCAAGAATATGTGCTGAAAGCTGTGCTTTAGTCTTATTAAACATCTCAAAAGGTAAATTAAACGCTTCAATGAGACTAAACTGAGCATCAAAATCACCGATTTTATAATCGAGAACTGCTAAACACTCCGTTACATCGTGAGTACAATACTTAATTGTTTCTTCGATTTCGGCTTGCGTCAGAGGTCTATCTATTGTAAAATCAACTTCCGACTCCTTAATGTCGTGTCCCATAAAAGCTTCAAGCTGTTTTAAGCTGTGCTGAATATCCGAAACATCATAATTATTAAAAGGAATATCCTTTGCTTTTTTTACAATCTGATAGCCTGATTTACCTTTTACGATCAATTCCTCATTGATAATCGCTGGATTCATATTGCTTAAAATACCTTTAAAGATAAACTGATCGTAATTCCTTGAATTATATCCTACAAAAATAGACTCTTTATTTATGTTATAAAAATTCTTTAAGGCTTGTCTATCATTAACGATTACCGTTCTTTCAAATGTATTCTTATTTACAAATACAACAAGCCAATCGTACTTAAAAACCTCAAAATCATAACCAAAGATATTGTAATCCACTTTATCACTTCCTTAAAATCTGAATTTAGGCTTTTCTTCACAAGGTTTATACATCCATTTTTCCACTATGACCTGCGGGGTTTTCTTTCCGTTATATTCATTAACTGAAAATTTGCCGATTGCTGTAAACTCTACTGTTTCGCCTAGATTTTTTATGTCGTTATATTCTTTTTCAGATGAATGAAATTTGATTAAGTTAATATTATGAAACGATATCTTTATCGTATTTTTTTCTGTTCCAAATAATTCAAATCCGGAATTGGTGTTACTTTTTATTTTAACGGCAAACAAAGGTTCTTCTATGTTTGTCCCCCAAACGTCAGAAAGTGCAAAAATTGACTGAATTACATCTGCTGTGAGTGATTTTTCATCAAAAACTGCGTCCACGGTATAATTTAAGATGTTATCAAAATTTTGCCGAGAAAGATACTCATAAAACTTTGAGATGTTATCCTTTTTAATAATTACTCCACAAGCATTAGGATGCCCCTCTGCCAAATCAAATAATTTCGTCTGTAAGCAGAAATCCTTAATGTCTTTAATATGAGATTTATCAAATCCTCTCGCACTTCCCATAAGAATAGTATTACAATCCCTCAATAAAATACAAGGTTTATTATATATGGAAGTTATTTTATTTGCAATAAGACCTGTAAAAGTTCGTTCAAATGATTTTTCGGCTTTGCAACATATAACAGGATATTTGTTTAATTCAAATTCATCTATTTGTTGTTTTAGGATTTCAGTATAATCATTAGTCAGTTTTTGTTGTTTACGTTTATAACTTTCACACAATCTTCTTGCTTGTTCTTGTATAGAAACTTCAACTTCACCTTTTCCACGAATTTTTATTATTGCTTTTTCAGAGCTGTTAAGAAAAGCTTTAAGCATTACTTCTTTATCTTCGCTTGTACCAAGTCGAATTAATGCGTTGATAAGAGGTGAAATATAAAAACTCATACCTAAAATAGTCGCCTTATTATGTAACAAATAAGCCTGAGATTTAACTAATTCTGATATGAACTTATTATGATTTACCTCGTTCTGTATCTGTTTGATACCTTCAAGAACTAGATATCGTGTCTGTAACTGTGTTAAATCGCACGAATCAGCTATCATTCCGAGAGCTACCAAATCAAGATATTTGTCAACAGTATTACGATTGAATCGTTCATCAACAACCGAGCAGAATTTATAAACTATTCCCACACCAGTCATTGACTTATCTTTTACTCTAGGTGACAGTTGATTATTAACAATTATTCCAAAATCATTAAGATTTTTAAGTTTGAAAATTGATTTTAACCGAGCAGTCTTTTCAGATTCGTCATGATGGTCAAGAACAATGACATCAATGCCAACAGATTTCAATATTTTCAACTGTCTCAAATCATTGCTTCCTGCGTCCGGAACGATAAGCAGATTGGGTTTTTTCTGTTCAATTTCTATCATAGATTTATTATCTAGCCCATGTTCCTTGTTATCATGAATGATATAATCTACTGAAATTAATGGATAGTTTTCTTTTATATACTGTATCATTAAAGAAGCAGATGTTATACCATCACAATCACAATCTTGTAACACTACAACTTTACTGTTATTATTCATATGTTTAAGAAAAACATCAACGGCTAAATCAATATTATCTAACAAATGAACATCTTCCAGACAAGATTTCGTAGGATTTAAAAATAATGGTACATTCTTTATTCCACGATTTTCAAGAATTTTTATAACAGGATTACTTATTCCTATACTTCCTCTTGTTTGATATTCAAAATTCATTTATTTCACCTCATTTCATTCGTAAGATGGAACATATATTTTATTTTTCATAAGTTTCAATAATGTTTCTTTACCTCTATCCGTAGGAGATTGTTTATAATCAAGCAAATTTTCATTATCCCAGAGAACATAAACTGAAAAATATGGAGACAAAGGTTTAATAAATTGCTTAATTATATGATTTTGCCAATCCATAGCTTCTTGTGAATCGGCTGTTTCAAACTGTTTATCAAGGGCAATTATTACTTCTTTTACTCCAAGCATAATTAACATATCTCTTTGATAAGAATGAAATGTACTTCCACACACAGCCAAAGTAAAGTTATCATCTCCAAACATTGTATCTGCCTGCAAAACTGATTTTTCGGCTTCTACGAGCATTACTTTGTGTCTCTTTTTTATAGAGTTTAAATTTTGATTAATACCATAAAAATTATAAGACAAACAATGTTTGTACATTATATCTCCTACTTTAATGGGAGAATATTTTCCATAGCGTTCTTCATCTTCCTCTGTCATCATTCGTCCTCGTATTCCAACTAAACGATTTGTCACATCATAATGGGGAATAATAATTTGTCTTAAATAAGGAGAATATTTAATATTATATTTTTGCATACTCTCTATGGAAATCCCCTCATTAATCCAGCCCTGATAGTATTGATTTTGAAATATATTTAATATTTTGGAGTCATAGCTATCAAGGTCTTTAATACTGACTTGCTTTGATTTGGATTTATCATAATCCTTTATAAAAGACCAATCAGAGATATAACTGTTTCCGAAGCCTCGTCTTTCATCAATATGGCACTGATTTGAAATCCAAGTAATAGCTTCTGGAAGATTATATTTTTTCAGTCTTTTCACTATTTCAATAATATCAAGACTTCCACATTCTGTATAACAGTAAAAAGATTTAGATGATTTGTAGTAATAAAGTTTATGACTTGTACCGCAATGGCAAATAGTATCATATATCATATAATCATCACTATCTGTATATACTGTTCCACCGAGAATTTCCATCAAAGTCTTTATATTTTCAGTAGTTAAAGCTGATTTGAGTTCTTCGGCAGTCATTTATTCACCGCCTTAATTTGGATTCAGAATGTTATCAATGACCTTCACAGCATCAACATCTACTGTTGTATCAAGCATTTCGGCGTTACCAACATCGTTAAATTCAAATTCAATAATCGTTTTTTCAATATCATCTATAAGCTCATAATTATAATTCGTGACAAAACAATCCATCTCTCGCATTGTACCAAGATTGATTTTAGTCCAGATAACAATAGCTTTCCACTTTCCTCCACGATTTTTGAATATCCAATATGCCATATTGGGAACAGTAGGATTAAAGTTTCCTCGTGCTTCAAGTATTGGTTTAAGCTTTTTAAGGTCTTTAGTTGTAACGGGTAATGCAAGCATACCACCGTCAGCTTTTTCAATAATACTCTTTGAACCTTTCAATGCTCCCGAATCCTTATTTATATCATCTTTATATGTATCATTTAGCTGGGTAGATGTTCCTAAGAAAACATCGTACTTATTACAAGCTGATTTCAAAGCTGCACTAAACAGGAACAAAATCTGATCTGTTCTAAGTCGTGTTTTGGTCTTTTCAAAGTAATAAGCATATAGAGAAGGACTGTCATTGATATAATCAAAGAAAACATATTCAATTTTCTGATTTATTATGTATTGTTCTATGGTTTCACAGATAGTATCAATAGTAAAATCAGGTTGATATTCACCATAAAGCAACGATTCCGCAACGATTTCAGCAGATTTTTCAAGAATTGTTTCTTCTTCGGGAGTAATGTTTTTCCATTCTTCTAAACGGTCTTGCTCAATGCCACTTATATGAGCCAACAAGCAGTCTTGAATTTCTTCCTTGGTAAGCTCTGTAGATATGAACAGTACGGGTCTTTTTTCACCAGTAGCAATCCACTCTTTCTTTTGCCAATCATAAATCTTATCACAAGCAATATTTACAGCATCTGCCATACTGGAACGAGACTTACCACCGCCAGAAATAGAACTACGAATAATCATTTTCTTACTTCTCATTCCACGATAAACAGTAGTAAGATACCCACTTTGAAATGGATAACCATATGTATTTGTCTGATTTTTGTATTCAGATATACGATCTGCGATACCATCTCCTGCATGGAATGAATAATTATCTCCAAATGCACTTTTCCAAAGATTCTTAAAATCATTAAATTTAGTGCAAATAGCATTTAATACATCTGTGCTTGTCATGCTATTAAATTTGTCAAGCTTAACATCGTCTTCTTCATCATATAAAAATGAAATATCTAACTTTAATGATTCAACAGCATTTCGTACAATTGAATATTTTCGTACTGTATCTCTATAGAAGCCAGCATTTAATAATTTATCGGCTGATTCTGTAATAGCCTTATCTATGTAATTCCAACCGTCATTATTTTTCCATACTGTTATTGCACTGGGAAATTGAGCAATTTCATTTTCAATTTCTATTGGAGAAATTTTCTGAATGTTACCTTTCTTTGCAATGTTGACTATTGCTCCCCAAATGGTTTTATGAAATGTTTCTGAATAATCATACGCATTTGTTTCATACTTTTCATCAAATACCATTTTGGGATTATTACAATAGCAACCTAAAAGAAGAAACATATTTCTCTTATCTACAAGTCCTTTAACGTCCATATTTAAGTATCACTTCCTTTCACCAATTTATCTAAATCTATAAGATAATTATTGCTTTTTGATTTAGTCTTCAATTTCACAATTCGTTCCTTCTCTTTATAATTCATTGCTTTTTCGCTTAAAAGTTGTTGCTCCAAAAAATATTTATTGGCGTTTTGATACTCGTTTTTTACTTGATAAATACCATATTTGATATTAAATTTATCTCCAAGAATATTTTTTACATACCATAGCGTGTATCCAATTGCGGAGTAGCTAAGATCATAATCCTTTTTATATTTCTTAATTTGTGCAATTATAATTCCCGGAGGTTCATCACAATCAAAATATTCACAAATCATACTGATGAGTATTTTATAATCCTCACTTTCAGATGTTATTAATTTATAACATTGTTCACAATACGATTTATTACTATGTTTAAAAACTTCTTGTCCTTTGATTTCTTTCCCACAAGTTTTACAATGTGATGGTCTACTTATATTATCACCGCCTTGAAATAGACAAAATAGACGGTAGACTTTCCACCTACCGTCCTTTTGTCTATTTATTTAATTATATTTAAATTCCCTTGGATTCCTTAAGATCTTCAAGCTTCATAACCACTACCTGTGCAAGGTCAATCTGGGTAGGAAGAATATCATCAAACATTTTAGCAGAACCATCCTCATTCTGACCAATAGTAGTCTTAAGGATATTCATTGCTTCATTGAGATATCCATTTTCAGCAAGAATTGAACCAAGTTCCATACCTCTTGCCTTTATGTCATCAAAGGAAACCTCATTCTTAATTTCTTCAAGAGCAGGATCTGTTACAAGTTCATTCTTATCATACTTGGTATTGAACAGTTTTTCAAGGTTGCCCTTGATTTCAGAAACATACATCTTATCGGGAAGCCCCCAAGTATCCTTGAGTTCAATATATTCTGGAGTTTTCTTAAATGTAATAAGCCTATCCGCATTTACATTACCCTTTGCCTTGGGGTCAATAGAAACCATACCAACAAGAAAAGCATCATGGAAAATCTGATTCTTTGTAGCTTCATTCAGCTTACACTTATATGTAATTGCTCCAGTCTTAAAATCAACAGTCTTATACGACTGAACAGCAAAATGAACCGGAAGTCCAAGATTTCTGATTTCACCTACAATTCCCATTACACCAGCAAGATACTTCTTACCACGGGAAAAACCAATATCCTCAATTATTTCCGTTTCCTTGTTTGAAGCGATATATCGGCTCGCCATTTCCTCAAACTTATCAGCAGTATCAAATACTACACAAGAAAAACGTTCTCTTGTCTTAGGGTTTTTGAGCTGTGCTGCCACAGAGAGTACATCTGGGATAGAATGTACTCTGACTGCCATTATGTTTTGAATAGTCTTATATCTATCCTCAAACATTACAAATAGAGGGACTTTACCAGCCGGAGCAACAGAACGAAGAAAACGATTAAGAGAATCAGTCTTACCGTCACCAGTTTCGCCCATAAACACAACAGGATATCCACTAAAATCAGTACTAATCTTGTTTTCTTCAAGTGTCATAAGATTAATCATATGTTATTAGTCCTTTCAATATTATAAATTATATTATTTAGAAAATGTCAGATGTATATTACTTTGCAAAAGGATTCTTGGTCTTGGAAGCAAACGGATTAGACGATGTGGTCGCAGACGTTTCAGTAGATGTAGACGATGTAACAGATGAATTACTCTTCTTGCCGTTCTTTACTTCTGCAAGAGTAGCGTTTCTTCTTGAAATAAGCTGAGAACAAATTTCATCTGTAAGTCCCACCGAATAAATATCTTCAGGAATAGAACCACTCGTGATTTCATTTCTTCTGACTGTGTTAGTAAACGTCTTTACTATATCATTACCAAACACCTGCTTTTCAGTCTTTATTGTAGTTTCGGTCTTATTGATTACATTTCCACAAACCTTTGTGAACATTCCCTCTGAATATGTGCTTCTAAACACATCTGCTAAATCGGCTGAAACTGTCATTCTAAGGGGGAACATATCCTTAACCTCATATGTAGCATCCTTATCACTACCAGTCTTAATCTGATTAATTACATTCATAGTAACAATCAGATTTCCGGTCGGCTCGTCCTTAATTAATTCATCCTTAATAGAAGCAATTACACCTGCTACTTCAAAATTAGCTGTAGGAGCAGATGCTTCAAACTTTTCCTTAGTAATTCTATTGATAAAATTAGAAGAAATCGTGTTGATAGTTACAATTTCATTCGTATTCTTAGAAACATAATCATTCACACCAAATGAAGCTGATGTAATTTCTACATAATCGGGATTATCAGGATATTCCTCAAGAGTCTTGAACTCATTCATTACAGTGACAAGCGACTTATAAATCTTGTTTTCCTCTGATGTAAACTGACCATTTGCGTCCTTCTTATATTTATTAGCAAAGAACTTAACAGCGTGTTCTCCCTCATCCGCAGTTCTAATGATTACCTCGCCACGAATACACTCAACACCCTCGCCATATGTAGTTTCTTCGAGAGTGTGCTTCATTAGAATGCCAGCCATTGTTACATTGTTCTCAAACTTCTTCATACTCATAAATTACATTATTCCTTTCAAAAATATTTATTCTTTTTCTGTTTTTAGTTTTTAATCATACATTGTATTAATCCCGTAATCAGCAGCGCACATCTGCTCTATCCTACAACCTCCTGCTGTATCCCAGCCGTCACAGAAATAAACAACATCTGCCGTAGCCAAGAGCGTGATGCTTTCGCCAAGATACCAGAGTGGGGAAGTGTCTGTTGGAACGTCCTTAAAGAACGAATCAATTACTTCGACATCATCTCCAAGTATCTTCTTTGCTCGACTGATAGCATAATTTCTTTCATCAAGTATCTGTTCATCAGCCTTTCCTCTCATTGGCTGAGAAATAAATAATCTCATTGCCATTTTTGCGCGAAATCCTCCTTTTCTACGAAAAACATTTAACTCATGCATCAACAAATGGCTCTATTAAGCCATTTGTTGAACCAATTTTTACAATAAAATCCAAATTTCATCGCAAATTGAATTTTTCGTTATTTTTGACCTTTATCATGTACTTTTTATGTAAATGCCAAGTGGTTATTGCAATTTATACAACAACCACTCAACAGGGAATAGGGTAAAATCTATATAAACAGCGTTTACTGCTGATTGCTTATATGTTCATTGTAATTTTACTAAAATTATATTTTTCACAACTGATTGATTACATTCTTGACTTCTTCAAGAATTTCTTCGGTTGTCCATTTCTTATCACATCGAAATATTCTGTCGGCTTTAGCAGGGTCAATATCATAAGCATGATAATCATTATAATGGTTATAATCCCAGCCAATCCAATAACCATCTCTATGATGCTTATGTTCCAAAGGGAAGAGACCGTCTTCACCTGATGAATAAGTTATGCCACCATGACACTCAATAGGGAAATCATCAAACTTATAAACATCCCTACCATAAAGCCCATGCGCTTTTGGCAATTCAACATAGGCGCAAGGATGCGTACCATAAGATACAATCATATAATGATAGCCATTATATCTGCTCTCGTCAAGTATTTGGCAAGAGTTGTATAGAGTTTCCGATTCTTTTAATGGACGATATACCATTTCTTTCATTGTAATATTCCTTTCTGCTAAATATTTAGCGAATATTAGTGCGTTTTATGTAAGTATCTGTACACCATTCTGAAAAATATCAATTATTTTTGCAATAATGTTATTTTTCCTTGCAATAGCGTAAACATTCCCGGTATAACCTTTATTTGAGTTTATGTATCGAAGCGTAAACTTTGCTCCATTCTTATTCAAGGAAGAAACTTTTAAAGTGGCAGATATATTAGGATTAAATGCTTTATGTATTTCTGTTACATACCCTTGAACTTGCCCACACAATTCTCGATTATTCATCATGTGCTTATCAGAGAAGTAGCTATCCTCGGTATCCGCTAAAGGCGGAATATTAGTCAAGCTATAATAGAGCATTGAAAGTTCTTGAGAGTTCATGTTAAACCTCCTGTGTATTGCTAACGATTTGTTTGTTCCTGAAAATATTTCTCAACTTTTCGATAAAATAAATCTGTCCCTTGCCAGTGACATAAGTTTTTAATCCTGCTTGTTCACCATAAGGAGTTGTATATGTATATTCTCTTAGTTTGAATAAACCCTGTTCTATGTACTTCTGATAGGGTTGGTTCTTATGTCCGGTTGAACTCATCAGATAATCATTATCTCTTAACCACTCAAATAAGCGTGTTCTGCCAATATTGATATTTTCTTTCTTTGCTAACTTCGCAAGCTCGCCAATATCAAGCAGATTAGTTGTATTTGACACATGGTCTGCAAACTCTACGAGAGGTTTGTCTTGTTCAATCTTTTCAGACTGCTTCTGAATTAGTTCATTCTGTTGTCTTACCGTTTCAAGAGTTAATCTGAAAAGTGACTTTGTATTTTCATCTGCAAAGGGAAGATATGTTTCTATGAAATTATTTTCATTTGCGACATAACCACCTGTCTTGCGTATTGTGGGGAGAACTTCCGATGTTATCCAATGCTTGAACTGTTTTGCTGTCGGAAGTTTACTAGAAAGGATAAGACTATAAAGACCAGATTCGTTGATAAGTGCTGTTTTTGTCTGTCCTATAGGCACATTCCCATTTTGGGAATCTGCTATATTCAGCATTTCAAAACGTTTATCTTCCTCATCAACATGAGCACAAACCGCCTTGCTTGCGTTAGAATATCCAAGTTTATCAGCCATATCTTTGCCAACAAACCATGGTTCTCCATCAATTTTTAATGTTCTGATTTCTCCGAAATCTTTATTGCTAAAGATTTGAATACTTGTATTTGCTTCTGACATTTTAACCACCTTTCACTGTGATATTTTACATTCACATTTTACCAATTTGTTTTATCTGAAAATTATTCCTTTGGCGATTTCAAGGTTTTTCTTCACAATGAAAATTCAGACCAAAGGAACACAGTATTAACAGATTTTGTTTTACAGAACCACTACCCAACTGCAAAACCGTCATACCCGATGTATGACTTCCAAGCATATGAAAGGAGCGAAACGGAGGTATATGAATGGCAAGATTCATATATTCGATATGTAGTCAGCAAATACTCTATGCTCACTTGAACATTTGCTTTTATTTGGTGATGGGTAGGGAAATCGAATCCCTGTCTTCGCCGTGAAAGGGCGATGTCTTAACCTCTTGACCAACCCACCGTACATAGCAGGGAATAGGTATTTCACCTATTCGAGATGTCCCTCTATAGCTGTACAACCATATCAGATAAACGGGATTTCTCACCCTAATTGACCATCTTTTTAATATTGTTTGACACCCTTATAGTGGGCTCAGCTTTTCCGGTCGCTTAGTCTTACAATATTCCTTTTGATTGGATACCTGCTATTTGGTGCTGATGACGAGATTTGAACTCGTATGCTTAAAGCGAAGGATTTTAAATCCTTTGTGTATACCAATTCCACCACATCAGCATTTTTGTTTCCCTTAAACCTGACTAAAATCTAAGGGAAACAAAGGAATATAAATGATAAATATTTGCCCTTTCGGACTGGTGTCACAGGTGAGATTTGAACTCACACGCATTTCTGCAACAGTTTTTGAGACTGTCTCGTATACCGATTCCGACACTGTGACATATATAAAATCGCCATTATACTAGCCTTGAGGTTCATTCAGTGCCACATTACATACACACAAACCTTTTATCAAGGATTTTATACTAGATAAACATTATTGATCATACTGAATATTCTTTGAACAGATACTGTTTAACGACTATTTGTTATTATTTACTGATTAAGCGTTACTCTTTTCATCAAATTAAATCCAAACAATTCTAAATTTTAAGATTTCAAGTCTCAAAACCAGCATTATAATCATCTTTTACATTTGACGATAATATGTAATTTGCTTTTCAGCATTTTCTATACTATTACTCTGTATAGGGGAGATGTAATCTTTAGAATTTTCAGTATAATGGCGATTTATTTTATTTTAAAAAACCTTCAAGTCTTAATACTCGATTTCGATGAGTGTATTTGCGTTTGAAACTGCAAGGACACTATCTACTTCCGAAGTAAATGCCGAAATCATTTCCTCAAGTTCCTTGATTTTATCAGAAAGTTTAAGAGGGTCAACAATTTCAGTCTTGTGGCTGTCGTAATAAGACTTGCGAAGATTTTCCATTTCCTTTAACGCTTCTGCTGTCAGGGTGGTCTTATCAGAATTAGTACCATTCTTAGCGTAATCGGTAGCAGCCATATCAGCCTTTGCATTTTCAGTTTCCATCTTGTTTACTGCATTTGCATACTGGCTACGAAGATTTCTAAGCAAATCCTTATAGTAATCCATTCCCCAGTTCTTCATTTCAATGGCTTCAGCAACGACATAATCCTTACCGTTGATTGTAACTGAAGTAGAGGAATTAGACTTGCTTACTGCTCTCTTGATGGCATTTCTGCGATTGATAAGTGTATTGACACTATCATAATCACTCTGAACATTAGTCTTAAACTCATCAACAGTCTTTCCGAGAATCGTCTTACTGCCAGACTTCATTGTTCCACAAAAAGTGCAATTAGAAATCTTGTCTGAAATTCTATCATTGAGAATTTTCAATTCTGATAACGCCTTATGTAAATTCATTGTTTCCTTAATCATATAACTGCCTTTCTACTATGTAATAATTATTGTGTCCTTTGTTCCAATCAGCTATCTGTGTTTTACTTCACATCAGATATTCCCAGCAAACACCACAAGGAGGTTTGAAACTTGTTTGCCACTTTCCTCGCCACTATCTCCCGACAGGAGCGAGGTTTACACCATAAACACTAAACAGAAAGGAGTGCGCTAACTAGCACTTATGGAATGGTTATTGGATTGGGTGACTGGATTTGAACCAGTGGAATGAGGGAGTCAAAGTCCCTTGCCTTACCGCTTGGCGACACCCAAATATATAAAGAGCTTAACGCACTCTTTGTGTTGAAGTTATCTCTGCGTTGTTCTTAGTAATCTTTTATTCCAAACAAAAAGGTACGCACCGAGGGTGTTAGTACGAGCCAGTACTTGTACAAGTTTGAAAGCAGTATCTTTACTAGCAGACAACTGAGGAACACTAAGAACCACTGGGGCAGACTGTACGAATCGGACGTACAACATCAATCTACGATTGTGTAACCCTTTGTCTGCATATTAGCTAGGTGTAGAGGCACCAGCCGCTTTCTACGTGTCCGGCAGTTGCTAAACGTGTCAATTCACACATCCATGACACAACCCTCACGGTTTGCAACAAGTTACCTTGTAGCTCACCTAGCTTTTGGTGTACCCGGTGGAACTCGAATCCACGACACTTCGATTAAAAGTCGAATGCTCTACCAACTGAGCTACGGATACATATCTTGCCTTATCATTCGTTAATATTTTGGTTTTGCGCTGTTTTTATATTGTGTAACGAATGATAAAATTTTAAAATTCAAACGGTCGAAACCGTCTGAATTTTTATGTAGGCTCATTCCAAAGCTGTTTGATTGATTTCGGAATTAACCTTGTGTATATATAATACACTATTTTTTAGAATTTGTCAATAGGGTTTTTCAAATTATTTTATTTTTTTGTTTTTCTTAATTTTCTTCCACCATTGACATTGCCATTATTCAAAAAATCTTCCTGCTGTAAACAATAACGTTCCCAATCATATTTTAAGGTCAAAGCCTGCAATAAAGTTGTAACAGCATAAGAACTACCAAAATCGAAAAATAACCCTATGCTTTCGTAATTATTCCAATCCAATGCCTTAGAACCTAAAACATTAAACCTTTCCCAAGCATTATATAGTTTGCCTGACCGCCATAAATGGGCAATAGAAAAACCAGCGTTATTTATCAATCGGATAAGAGACTCTTCCTTATAAGAACCTCTCCTTTGACACAAAAACACATTGCCCTCTCGATTGTATTCTACCCATTGCAGATGGTCTGAACGTCCATTCTCCCACCAATAACCAGAGGCATCATAATATTTCTCAAAATATTCTTTGACCACTTCAGGAATTTTAGCAGTCTTATCATTAAATAAAACAATTCCTTTAGAAATATTAATATCAGACCGTTTAATCTGTATAATTTCTGATGGATTAAACCCCATCCAGATTAAATATACGCCCAATTCGACAGGAGTTAAGACATCGTATCCATAAAGAGTGAGTATGGAAGTTCCTATTTTAGATTTTCGATAATCATTAAATGCGTTTCTGACTTGCTCAACATTAAGGAAATAATTAGTCCCCCCACATTGTTTAGCGTTTTCCAGATTATGAACAACGTTTTCTGGGTAATTATTGCCTAATAAAAACTGCTTAATTCTTCTTTTAACAGGAGAGATATTATTTGTAGCAACATTCATCTTTTGGAAACAAGACTCCCAATCAGGGACTGTATATCGGCACAAAGGCAAATCAAAATCCATTAAATAATCTTCAAAGGGATATAAAAAGGATTCAAGGGATTTGTTTGCTTCAATCCATGATTTATAATTGCTTATGTCTTGCTCATGAGAATATTCACTTAATAGCACGGAGATACCTCCTTATCACAACCACCTTTGAACATATCAAGGATTTTGCCCAGTCCGATAGAAACAGCCAAGGCTATATCTACTTTATGCATTTCAGCTTCAGTAGTACTAGTAACATATTCCTTTAATCGACTTTTGTCAATCGTTGTCTGCTGTTCGCAAAGGCAAACACTTTTGGTTCTCGCTGTGATTACAGTATGAGTGGGGAGAGGCTTCTTTTCTTTTGTAGTTAAAGGAGCTACTATTACAGTAGGACTATATTTGTTCCCAATATCATTCTGGATTACAAGAACCGGACGAATGCCACCCTGAACGTGACCGTCATCATAAGGCAGGTCTGCATAATAAATGTCACCTCTCTTGATTTCACGAGTAAAAGTATCACACTTCTTAAACATATAAATTCCTCCTTGCTTGTGTGTTACCTTAGTTTGCAACGCAATATTGTATAACGAATTTCTAATTTTGATTATAACACACTACAGTTATTTTGTCAAGAGGGGAGACACTATTTTTTTTAAATTTATTTTCTATCCGGTAAAGGACACCCCTCTTCAATGTCCCATACTCCGACCTCATACTCTCCCGGATTGTCAGTCTTGCGAATAAACATAGTCTTTGTGATTTCTGAATACTTGTCCATACGCAAAGCATATCTGATTGTATCAATCAATCCCGATTTATGTTTCTTGGCTCTGAAAAAATCTATAACGAAATATTCTTTACCATCAATATTTTTTGACCATATCTCGTCTATAAATTCTTTCCGACCATATCCAAGAATATCTTTAGGAACGATATCCACAGTTTGAAAAGTTTTTGCTCTGTGTTCATTCCACAACCCTTTTATGTAGATTTCGCCATCTTCCCGGATTATCTTTACTACATCTGGTTCAGGATATTCGAGGTCTTTTAAGACATGCACCGTCCCACCAGGTATTCGGTTATGAGTTAATGACGGATATTCTGTAAAAAAGTCACGGTATATCCGCACATTATCGCCTGAATCAAGAACCTTTCCTATACACAAATCCTCGTATTCATCATCACTGTCATTGAACTTGGTCACGATATCATAGCCGTTATACTGCTTGAGAAAATTGCTTAGTTCTAACGTCATGTCATGCATATCCCACATCTTGATTTGCTCCGGAGACAAATTCGTTCCGTAAATCTTGGTAAACCTTGGGTCATTCAACCTCTCTGCGATTTTGCTTTGAAACCTTTTAACCATTGGAATCGTCCTTTCTGTTGATATAATTACCTATTGTGTCATGACCGTTATGGTATATTCCAATCCGATGACCACAATATATAGTGCTTGAAATTCCTTGTGTTCATAGTATATCACTTATTAGAACGTTTGTCAAGAGGCAAATTCATAAAAATAATATTTATGAACAAATCTATATATTGTGTATCACTTTTGGAGCAGATTTCTACCTCCGATAATGTAATGCTTCTAAAAGCTGTATCTCATCGGCGATAGAGTTATTACTTGCAACAAAGCAGTTAATTAATGTATCTTTCGGCATTCTGTTCTTAAAAGAAGTGATTACTCTAGCTCCGTCAATAACATAATATCGACCATTCCTGTGCGAAAGGACAATAGTCTGACCTAAATGCTTATTAGATATCTTGCAATAGGGGAATGCAGAGTTATTGGGTATTCTATGCTTGTATTCAGGAATTTCGATTTCTCCCAGAGGAATATCTCTATCTCGGAATACAGTATAATCAATAATTTCCTGGGCTTTGCTTTTAACCATTCCCATAGTTGTATTTCACGCCTTTCTGTACTTAGATAACTTCCGAATAAACCTGACTGTAATAACTACCATAACGCATAGAACGGCATTCAGCAAATCCATTCCGTTGATGGAGTAGTCATATCCCTTGCAAGTCATAATAACTGTCCTGAATGTAATTCCGATATAGATAGCTACAATGTAGGGAAGTACTCTAATTAAGGTAATCCATAAATCGTTTATGATCGGGTGAGCAGTTGCAAAGTTTGCCTCCTTTCTATCGGTTCTCTGAATATTGTGCCTTGTCTGAGTCTGTACTATAGTCATTTTATTATCCTTTCTGCCTTTGCATTGTATTTCGTCTTGTATTATGAATTAGTCTTTACCACCGTAAACGGTAGCATGGTTATTCCAAGTTCCTTTGCAACCAGATAGCGTATGTATCCGTCTGTAATTTTTACAACACCATTCTTATCAATCTTTATACCAACAGGGCTGTCAATAGTATGTCCTCCGAGGAGATTACACTGCTTTTTAACCCATTCCATTTTTGTGGGATTAGGCTTTGTGCAATGTTCTGACGGTGGAGTAATAACATTAAAGTCAATAACTCCGATAGGCTTCTTGCTGAGATAATAATTGAACTTGCTACGAGTATACGGTACTACAATAGCCTTGATTTCAGATATTCCCTGATTCAGAGCTATCATATATGTTTTCCATCCAGTTACAAGTGTATACTCTGCACCGTCTTCTCTTGGAACAGGTAAAGGCTTAACTAGAATAATGGCGTTATCGTCAATTTCTCCGGTGATAGTCTTACCCTTTTCAATGTCCTTAACATGGACGTTTGATGTGAGGGTAATCTTGCTCATAGGGATAGTTATAGCTGTACTACGGTTGAGATTTATGAATGTGTCAAGTTTCATTGTATGTCCTCCATATGTTATTGTGCTTCTATTCCATTGGCATAATATTCATTTAGAAGATATAATAATTTTACTTCGTCTTCATAAGATGTGAGATCAATAGAAAAACATTTAACCTTACCTGCATATCCTATTTCCTTTAAGGCTTCGTATTTAACTACTCCATCAATAACATAATAGTTATTATCTCTATGAGCAACTATTAATGGTGCGCTAAGGCAAAAATCTTTTTTGTTCTTAATAAAATCAACCATGCGCGAATCAGGCTTACGTTGATATGCATAGTTTACAATTAAATCAGGCAACGGAATTTCCTTAATGAGATTGTTATCTTGTGTAAATTTATTACAAGTCATAATATATTCCTCCATTAATTAAAAATTAAACTTATATTCCAACGGTGTTGCTCCCTTACCCTTATTATAATAGTTATTCACCATGATACGAGCAATTTTAGCTTCCGTCTTTGCAGTTGTAATACGGTCAGACTTAGCCATTCTGATGAGGTCGGCAGGATTTACCTTAGATAGCTTCTTGATAAACTTATTATCATCAAGTTCTCTGCTGTACAGATTAAGAATATATCCAACTGCCTTAATCATTTCCTGCCTGAATGCTGCGTATGCGCCGTCCCATGTATCATTAAGAAGTCTGATAAGACGGTCAGTCTTTTCTTCACCGATCTTATTGTATGTAACCACAAGAGCCTTAATAGCGGTTATTCTGCTGTCGGCAGTTGCTCTCTTATCTTCGGTAATGCCAAGTTCAACGCCATTCTTCTTGCACAGATTAGCAAGAGTTGTCAATGGTTTCAACTTCTTCATCGGTATTCACCTCAACCTTTGTGATATTATAATCTGCTATGTAATCCGTCATAGCATTAAGGATAACGCCACGCCGGTCACTTACGCTTCCATAGGAATACTGCTTTGCTCCAGAGCCGGACTTTGTGGCAGCATACTCGTTATATTCTATCCTTGCACTTGAATGCAGGAAATGTAAAAGGAAGTCTGTGAACTGCTCATCTGTCCCTTCCCATTGGTCAAGAGCATCAATGATATGAGGAATATTGCAGGCATTAAAGAACTCAATATCTTCCTCAACAAACTTTGAACTGCCTGTGATGTCGTTCAGACGGTCAAATAACTGACCAATCCTCTTAACGCTATACTCGTTTGCCTTGATATCAAATTCTTCTGCAAAATTGTTCATTTCAGTTGCGGAAAGGTCACAGTCACAACCCATCATAATCATCATGGTTCTGGTAATGCAACCGAGGATACTATCATTCTTAGCATTACAGCCGTCTATATTATCCCAAATAGCATTCTCGCAGATAGGCTGGAGATACTTCATTGTGTTTGTTCCGAATGCAAGTCTTAACTTCTGATTGGGCTTGAAAGATACTCCGTTGTTAATATTATAGATAATACCATCAAGCTCATCATCAGTGAAGCCCACATACTCGTAAAGGGTAATATCATAGTCGAGAATTTTTCTCTGGAGGGCAGGGGGGAGCTGTTTGAATTTCTTTCCGGCAAGTTCAACCTCATAAGCAATCGTTTCTCCGTTTTCAGAACGGCACACGCACTTTAACGGCTTTGTATTCTTGCTTAACGAATATTCATTATTTACATATCCACACATAGCTGTTGTTCTCTGTAAACCATCAAGCAATGATTTCGTCAAATACATTGCTTCATGTATTCTTTCGCCTGTATAAAGAATAGCACCGATAGGACGATTCTGAAGAATGGATACGATAAGTTCACTTTTCTTCTTTGTTGTCCATTGACTGTCGAGTCTCTGAACAAGAGCATCACGGCAAAACTCTCCCTTTAACACTTTGTCCACATACACTTCGAGAGGCATTGCCTTATGATTGACTCTGCCGTCTGATACATCAGTATCAAGAATAACATAGGTTTTCCCACATACCTCAACAAGATTATCCGGTTCTTTCTTCTTTCTAGCCATAATCGTATTCCTTTCTATGAATTATCCATTAAACTGAAACTTGCCGTTATAATAGTCCTCAATGAACATTTCAAGGACTTCAAGTCCAAGATTGAGATTGAGCCATTGAACTTTGAGCTTCCGTGGGTCAACTCTCATATAATACTCGACTGTTGTTCTTACGTCAGCGTGGTTGAGAGCCTTGCTTGCTATCATAGGATTTCTTTCATCAGCCCAGTTCCGTGAGATAAACTCTGCGAAAGTCTTTCTCATACAATGGCTGGAATAATGACCCTCAATACCTAACCTTTTTGCTTCCTGAATGATTATCCGGCTGATAGAGCCTACCCAATAAGGACACGCTTGTCTTTCTGTCCCGTCAGACTTATATCTTTCTCCGGTTGATACGATTTTCTTAACCTCGCCGTCATTATCGTATTCTATGTGATCAAGGTATGACGTTCTGTTACCCTCGCCAACAAAGAGATAATTCTCTGGGGTCAGATGATTGACCTCTATCAGAAAACGTATTGCCGTTTTGACTGCTTTATTAAAATAGACTACTCTGGATTTATCTGTCTTATCCTCACTAAGATTGAGTTCATCAACGATATTTCCATTCTCGTCTAGTACGTCTTTTACTCTTAATGAAAGACCATCACCGGCTCTATATCCTGTATTGATTACAAAGATGAATGCACATGCCTTTGTGAAATTTCTCTTGCTTGATGATTTACAGTTCATAAGAAGAGAATACACAATATTGTCTATATCGTCCTTGTTCATGAAAGCGTCTGCACTGTGGTCTTCCGAATGAACGGAAACTCTTGCGATAAGATTTCTCCTAGGGCTTTTGGGCTTTGCTATTGGAGCAACCTTAATCTCTGACTTAGCAACAGGGAGGGGGAGTGCCTTCGGAATTTCTTCCTCTGCGAGATTTGTGGTGTTAGCTCTCGGTACAAACCTTATAGATGAACGCATGAGTTTCAGTCCTTTCTATATTCATTACTATTTGCTAATAATTATTCCAGTGATTTCATAAAATATATTACTATCAAAGTTGGGCAGTTTCATTACTTCCTGTCTCTCATTCTCAGATAGATTTTCCCACATCATTTTACAAGCTGTTTTAAAATCTACAGTTTTCAAATATCCACCTGTTGTTTCATATTTCGGATTAGACTTTTTCTCGTCATCCGACATATTGACTGAATATATCCACCACGAGTTTTCAAAATTCCAATTAAGAATCTGAATGCCCTTTAATGAATGTATTTCATCTCTTGACATTGATGTTGGTTTATTGAATAAAAAAATATTCTGTTCAACACTGTTAAAAAAACCTGTGCTATAATTGGTGCTGTTCCAGTCACCTGTGTTCCAGTCACCTGTGTTACGGCTACCTGTGTTCCAGTCACCTGTGTTACGGCTACCTGTGTTCCAGTCACCTGTGTTACGGCTACCTGTGTTACAGTCACCTGTGTTACGGCTACCTGTGTTACGGCTACCTGTGTTACAGTCACCTGTGTTACGGCTACCTGTGTTCCAGCCACCTGTGTTACGGCTACCTGTGTTACGGCTACCTGTGTTCCAGTCACCTGTGTTACCCAGTCCTGTACAATTTTTGCCGTCATTAACAATTGTAAGCAATTCTGACCATTCAATCTCACGGATAATTTTAATCTTATCCGTTACTGATTTATCTTCCTGTGTTTCCACAAGACCGAGAGCTTCAACCTCCGCAACTTTATTTTGGCTGTTAAAATTATAATAGTTAAAACAGTCGCTTGCTTTCTGACAAAAATGGAATCCCGCCCCGCACATTTCAATGTTCCCATTATGTACAAAAGTTTCTCCTACCTTATACTGAAAACCTCTGCACGTCCAATCGGGATTGAACACCTTAAAACCTTTAATACTCATAATATTTACCTTTTTATCCTTTCTATCTTGACAAATGATGTCTGATTGTGGTATAATAAGCTAATAAGATTTACCATTTCTTTTGGATTTGGTTTCTTGCTTGTTTGCTATGTTTAGATTATATCACTTGCAAGTGAACTTGTCAATAGCAAATTTCGTTTTGAAATGAACTTTTACATATTCTACAAAAATACACACCTATTTTTGTACAGAATTAATAACATAATTAAGAGGTGTAATCATGACAGAGCGTTCTAATTTTGGTGAAATTATAAAAAAGACTCTTGATGATATGAGTTTACAACAAAACGACCTTGCTGAACGTATGGGGAAAAGAAAGAACTATGTAAGTGCATTGCTTCGCACAGATAACCCCTCAACTAGCACATTGATATCTGTAGCCGATGCCCTAGACTGTTCTGTAGACTATCTGCTAGGCAGGACAGACAACCCTCAATCACACACAGACAAAGAAATTCTAAGTTCTGATGAACAAAATTTACTTGAAATATATCGCAATTTTAACGACGAGGGAAAAGTTGCCTTAAAAACGCAAGCAGATATTTTGTCTACTGTGCCATTGTACACCAAAGAAAACCAAATGAATTGACGGAGGATGTTATGAGAGACCTTTATGAAATCGGAACAATGGAATTTAAAGACCTTAAAAAATATATAGAGCTACCGTCTTTTCAACGAAGTGTTGTTTGGTCAATTGAGAAAAAGGAAGAATTTATTGATACCGTGCTAAAAGGTTTCCCTTTTGGTTCTCTTTTATTATATAAAAGTAGCCCATCCTCTTACTTATTAGTTGATGGACTACAAAGATTTACGACTTTAGATGATTTCTCGAAAAATCCATTCAAGTATATAAAAAACTATGAAGATGAATTTAAGGAATATTTCGACAAGATTATTGGTACATTAGCACCTGCTGTAACTACAAATTTTACAATTGTTAAAACAGAAATAACAGAATCTATTAAAGCTAATTTAACAAAAGAAAACAAAACTACTTGTATTGTTAATCGGGTAATATCTGATGTGTCAGTGTTGAATGTGTCAGTGTTGAAGGAGAAATATACAGAATGTTACGGTATTCTTTCTGAACTTATTGAAAGCATAAAAGATAAATATCAAATTCTTAATAAGAAAATCCCCTATGTATGTTATTCAGGGGATGAAGATTGTCTGCCCCAAATTTTTGAAAGGCTAAACGCAAACGGTACAGTATTAAGCAAATATGAAATTTATGCTGCCAAATGGAGTCATATCATTTTCAATTACAATGATCCGTCTATTCTCAAATTGGTAGATGAAAAGTATCAGAAAATGGTAGAAGATACAGGGGTAGAAATACAGAACTATCAAGACGGTCAAGTAATGAGAGAACAAAAAGTAAATCTTTTTGAATTTTGCTTTGCATTTGGTCGCCTTATTTATAAAGATAATCCTTACATAATTTTCAAAAAACAGAAATTCTCCACATCTGATGTAGCTTCAATCGGATTTTCTTTATTATCAGTAATTCTTACTAAAACTACCAGCAGCCTTAGCACAGTTGCAAACTGCTTCGCTGACATGAGTGCTGATAAAATTAAAAACTTGATTAAGCTGAAGGAACTTATTTTGACTTGCCTTGCCCATATAAGTAAGATTTTATGTAAATACATCATGTTCCCCGATAATAAAAATTCTATAACAAAATATATAGAACATCAGATTTTGTGTATTGTTGGGACATATTTTAACATGAAATATTCTGTTTCTACAAAAGACTTTAGTATCACTGAAAAAACAGGGATGAAGAAGCTTGAAACAGCGTTTGAAAAGAATATGCCCATGCGCTATTTATATGAAATCCTGTCAGGCTATTGGAGTGGAAGTGGAGACACCAAGATTGCTGACGAATTATCTAAAGATATATCCGACAATCGTTATTTAACTCCGATCCCTCTTTCTACATGGGAAAGGTTTCTTCATGATTGGATGCTTGAGCAAACTCAAAAATCAATGAAAAATACCCCAACAGAAAATAAATTATTCTTATGTTTTTTACTTAGAATGCGCAAATCTAACGACAATTATATTAATAGTAAACCACTTAATGTTGAATTAGTAATCTCTAAAAGCCGTTTTACTCAACAAATGAAAACCAGCAAGGGGATTTGTGCCATAGGGAATTTATGCGTTCTTCCACAATTTGAGGTACATAGCAAGCAGGAATATACTCTGTATGAAGCTGTAAAGAATCGGTCGTTAGTGTTTGATATTAATGATTCTGTTATTAATGATTTTCTTTATCCTGAGGAATCTGAATTATTATTTTTAGATTCTGACTTCACCGAAGAAAAATATCTGTCGTTTTTAAAGAATAGACATGATTTTTTAATCAATAGATTCAAAGAGACTTTGCGTGGTAATGTGTAAGTAAACAAAGACCCTCGGAGCTACATTAAGTAGCTCCGAGGGTAAATAAATATTAACAGAAAGGTAAGGTATTTTATTATGTCAAAAGGCATCGCAGCCCAGCTCAAATCTATCGAGAAAGAAATTCAACGCAAATCTGACAAGTATCAAGAACAATTGAACAAAGCTCCTAAAGAAAAATGGTTTACAAAAGAGTTTATGCACAGTGTTCATCTTTCTGAAACAATAAAGCAGTTCTTTGATAAAGCAAATGTTGATATTTCTCATATTGATAACTTGTCTGATGAGGAAAAATCAAAGTTAAAAGCCAAACTTCCTGTTAAATTCAAAACATGGGATGATTTTCTTAAAGAAGCGTTTGCATTTAATGTAAAACAATTCTTATCCAATCTTTAATTGAACAGGGAACACGGGAATTTCACCATTTTCTATTCTAGTTTCCCAATCAAACATATCTGCGCTAAGGACGGTATCTGTTGTAAGAGAGCCGTCCTTAATCTTTTCTTCGATAAATGCTTTTGTTTTATCTATATCTAAAAAAACATTGATATGAAATAAATTATTATCCATTTTATCACCTCTTTTCTATTTTAGTATGTATCTGGTACAATATAATTATACTACAAAATTTTGATTTTGTCAAGATGTTGTATAAAACGCTGTGATTGAATTGCAAGCAACACAATATCTTGCTAATGTAAATACAAAATTTCTTAAATACTGGCAGAAGGGCAGAGAAATCATAAGTCCAAATGCAAAAGAAAGAGGATTACTTTATGGTAGTCCTCTTTTATTATTATAAATAACATTTATAAAATTAATATTGACAATCAGCACGATTTATGTTATAATATGTCATATAAAACATTTGGTTAAATTCGGAGGTATATTATGAGAGCAAACACAAAGTACATCAAACAATGCGTTGCAATGTCCTTAATCCTTTCATCAGTTCTGTTATCTGGCTGTGCAAGCAAGATAGATGAAGTATCACAAAAGATGATGGACGATATCAACGCTATCGGAACGGTAGAAATCTCTGATGAAGAAGCTATTGAAAAGGCTGAAAATTTATATGCCACTCTTACCGATAAGCAAAAGGAGCAGGTCAATAACTATGCTGATTTGCTCAATGCCAGAGATGAATTAGATAAGTTACTTGAAGAAAAGGCTAAAAAAGATGCCGAGGAAGCAGAACGTCTTGCGGAAGAAGAACGTAAAGCCGAAGAAGAAAGATTAGAAAAAGAAAGACAAGAAAAACTTGCGTCTTATACACCCGAAGTGAAATATTGCGCCAGAGCCATTATTACTGTCAAGCGGGCATTAAAGAATCCTGATTCAATGGTTGTCCACAGCTTTTACTATGGTAAAACAGATAATGGGGAATCCGTAAATTTAGATGTTACTTCTGAAAATGGGTTTGGAGGTTCTAATAGAGACACTTTGTTTGTAACCGACAATGTTGATAAATGGGGGTTAGAAATTGTTACAACCGAGACGGGAATGGGAGTAATGAAAGATAATACTATAGTCGATAGTGAAATGACAAGATTATTAGATGAATATGATGATGTAGATAATGCTACCGTTCTCCAACTTGTCGATGAATATGAAGAAACTAAAGACATTTCTCTTATTTATTAATTATTTTCCATAATAATTTTACCCTATTCGTTACGAATAGGGTAATTTCTTTCTTAGTGAGCCATATTTTTCTACAAATCGACCTATAAATCCTACGATGAAACACTCATTTCATGACATCTCTTCAGCTATTTTGTTAGCCATATGATACAAGTAAACACAGCATTACTTAATAGTGATGCTGTGTTATTTTTATGCCTGTTTACTGCTTGCTAAGAAACTCATCAATACTATTCTTGATAATATTCATTCTGGTTAAAATTTCATTCTTTGTTGTAGAATGGTTACTGTTATATTCTTCAGGTATGCTCCAGAAGAAATAATCCAACCAATCGGCAAGTTTTTCGGAATTGTCAAATTCATTTACATAACGAAGATAGCTTGTGAAATTGGTTATGTTGAACATCATCTTTGCAACAGCAGAGCCTTTATCATTGAGGATGTTATATGCTCCGAGCAGTTTGTCATAAATGCCGTTGATTTCTTCCTGCTTTTCCTCGGAAATTTCGAGGTTTTCGATTATCTCATTGATGTGCTTGCCGGAGAACTTAGGTTCTTCCTCGTACAGAGCAATATATGTCTTTGCAATGATTTCATGATACTTTTTCTGGTTGAACTTGTTTGCTGTAAGCATTGCCTTAAAGATTCCATGCTTTGATAATGCTTCAAAATCGTCCATGTCGGAACGTCTTATTCTTGCCACATCAAACGGGGTCATCTGCTCACCAGAATTGATTCTAAGCATGATGAAACGCATTATTTCTTCCGAAGCATTATCTGCTATCAGAACGTTCATGGAAGCCCCTCTGAGCTTCTCTTTAAGTTCCTCAGGTAACTGACTAAACTTGCAGCCATTAACGTTGTAGTAATGCCCGTTGCACTCAATCAGAGGATCATTCTTTAATCCACACAAGGCAAACTCGTCATTCAGATAAGAAACAATCGAGCCGAGCATTCTCTGCTTACCATCATACACCTGATAAAGCTTCATCTTCCCCTTGCCGACCTGATTTACTATGAATGCAGGCTGGAACTTATACAGTCCGGCGAGAATGGAATGAATGTATGCCGACTTTCTATCTTTCTTCCATACAACGGCTCTCTGCTGTGGGATTTCAAAATCAAGAAGTTTATTACTATTTGTGTATTTGATATAAATATCTCTGACACTCCATGTGTCAGTATTAAGCTTTAAATCATCCGTGGACAGAATATGACTATCCTCGGTAATTTCAACCTCACAATCTTTGATTTTAGCCTTCTTAGAGCCGGCTGGCTTAGTCGAGGATTCTCCTTTTTTAGGTCTGCCTCTGTGGCTCTTAGGCTTTTCTTCGCGGTTATTTCCCACAACAGAATTTTCATCTATTGTTTCAGGCTGATTCCCCGGCTCTGTGTTCTGTGTGGTTTCATCAAACGTTACCTGCTCATCTTCAAATGCCATATTAACCTCCATTTTGAAATTAAGAAATATATGCTATTTACTAATTATTTATTTTACCATAATTTATTCCCTGTGTCAAGCATTTTATTCCGATTTTTATAAAAATACTTCTCAATTTAAGTACAACAATAAAACCCACCCTCGGATAGAAGATGGATTTTTAATATTTTTGGTTTTAGCTTTGATATCTTTTTCTTGCCTCATCAGCAGAATACTCATCAAGAAGATGTGATAACCCTTTTGGTGGTTTAACACCTGCAACATCAAAAGCAAGGAGAATGTATCCGTTAATGATACTGTTACACATTCCAGAATTAACAATCTTGTCAAAATACTCTGGCGGTTTTCTCCACATTGCGAATGTTTCCTTCATTTCTTCCTGCTCAGCAGGGGAGAGGTCTTCAAAATTCATAGTGTTTCCTCCTTAATCAATTTTAATTTCGTCACAAAATCCACCCACCCAAACTGCCTGTCTAAAAAATCTCTTGATTTTATTTTGTTGATTTAGAAAGCATTGCTTTTTAATACTTCCATACCATAACGGATGTAACATCAAACCTGTTCCTTTATCAAGTCTTATTTCTCGCCCATCTCTTTTATGAATATGATGACATTCCTCACAGATATATAAATTATCTTTCGAGATAAACCTGATAATTAAATTAATAAGATGATTTCTCTTAAAATTATTCTTTGGTTTCATAATAAAAATCTCCTCTATTCATTAAGTTATTGCAACAGTAACCTTTTTAACAACACAATGTTTAAATTCTTTTTTGAACATAATCTGTGTATAATGAGCATGATAAAGAAATTCGTTTGCTCGTTCTTCTGTCCTAAATTTTTCAACAAGATATAAACTTCTGCTAAAGTAAGGATATCCTTTAGCATAGGCATCGTATCCGAAAAATTTTCCTTCTTCATTTACAATAATAAAATATTTGTCATATATTTCAATAGACATTTGATAAAATTCTCCTTTCATCAGATGATAAAATAATTCAAACCTTTGACATTGATATCGTCCGAGGTGCAAAGAGGAACATAAAGTAATTCGTAACCACGTTCATAAATTTCACCGTCTTCAACTACCTCAATGTGTATCATTTTGAGCAACTGTTCTTTTATTCCTCTGTGGTATTCCCATATATCATCTTCATCAGAATTATTGTACCACTTGTACCATTTCTCTCCATGTAAAATATATGTTGCTAAAATAAAGTTTACGATTGAAGTTTTGAATCTGTCAAAATTTATTTTGTTTGTGTCAAATGGCTCAGAACGGTTGTCACTTAATCTCTCCAACAGATGTTTCCCAAGCCAATCCAATTCATAATAAAAATCACTGTCGTGCAATGTTATCATTAAATACTTCATAATTATCACACCTTTCTTTCCTTAAACTTTATTCCGTGTTTCTCAAGCCAATCTATAAGAGGATTAAAGTAACACTCTGGTCTTATAATATTTGGTACATTTTCTTGTGCCCACTTAAAGCTCCAATCAGACAATTCTCCACCATATGAAAGATAATTCAGTTCTAGTCTGTGCAACCAATCAGCCGTTTCTAAATCATAGTTTTCATACAGATATTTAGACGGTAAATGGCTTACCCATTCCTCTACAATATATTGTCTATGATTTAATTTTGCTATTTTAGACTTCGTGAGTTCGTGTATTAAATCCATTCCTTCTTCTTCCATATCGTTAAGAGTAAAGAATGCCTTGATAATTTGAATATCGTTATCGCCGGTTAAATTCTGATTAGCTACGAGTTCCTTTAAAGTTGTCATATTTTTAAGTCTTCCCATTGTTTATTTCCTTTCTTTCACAAACAGAAACAATATCTTCGATTTCTAAGTCTTTCCCATTTAGTTGAGGCTTTTTGGTTTCGGATTCAACAAGGTCAATTTTCAATTCTTGACACAGTTTAATCATTTCTTCTTCATTAAACATATCATTCCTCCAAATAAGGATTATCCTTCAATCTCTCATCACAGCCTTTGGCGAGAAGAAATTTTCTCCATTTAAACTGGTCTTCATAATCAAGAGAAAAATCTATATCAATAGACGATAGACTCAAAACTACCTCTTCAGTAATTTCAAAATTTTCTGTTTCACCATCATTCCATCCATCCGTAGTAATATCTGCTGTGATTTCATTAAATTCTTTATCTCTTTGAATATTCTCAATCTTAATTGGGTGGAAAATATCCGTAAGGATAAATCTGATTTCTTCGTCTGTTAGAGATAAAAATTCTCGATACTTCATTATATAACCACCTTTCATTAAACATTAACAACATCAATTTCATTTAAATTAGGTTTAAGTAATTCCCATGCTTTCAAAACAGCTTCCTCAATTTTGTCTCTACCAACAAATTCTTCATATTTACGCATGATGTATGTGATTCGTTCTTCACGATTAAGTTTACGATAATCCCAATCTTCACAAAAAGTTTCTGAAAAATAACGATATATTTTTTGTCTTGACGTTTTATATTTTATATCTGCAATTCTCCATACAATTTTTGAAGATAAATCATAGAAATCCACAATAATAATTATGTCCTGATTGTTTTCGTTTCTATATTTTAAAGCTTCTATTCTCATAATTATAAACCTTTCATTAAATTATTCCAATTCCTCAATCATCTTCTTGACACGCTCAATTTCTTCCGATAAAACGGAGTTTTTATTATAATATTTTTATTTCCTTTAAAATTTTTAAATCGTCAAGACATTGCCCAGAGTGTATTACTAATTCTGCAAGATCAGATTGTAAATTCTTGCGCAGATGAGAAAAATACAAAGCTTCAAATTCGCCAGACAATGGCAATCGAGATTCTAAAAATGGTTCTATTTCTCTCTTCCATTGCCCGCTTATTATCTCATTAATTATATCATTAACTAATAGCATAATTAATTCTCTCCATTTATGTATCTGTTTGAACAATACGCCTTTTAAAGACTTCCTCAATAGGCTTGGAAATAATTTCACAAATTTTCATTACAACGCTTAATGGGACTCTCGTTATTTCTCCACAAAGAAACCTTTTTAATGAGCCGTATTCTATAATTTGTCCATTATCATTTACTTGACTGGCAAATTTAGAAAAATTCATATTATCGTTATTAGCAAAATAATCATAGACACCTTTATAAACTATCTTGCTCATTTTTCCCTTTGAAAGTGTCTTTATTCGTAAATAAACCGCCTGTTTTGATATCCCGCATATATCACCAATTTCTTGATATGTTTTACCTTTTATCCATGCCTGAAGCATTTCTTGACTTGTCATTTTATTCCCTCCATATTCTTTTATCAGAGTAAATGTTGCCCGTGATATTTTCCAAAGCAGTCATTACACCGAGTATCTGTGTGATTTTCTTCCTCATTGCTAAATCACGTTCATCTTTGGCTTGCTTTTCTTCCGGCTTAAGGTTAGCAAGTTTCTCTTGATATCCTTTTTGTATGAGTTTTTCTTTGTTGCGTTTGACTTTCTTGCTCATGCAGTTCATAATACTTAATCCTCATCTCCTTCATAATTGCCGTTCTTCATACTAAATCCACACCAATGGCAGTATGGAAATCTGTGTCGGGAAAATTTACGACAATGAGAACACCTATATGCTCTTGAATTATAAGTGATAACTAAATCACCAAAATTATTTCCAATAACCAGTAGCCATTCTGCTGTGTTTCCGGATTGAATAGGCTTATCAGTTTTAAGATTTTTAAGATCTTTAAGGCTTAATTTCTTGATTTCTCCATTCTCGTCTTTATAAATGAAACCGCCTTCTTCGCCGGGGTTTGGTTTGCGGACATTAAATCCTACCATTTCTAAAGCTTCTATCATTATTCTATGTGATTCCTCTGAATCTGTAGGGAACTTTGGGTGTTTTTCTTCCATGTGAATTATTCCTCCCAATCAAAAATATAATCTATTCGGCTATGAGTTTCTCCTTTTGAAATATCATTTGCCTCCCATTCACTTATTCTACAACCCTGAAAATCTTTACTACTTTCATGCTTAACAGCATAATTCTTGGCAAATATAATTGCCAACTCTTTGTCTGTGAATATTCCAATCGGTTCTTCTGTTATATAATAATCTTCAATGGTTGTAAAAGAAACCTCAACAAGATATAGTTTCATCGCTATCTCCTCCTTAAATTTGAATTTTATCCGTTATCTGGATATGACTTGTAATAAATGCCCTTATAAATGGCTTTGTTAAGCCATTCTTTTGAGCATATTTCCCAATGAAATGTTTATTTTATCGTCTTATGCCATCTACCATTTCTAAATGCCCATTCCTCAAGATTCCGTTCCGAATACGCAGGTATACGGTCATAATCCCATTTACTAATTGACGTATAAACGCCATTAATATTATCTATATAAAATTTTCCATCATCACGATGGATTCTCTTAGCGTCGGTCAATACTTTTGTATAGCACATATCCATAGCATAAGTCTTTGATGTTGTTGCTCTCTGGTGTCTTGCTGTCATAAAACTCATCCTTTCAATAATTCGTGAATGTCGAAGCACCCCATATAATCACTTATGTAAACGCCATTATCATTATAAATAAAGAATATATCGCCGTTATTATCAATATACATAGGGCATGATATAACATTGCCATTTTCTTCTTTAATCATAATTGAATTATCATCAAAGTTTTGTTCTCCTACAATAATACTTGTATCTCCAATCCACCTTTTATTAGTAAAATTGTCGTTCCATTCTAACATATTATTTCTCCTCTCAAGTTATCATAGCAAACATCTACGTCTGCATTTCCAATCATTTTTTCTATCCCGGCAGATACCTAGCAACTCACATTGCTGACAATCCTCTGGCAATTGTCTGATTTTCCATGCTTCGAGTTTCTTTTGCTTATAGGCTTTAATCTGGCGTTTTATCCAGTTAATCAAGTTCACGGCTATATTTGTCCTCTGCAATATTTCTCATACGCCACAACATACACAAGTCTTTTTAACATAGTCATCTGTTTATCCGTCAGACTATTGCCAGCTTTCAATTTGTTCTGAAAACTTGACAGGTATTCATAACCTTTTGTAGGATCAGAATATGTTTTTCTTATGGTTATGTGGAGCAGGTCATTGACTAATTCTTCCTCACCATCATAGGTGTCTGTCCACCTAATTGAGCCATGCTGACTATTTAATTTTTCTACTATTTCCTTTGTAGGTTTCATAGTTTTAATTCTCCTCAATCAATCTCCAGAATGTCTATTATACAATCTGGTTCTACGCCTAAATTATCCATGATGATATCTGCACCACTACTGCACGGGTTATTCATCAGTTCTTCCTTTGTTTCCCTCACAAGGTCTATTGCTTCCTGCTCGGTCATGTTGTCACGTTCCATCAGTATTTTTACTACTGGATTCATTATGTATTCTCCTCCGTTTCTACCCAATAACACCTAACACCAAATTCTCCGTCTTTAAGTCCATGAGATTTAGCCCATGTTATAGCTTCTTCAGTTGTATCAAAATGCTTTGCATAGTTTTCAAAATCTACGCACAAAGTGAAACTTCCATCTTCAGCAACGTCCTCGATGTAATCGCCATATTCAAAGAGTTCAAGAAAGCAGATGTATTGTCCTAACATTATATGTTTCTCCTTAATTATTGACAAGAACATATGCACGCTGACCATTGTATTCAACGTATGCACCAGTCTTATCCCATATAACAGGCATATCAACTTCTTTTCCATCAATAAAACATATTACCGATTTCAAAAGATCGTTGTCATCAAAAGTCCAATACTGCTCATCTGTCATTACCTCAAACATAACTATATCCTCCTCACTTCTCATCAAGATTTATTCCGTAAATGTCTTTTATCCAACCACGGATGGTTCTGCCATATCCGATAAGCCCTTCCCATTCGCAAACACAGTTAAGAATTTCTGACTGACTCATAGCATTGATATCATCGTCTTTGATTGTGTCTGTTGGTTCAAGGTCAAGGTTCTGGCGCACTATGCGGAGTATGTTTTCGGGATATGTCATTGTTTTATTCCTCACTTTCAGTATAATGCTTTCTTCATACGGTATGCAAAACCCGTAAAGCATTTATGTATTTCTTCCTTGATTGTGGCTGCGGTCAGAAACCTGTAATCATTCCGTGTGGTGATTATTCGGTAAACCTCGTCCTCGGATATCTCGCAGGCATCCTCGCCTGTGTCATCGTCATGATATTCATTCTCTGACATAATGTTGTCTATGTCTTTGTAAAGGTTTGATATACGTTTCATGTGTACGCTCCTCCTATATTCCTGTTGTTTTAAGTAACACATTATTTAGCTCTATAGCCTGTTTGTACGCTTCTCTAAGAGAAACATTGTCTATCACGGTTTCGATATGTTTTCTCCGATCGTCATAAACGCAAATTGAGTATTTGTAGCTCATCTGCTGAGCATTACCTAAATGCTCATGCACCACAAGGCAATAATTTTTGTCTTTTCGGCTTATTATAGCCAAAATGTCTTTTACTCGTTTCCGTGATACTCGTTCAAAGACATTACATTCTTTGCCTTGTATTGTTATTTTTCCCACAAGAGCCTCCTCATACTTCGATTACCTTATACCAGAAATTTTCATCTCTTGTATTTATAGCTGCCGAGTCAGCTTTTAGATTACTTCCTCTATCTGCTCCCAGTATTCTTCGGGAACGTCCTCACCGAGGATATCATAGAGTAAAGCAACTTCTGTTTGAAGTTTAGCAGTAAGATTTGCTGTTTCCCAAACCGTTTTAGTGGTAAACTCTTTTTTGTTCAAGTCTTGAAGTTCGGCCAGCTTTGAAAAAAGCATCTGTAAAAGTTCCTGCTTGGTTTTCATGACGTATTCTCCTCATAGAATATTGATTTTATTCTTTCGGTTCATGGTTTATCATTTTTCTGATATCTTCTAAATCAGAAAGAAAGTCATATGAGATATAATCGTGTTCATCAGTATTTCTACATTCTGAAACAATTTCATCATGGTATACATTTAATACCCATAAGGCATTTTCTATTCTTGCTATGTCAGCCTTGTTTAATGTGTTAAACATCTTTGTTTCCTCCTTAGAAAGCTCTAAATCCTCATGTTTATTATACCATATATTTGGCATTTAGTCAACGTGTTTTTGTGTTGTTTTCAGCACAGTTAATTCAGAAGTGCCTGTTGATTTCTTCCTCTGAATAGCCTAGTTTCAATAACTTCTTTATGTGCTTTTCAAGGCATTTTTCACGACTGATGTATGACGCTGTTGCTATGTTCCCATAACGGATATACCAGCATCTTCCGTATGATGAGTAATTCCCAAATCTGGGCTTTATCACTTCAATCTGTCCTCCCACTTAATTCTAGGATCATTCCAGCTTGTCCATGATTCCTTGCCTCTCATGCACTTGTTGAGATGGTCATACCAAATTTTGTCATTGTCCGCTACAAATTTTCCATAACGCTGCTGAGCAGGTGGCATTCCCTTTCCGATGTGCATATCCTTGAAATCACAAAAGACGGCAAAGAGTAAACAAAGTATTCCAAACATCAGACTATCACCTTCTTTCGCAGGTCGGCTCTGGGCATTTTCCGTAAATTGACCTTATAGCAGGGTAGGGGTTTTTTTGTGAGGTTTACTGTTTTCTTAAGTGATACCATGATTTAATCCTCCTTAATGTAATTCTTTTCGTTGTATTTCTTCCATTCTCTTGCTACTGAATAAGGGATATTTATTTCAACCTCAACGGCATTCCTTGCTATGGGCTTGATTTTACCCCAGATTTCCATTGTAGCAAAAGATGTACCACATAATCCGTTTGTCAGCGGGATTGTGATTTCTCTTCCATTTTCGATTACTTTGACGAAAATCTCCGTATCCTGTTCCATTATGTTGCTTAATTCAAGAATAGTCATGTTAATTCCTCCTTAACAATAGCAATCAAATTCTGATAATCCGATTCTGCCTTCAGCCTCTATGTAATTAGTTATGCCTTCAATGGTTATTCCGTATTCATCACACATATCCGGTTCATCTTCTGCAAAACTTTCAGCATATGCAAGGCACATTTCACAGATATTTGTCACTGTGGTTTCAACCTTATAGTTGTATTCCTTGATTTTTCGCAAAATAATTTGTGCTATTCTGTCCATAAAACACATTTTATCCTTTGGATAATTCGTGTAGTCTGTTTCGGCTATCCAAGCGCCTGTTTTGGTTATCATTGCAAAACCTCCTCATAGAATTGTTATTTCATTGTGCTTTAGGTGTTACATCATACAGATAATTATATCCATATTTACGCTTGATATATTTCTTTAACCACTTGTAAACATAAGCTGGGCAATTATTCCCGATTGAATAATATTCAAACCAAAACACATTATCTTTTACAACTATCCCCGGTATTCCTTCCCGATTGAGAACATCATAAATTTTTTGTGCAATTTTAGTTGTAGCATTTTCCAGTTGTACAAGTATTTCAAATTCAAGATGTTTCTGATTTTCCATTGATATTTTCCTCCTCCCCTTAATTCAATTCATAATATGTTTTATCGTAATTCATTTTTATTTCTCCCTTTTTAGCCGTGTCGAGAAGATACTCTGCATACATTTTTACAGCCATTCCAAATGAAGTACCGTTATTAAGCAGATAATCATAAAAACTTTTATCATACGTTTTGAAAATTTCCATACACTCATTATCCGATAGCCATTTCATTATATTTTCCTCCTCAAATGCTTATGTTGTAATTCACGTTATCAAGCTCAAGCTCAACAGTGAATCCGTGTTTTTTGAAGTATTCCGCTATTGATGAGATAAAACACTTTGTTGTTCCGTGTCTCTGTACCTCTCCGAAAATTTCCGGTATAGCTCGATAGTCAGCAAGCGAGATTTTCCTCTTTCTCAGGTCTGCTTCCGTATCAATAGCCGTGTAGTCATGATAAAGGGCAGATAGGATTTTGTGCTGTTTTGCTGTAAGTTTCATTGTGTTTAGTCCTCCTCCATATCTCCGGTAAGTTCCTTGTAACGATTTTCCGCTAAATACTGCCATATGCCTATAGCGTGATCGCTTGTTACTCCTCGGCAGAGTTTCCGCACATCATCCCAGAATGTATTAGTATCAGTTAATTTGTTGAGTTTGTCAATGCGTGAAATATCACGCTTTTCAAAGGCGTATTTATAAGTCATACTTTTATTCCTCCTCAGTCAAAATATACCGTTCTCAACGCTTCAGCAATAACGCTGGTATCGTCATCTTCAATGATTATCGCACTGGCGAATTTTCCCGCTATATACGTTCTCATTGCTTCCATACCGTCCGTTGTGTTAGGCTCGGTATGGAGTATCACGGGAGATTTACGGCTTGATTTACGGCGTTTTGTGTAGGGATTTTCCGTCATCAAGAATATGCGGTTATCGTCTGTTTTTGTCCACATTAAAGGACTATGTATTATCTTCATTACTGTTACCTTCCTCAATAGAAATCACTCCGCAGGGCACATCTCCGTATGCACAGCTTTTCCCGCTAAAATGCCTCATGCAATCGTTTAATATACAGGCCTTTTGAAAACCGTTTAAGCTATCAAGACTAATCTTTTTCCCGTTAAAGTCTGTCAGCGTATAACGATCAGGGAATTTTTCATCGCCATACAATGTGTAGATTGCTTTGAAGTCACGGAGATATGCAAGAATGGCTTCAACCTCTTCCGCTGTTATATTAGGCTTCTGGCGGTGTAAATCCGCTTCAAAATATTTCTTATCATCTATTGTATAAGTTACTTTGCGCATGATTCAATCCCTCCTCAACATCTAGCCATGATATCATTCATCATGGCTGCGTATTCTTCCATTGTCAACGGCTTTAGCGTGCCGTTATTACGCTCTAGACAAGAAGATATATAATCCTCAAAGCTGTTGTTATACTCCTGTCGCTCATCGGCGGTCAGCTCGTCAAAAATCTTCCGCAAATACTCACGGTTGATTATATAGCCGTGTTCTGTGTCGAGATAGTGTGTTGTCATGGGTTATTGTCCTCCTTAATGATAGACTACAGTTGCATTGTTTATCCGCTGGTTATTCTTTTTGTCTCTGAGAAATTCCGTGATCTGTTCCTCAGTTTTGAAATCAGGCACTTTACAACGAAAATATAATTGCTTCCGCTCAATCTCTTTTTCGTTCTCATCAAAGCGTGAGAAAATAACCATTATATAGCGTGTGTTACCGTTCCATATTTCGCCTTCATTGTCGATATTGTAGCTTCCTATATACTTAACCATATAATTATTACCCTCCTATTTAGTTATTCCGTTAGTGTTTGGTGATCCGTCAAGAGTTCATGCACTCAATCTGGATATATTGCCGGGAGCGTTGCCCGGCTCGGTAGTGGTGATCGTTTTATTTAACGTTGCAACGATTAAACAACGATTGATGTATTATCAGGATTCAAGCCGGATTTGTTCAAGTGCAAAATTCCAGATCGTTGCACTGTCTTCTTGATTTAGTCCGTGCGTGTTCATATAGCGGAATGAAAAGCCGTTCAGAATACAATTACAAGCACTAATAAAAGCACGTTCCGCAGCGTGTTCACGGTTGAAGGGCTTGCAAGGCTTACGGCGGTTAAATAGTCGTTTCATGCGATTAATCCTTTTTCAAATGTGAGATAGTCAAGGCGACTATGTTCATCTTCGGAAAGTGTCTTCAAGGTAGTATCAAATATATACCCACTTCCGCAGATAGATAAATAGCCTTCTTCAACAGCTATCCCGATCTTCCACATAGGAATATTAAAACGATCTGCAATATCTTTTATAGTCTCACGGCTGATTATTGATATATTATCAACATCATAAAGACTATTGATTAATTCAGCAGCGTAAAGGCTATTTCTTAACGTTCCAACTGCTGATATTAAGTCAGCTTTTACAAGTAACTTAATATCGGCGGTGTTGATGTCTCCTGATTTAATCAGGGCTTTTAATTTAGCTATTTCAGCAGCTGTAAAAAAATCTGTTGATTTCATGGCTTCAATCTCCATCCTGTTTTGTTTTTGTTAAGTGTTTACGGCTATCGCCGTTAGTGGTGGTTTTGTTTTTCGCCTAAATAACCACTAAAAACGGCGGAGAATTCAGTTGTAAAAGAATGTAAATATTACATCATTGCTTCCGGGCTTGTCTGTTATTGTGGGCAGATATCCATAAAATACAAGCGTCAAGCCGTATTTTTCAAAATCTGTTTTCAGGCAGGTTATTGCCTTCTGTGTTTTGTTATCCAGATCCTGAGTATAAACGGTGTTTGCTGTCATTTCTGTATTCTCAAGGATTAAAAGGCGATTAAGCGCTCCGCAAATTCTGTAAAATCTATTCATGAGATTTTCAGATATTGCACTGTCGTGGGTATAGTTGTCGGTGAGTTTTTCAAGCTCCATTCTGCGGGCTTCTGCTATTGTTTTTTTCATGGTGTATTCTCCTTGATGTCGGTTTGTGTTTTTCTTGATTTTGGTGCAGGCTTTAAAGTTCATGCACTTTATTGCCTGATGTGCCCCGGCTGATTGAGTCCGCCGGGCGACTGGTAATTATTTCTTGTCAAGATGCTGTGTGTCTTCTGCAAGTTTCTGTAAATTATTATCAAGACATCTTGCTTCTGTACGGCGTATTGTTTCATATTTTTTTGTAGCCCGATTGAAAACAACTGCAGCGCCGGAACGGATATCGATATAAAGCACCTTGCAGATGTTTGTTGCTTCAGGGGTATTGCTGTCAGCTTTTCCGATATATACGGGAATATCATATTTACACACGGTGTTTTGTTCCTTTCTGTACTTGACTTTTGGTTTATCTTATGATATAATTTAATAGGGTTGTGGGCGGTAGCCGCCGCCCATTTATCACCCCATTTCGTTTCAAGCGATATGTAATTATTTACCGCTTGTTGTGCTTATCGTTGTCGCCCTTGCCTTTAATCTGCTTGATAATTTCAAGGACGGCAACACTTCCGACGCTTGCAAGCGTCATTAGATAGATAAGCATTTCAACCATTTTGTTCACCCCCTGCAAGGGATTTATTTTGTTTTGCTGTTCCCTTGCTATGGTCTTATTATATCACCTTTAGGTGATATTTTCTAGTGGTATTATACACAAATATATCGCCTTTATACTATATGATTTTGTGCAAATTGACTAATACATATAAATCATACAATATATAGGTGATAATAAAGATAATAAATACAATATATTGTACATGGAGGGCTAGAATTGAGATCTGAAGCGCAAAAAAAAGCAGATAAAAAATATAAATCTGCTAATTATGGAACTCTTGCAAGTTATAATAGAATACAATATGTAGATTTTTGTAAAGAATATGCTACTAAATGTGGTATATCTATATCTAAAATGATTACAAACTGTATAAATTACTGCATAAACAATAATATAGATATTTCAGGAAGTATAAAGCTAAATCAATCTGGAGCGGATACTATATCAGATATACAAGATGATATAAGCGATAAATAATAGATATCGCTTGTATGGTGCTTAAAATGCGTTGTACGGCGTTTTTGTGCGCTGGTAGTATAGTTATACCCTTTTGAAATGTATGCGTGTTGTAGGGCTTGCTAAAGGGCTATTTTGACGTGTTGGAGATTAAGCAGTAAATCGGGACTGCTTGCAAGTGATATCTGCTATGATCTATTATATAGAGGATTGCCCGGAGCTGTCGCAGATATTCGGTTGATATGTGCATTTTGATATAAACAATATGCAAAATAAACATAAATAGATTTATCTGCTTGCAGTCTGAATAAATAGGAATATTAATTATTAAGTAGATAAATGATTTTATGCATAAAGGGATATTGATTAAGTGACTAAAATGTACATAGCTTGAATTTAGATGTACATTATGGAACGTAATTCTACAATAGATTGGACTGCAATGTCAATAGCTGAATTGTACAAAATTATTTAACTATTATATAGATGAATTGTGCAATTTGATTAGTGATTTCAGACTGCTGAAGATATCGCAAATAAAGGCGCTGAGAGGCTCTATAAGCGATATTTTTAAAAGGGGTATAAGTATATAGGTATGGCGTTAAATTGTGATTTTAGGCGGTACAATTTGTAGCATGGTTTAGTAGTACAAATTAAATTTAGGTACAATATGTTGTGGTGATTAGTGAAGAATAATTTGGTGAGTAAAGCAATATAGAGTGAAATTGTGCACAAATGGAACAGTGAAATTTTGTTGAAATTGACGGGATGAAATGGAACTGCTGAAGCTGAAGGACTGAGGTTTTTATTAATCTTATTAAGTGAATAATAAGTGACTATTAAGTAAAGGAATAGATTGTATTAAGTAAATAATTAATGATTTTTAAGCAAAACATGTGATTTATTAGGCTATTATTATAGAGTAAATTAAGATGTGAATAAAAGGAAATTAAGTAAATCAATTTGATATCAAAATGATATCAATTATCAAATTAACGAACTGCATTATATCACATATATTTCAATATATCTTGTATAATCTCTTGTATTCTCTTTTTATCTCTTATATTCTCATTTTTATATTGTTTCTAATTTTATATTGGGACGTTCTCGCAGTCTATTTTAATTCGTCTGATTTTGGGCTATTTTTGACTATTTCGGGACTGCTTACAGATTATTTTCTATGTTGCTTTTTGGAGAATTACAACATAGAAAATAATATCTATAATACATATAGGCTGGGTAGGTTTACATTTGGAAGCAACTTCCAGAACCGCGCCCGGCAGGTAGTAGTTTCACTCCACTCACACAAGGTAAAACCGAAACCGACACCCATTCTCCTAACCTTAAATCCAATTTTAATTTCAATCTTATCAAAATTTCTATGTTCGATTCCTCACTTCGAGACAAATCCACCTTATTAAATTCAAACTCAAAATTATTATTCTAAATTTATATTATATCAAAATCATACAAAATCATACAAAATCCATGCTAAAATAAATTATTATTACTTATCAGAATTCAATCCCTTAAACCTAATCAATAGCCAACTTAATCAATATCAATTTCAATATTATATTCTATTTTTGCCTTTTGATTTATTTTCAATTAGCTCCAATTCAATCATTTCCCAACCATATCTAAGTCCTAATAATCTAGTCTCAATCTCGAACCCACAAAAAATTATTAAAATCTAATACAAAATTACAATGTCTTGCCTTAAACTATCTCCAATTAGACACAATCATTTGTCCTCGCTCAGACTAGGGCAAACAAGACAAAATCATATCCAATAAAATCTTTATAACCGAAGAATAATAAAATTTCAATATTTTTAATATTTCTCAAAGAAAAAATTTAATTTCCAAAAATAACAAATAAAAACTTTTGCAATAATATAATTCAAATTTTATAGATATAATATATTCAGTTGAAATTACTGTTGCAATAGGTAAACCTTTTTATAATCCTAAACTAATCACTCACAGTGGTATTTTACATTAAAAATCAAAATATTCATACATAACTCTAATCATCAGAATAATGACTTGACAAAAGAAAATTAATATGTTATAATCAATATAGTAAATTCTTTAGACAATATTAAAAATAGTAGGAAGTGATGATATTTAGGAATTGAGATAAGATAATCTAAAGATAAATATTCTATTAAAAATCTACTTTTTCTTTTTTGATGACAAACTCGTAACCCTAACCAAATTTGCTGTCACTACGTTCCGCAAATTTGGAGGGTTACGACTTATCGCCAAAAAAGAAAAAGTAGCAAAAAGAAAAAAGCGATAAGATGTATAAATTTTGATAAGTATTAAAAATATCATTTTTAATTAGATAAATAAGGAGATGATATATTTGATTGAAGTAAAATAAAATTTGAATGATATTGAAGTAATAAATAATAATACTCTATTCTTCTTTAAAATCATTCAAATTTTTATACTAAGTTTTATATTATGATTTAAGTTATTCTTGGTTACAATCTCACGGGTTTATTCAAATTTGAAAAGGAGAAATTTTTTATTATGGAGAAAATTAAATACAAAAATTATAATGAAAACAATTTGGATATTAGCAAACTTCAAGCATATATTGAAGATAATAATCATGAAAGAGGAGAGTATTTTAACGTAGTAAAAAATTATAAAGTTATGTGCGATTTGTTGGATGAAGAGATTTCAGCAGGTGACTCTAAAAAAGCTCAGATAAATCGTTGGAAGAGATATTTTGATTTTCATAGAGATGGTCAACATTATGTAATTGATGAGATATATGATGAGCCTTTTACTACTGATGATGCTCGTAAGCGTAGAGAGGGGTTGTATGTAAAGTATATAGAGCTTCTTTTGCTAGAGTTCTTGTCCAGACAGCAAGATTATAAAGTAACTGTTGGGAATAAGGAAATGTATCGTATCCTCGGTATGACTAATGATAGGTATGATATAAGAAATAAATTAGGAACAAAAAGAGGAAATGAGGTAATCAGACAAACAATAATGAACAATGAAGATGAATTTGTTTTCTCTGACTTCCCTATGGTGTCTAGTTTTGATGTGAATAATTTTTATTTTCGGGCAGAGCAGAAATTGAACAAGATATTATATTCTGCTCTTAGAAGTATGAAGAATCGATGTCTTATAGACTATAAGAAAGTAAATATTATTGCTAGACCTGACCCAGATACAAATAATCTTGAATTTAGAGAGTCTAATGCTTATGAGGATAAGTTGATACTTGAAGCTAAGAGCCACATTATTAAAGAGATGGGCTTCAATAATACAATGGAAGTGATGTTATGCTATAAGAGTGATGAGTTCTTTGAAAAGTTTAATGATTATATAAAGAACGAATATGGTTGGGATAGATGTTATCCACAGCTTAGAGTGGTGTATATTGATAATATTGCTAAACAGATACCCCTGAAGGCAGAAGAAATACGACAGCTATCTACTGAGGATAGAAAAACACAATTGAATGCAGAAATAATAAAATGTCTTAATATTCAAGCTGAAAAGAAATATGAAGATAATTGGAATAAATTCTTAGAAAGCGAGGGTGATAGACTAGACAGAGAACAGGCAATGGAAGCAGAGCAGATGAATGATACTGATAAATTTTTAATAGAGGTTGATGAAGAAAAGCCTTTCTTGTATAGGTCTAATTATGTGGAGATACAGAGAGCGTTAGCTGATTATCTACTAAATATTCACTTTAAGCCATTAGAGGTAAATCCTAAGAAGAGAAAGGATGACAATAAAGAATTAGATAAAGAGTTTGATGAAGTATTAGATAATTTATGATTATTATTGAATTATACTGTTGAGGATTTATTATAAAAGGACTAAAGCAAAAATGAGTATGAATAATTTGAAGCTTATTACTACCGAGAATTTTGAAGATGTAGCACCGTGTGATTTTTGGGTTGATATCAATGATGAGTATTTCCTGACTAGGGAACAAATTGGTAGAGCGTTAGGGTATAACAATCCAAGTGAAGCTATCAAGAAGATGCATCAAAGGCATCGAGAGAGGTTAGACAAATTTAGTTGTTTGATAAAGAGTGAAATAAGTCGAGAATCAAATTTTGAAATTAAAGATAGAGGGAATATTCAAAAAAGAATATTTTATAGTTTACAAGGGGTATTACTTATAATTCAATATTCACACGCACCAAAGGAATTAAAAGAAAAATTATTAGAAACAATCAATAACAAAATAGGCGACAAGGAGTTTGTTGTAATTACAGAAAGAAAAGAACTTTCTTTTGTGAATGATTTGGAAGAATTTTTGTCGGTATTTAATTTAAAAGGCATAGCACAATATAAAGTAGATGATAAATATAGAATAGATTATTATATCCCTGATTTGAAAAATGCTATAGAATATGATGAAAATGGTCATAAAAATTATGATAGAGAAAAAGAAAGAATGCGAGAAGAATATATAAAAAATAAATTAGGGTGTAAATTCATTCGAGTGCCAGATGACAATTCTGATATAAAAAACATTGGGATTATTGCAAAAGAATTGTACAATTATGTTCAATAAAATACATAAGATTTTTATATCACGAAAGGATAAACAAACATGAAAACAATTATAACACTTGTAAAACTTACTCCGGAAGAGCGTGAGGTTCTTATCAACATTTCTGCTGATGAGAATGGTAAACTTTGGGCAGAAGTAGATACAACTATCCAGAAATATGCTAACAAGTGTATTAAGCAAGGGTGGGAACAGACTTCGGAGACAAGGCATACTGACGGTAGTTGGCAGGGTGCTACATTCCGTGCGCCTGCAACAGCTATAAGTATTCGCAATCCTAATGCAAAAAGAACTATGTCTGATGAGCAGAAGCAAGCTATGGCTGAAAGAATGAAATTGATGAGAGAAAAGAAAGGCAATAATGAGGTGACAGATGATGAAAACAATGGCTAATAATGAAAATGATATTAAGGAATTGCAAGAAAAAGAAAGAATAGAAGAATACAGAAGTTTTCTTTATATGGAGCTTCTTGCACTGAAAATGCCATACAAAGAAATATTATCATTAGTATCAGATGAATTGATTATTAATTCTATAAGAAATCATAGAAATGTTGAAGATGTTGCATGGGCATTAATACAATAAAATATAATAATCAAAAATTGAATGAATTTTGAAAGCCCAATAAAGAAAATTTCAATATAACTGCCAGAGATAGTATAAGTTCATTACTTTGATGATTGGTATAAATTTTCATTGAATTGAATATAGAAAATTTCATCAAATTTTTGATTTTAGAAAAGAGGTGAGTATATACATAATGGATATTGGAGATGTTGAAAACTTTTGGGATTTTGGTGTTTTTGCAAAGAATAATGATATTTCTGTTGGTAGAGAACATTTTTATTTGGATAGTCAGATAGCTTGGTATCGAGGCGATTATACAACTGACAATTATTGTGACAAGGATATGTACAAGAGTGAATTGAATAGATATTTGCAAGAAAATGTTTATGAGAATATTTAAGTAGAGGAGGGGTATATTGATACCTCAATATACTAAAGAGGAGATAATAGATGCCTTGTATGAAAATAATATAAGGTGTGAAGATTGCGAATTTTGTGATTTCCCAATTGGTAAAACACCCGAAGGATTTATTTCAAAATGTAAACGTATAGATCATAATATAATTAGATTTGCACCAAGTATTTTTTCCGGGCATCACACTGATTATAATCAGCATATTTGTAAAGAGTTTGTGCCTAACAAGAAATATAAATTGCTATATGAAAACTGGACGAATTATAATGATTATTATGATTATCATTTGAAAGTGACAGGAGAAAAGCCGTATGGTAATTATGTTTTGATAATTAATGAAGATAATATTGTTCATTATTATATGAGGGGTGATGATTTCATAAATGGAAATATTTTTAGGAATGATGGTAAGTTAAATGTATATAGAAAAATGTATGCAACAAAACAAAAAGTACCGGACGGGGTAGGATATTGTATGCTTCAGAAATTGATATATGAAGATATTGATGGATTGGACATTAAAAGTTTATTAAAATGAGGTAAATATGACCAAAGAACAATTTATTAAACTAATGACGGTTATCAAGAAGAAATATCGAGAAATAGAAAGGTTTTGGGATGGGTTTTATGATTTGTTTGGCTCTTGTAGTGATAAATTAGTAGAAATAACCTCCCTTGGTGAGATTATCGGCGTAATTGCTGATATTGTTGATGATAAAGAAGAATGGATTTATTGGTATGTATATGAGAATGATTGGGTAGAAAATGGGCTGGAATATGTGAATAAGAATGGAGATTCTTCTGCATCGGATGCATTGGAAAGTTTAGAGGATTTGTGGGAACTGATACAGAGTAACAAAAATATATGACAAATATTAGGAGTTGATAATATTAAACTTGCAATTATAGATACAGACCTCATAGGTAGAACTAAGCATAGATTTCCAAATCTTGTGTGTATGAAGTTGTCATCATATTACAAACAGCTTGGTTGGAATGTTGAACTTAAATTGGACTATGAGAATCTTGATACATATGATAAAGTCACTATTTCTAAGGTCTTTATGGACACGGAAATACCATTTGAACCAGAAGATAAGTCTATGAAGACCGAGAAACACATTGCTGATTTCTATAAGGATAATCCTATTCTTAATCTACCAAATGTTCAATATGGTGGCACAGGATTTTACTATGATAAATCTCCAAGACTTAAAGAAAATATTGAACATATAATGCCTGATTATCATTTATATGACGATTGGGTAAGCCAACAGATTAGCAAGGGGACAAAACTTAAAGACCTTACATACTATACAGATTGGTCTATTGGTTTTACTACAAGAGGTTGCATTAGACAATGTTCTTTCTGTGTAAATAAAAACTATAAGAGATGCGAATTGCATAGTCCATTATCTGAATTTGTAGATGAAAGCAGACCTTATATTTGTTTGCTTGACGATAACATTCTTGCTTGTCCTAAATGGAGAGATGTATTTAATGAGTTATCAAAGACAGGCAAAAGATTTCAATTCAAGCAAGGAGTAGACGAGCGTTTGCTTACCGATGAGAAGTGCGAAGTATTGTTTAAATGCAAATGGATTGGCGATAGGATTTTCGCTTTTGATAATATTAAAGACAAAGACCTTATAATTAATCGCCTCGAAATGATACGAAGACATACAAATCAAGTAATCAAGTTTTATACATTTTGCGCTTTCAATCACGACAATCCAAATCATTATGACGAAACCTTTTATCGTAAGGATATAGAGGATTTATTCAAAAGAATAAAAATTCTTATGGAATATGGATGTTTGCCATACATAATGAGGTATAAAGATTACGAAATTAGTCCATATCGAGGTATTTATACTACAATATCAAGATGGTGTAATCAACCGTCTTTTTTCAAGAAGAAGTCTATAAGAGAATTTGCTGAAACCAATCAAGTTAGAACTAAAATTAAATGTGCCGATATAAGAAATCTTGAACAGATTGAAACCGATTTTCCTGAAATAGCAAAAGAATATTTCGATTTAAAATGGGAGAACGTAAATAGATTTTTAAAGCAATGATTTGAGGAGATTAATAAAAATGGCTCTTAATAAATTATATTATGTTTATGGTCTTGACACAGCTTGTTTTTATACCGATGAAGAAAGTGAAATAGACAAAAAGATTATAAAAAGACGTGTTGTAAAGTCTCATATTGAAAGGCAATTAAAAAAAGGAGCGTCTAAAAATAAGAAACCATTTTCAGAAAAACAAATAGTTAAGTACAATAAGTGGCATAAAAAATATACAAGTGAAATAACTGACTATAAAACTCAACTTACCAAAGTATTTGAAAAGAATAAGGATATTATTAGGACAGCTCGTCCTGATAAACTATATATAACAATAAAAGATAAATCAGATATAAACGTCTCTAAAGTTATTCCTGCCCCTAAGAAAAGAGTTTCTATTTTTGACAGTACTCTTACGAGATGCTTTGGACTTAAAGAACGTGAGTTTAATACTGAAATAGTAATTATTAAAGTATTTTTCTTTGAAATTGCTGAGAATATCATAAAAAATGGATTTATGATGAATGAACATAAATATGTGTTTTTTAGTTCTTCAGCTGGGCAGATACGGACAAAAAAAATGGTATGTGTTAGGGAAGATTTATTAACTAAACATTGGAATACTCTTACTTGTGGGTTATCAATAGAACACATCAATAACCTTGGTGGAATGAATATAAATAAGTATCTTGCGTATCTTGCTTTGTGCAATTCAGCAACAGACCAGTGGACAGATTTTGATATTTCAAAAACTATAGTGGTAGATGATTTTGAGAATAGCGTTCCTTGTGAGGTAGATTATATTGATGATATAACTTATGAAATTACAAGAAAAACTATGGGTGTTCCGATACCCCATATGGATGGTTGCGGTATAATGTTACCAACGGTGAGTGAGAAAAATTTTATGGCACGTCTACCGTGGGTCAAGGGGTTATTGGGAGTATTTGATTTTGTTCAGTTTATAAAAGAGAATAGTTGTTCTCCTATTGTAACAGATATATATGGGATAAAGCATGATATTATAAAAGAAGATATCCAAATTATTTTTACAAAAAGTCAATTTAAAATGTGGAAGTATTTTGATAATTGGGGGCAATACAAAGATAATTTTGTAAAGTTTAATTGTCAGGCTGGCGTTTGTAATATCGAGGAGGATTTCCCACAGGCAACAATTAATTATCAAATGATACAGTCACTTTTGGATATAACAGATGATGAATTAAAGGAATTATGCAAAGAGAGCAATGATTTTATAACAGATATTGCGGAGAATCCTCAAACAATGTTAGAGGCTTTCGGAGCGATAGAAAACAATTCGTACAAGAATGCTTTCCAAAGATGTTTAATTAAATATCCAGAATTATTAAATGACACTTATACAAGACAATCTTTGCGAGATTTAAAAAACAGTTTGGAAAAAGAATTGTGGTCTGCTAAATTCAAGGTGAATGGTTACTATACGTTTTTGTTGCCCGATTTATATGCTTTTTGTGAGTGGTTGTTTTCGCACGAAGAATACCCTAAGGGATTGCTAAGTGGAGATAATGTTCATTGTAATTTGTTTGAATATAATAAAGAAATTGATTGCCTTAGAAGCCCACATCTTTACATGGAACACGCAATTAGAAATAATTACACCTCGGATAAAATTGATAAATGGTTTACTACAAAGGCTATATATACAAGTTGCCATGATATCATTTCAAAAATTTTGATGTTTGACGTTGATGGGGATAAGGCGTTAGTTATTCAGGACAATACTTTAATATCCGTAGCCAAACGTAATATGAATGGGATAGTTCCTTTGTTTTATGATATGAAAAAGGCTAAATGTGAATTGATTACTCCTGAGAATTTGTATAAAGGTCTTTCTCTTGCATACACGGGTGGTAATATTGGTATATATAGTAATGACATATCAAAGATAAAAAATAGTGGTGCATTGGGAGATGGCAATAGTCGAGAAGAAGCACTAAATTGCATCAAATGGCTTTGCCTTGAGAATAATCAGACTATTGATTATGCCAAAACACTTTATAAATCTAAACGCCCTGATAACGTTGATAAAATAATAAAGAAATATACGAAAAAGAAATTACCAGCGTTTTTTATGTATGCTAAAGACAAAGAACAAGGACAGGTTGAGGAAAGAAACAATTCCCCGGTTAATCGTATCATTAATTTGTTCCCAAAGAAGAATCTAAAATTTAATTTTACTGCTGATAATATTGGAAAGTTTAATTATCAATTACTTATGTCTAATCCTGATACAGAAATAAATGATGAAATAGTATTAAAATATAGGGAGTTAGTACGAAAATTAAAGCAAAATATAACATCATACGATAAAGACGGCAATTATGATTCGTTGCTTACGGACATAAGAAATGAATTAATTTCTTTGGGGTATGACGAAAAATACATATGTGATGTGTTGGTTAAACAATTATTTGGTATTAGCAAGAGCATTAATAAGAGAGCTTTTTGGACTTTGTATGGGGATATTGTTTATAACAACCTTTGTAGAAATATTGATGAGAATTATATTCAATGTGAGAGATGTAAGACTAGGTTTTATGTTAAACAAAGAAATCAGACTGTGTGTGATGAATGTCTTTGTCAAGAGATTGAGAGAAAGGAAAGATTGAAGAAAAATCATAAGAAGGTCGTAAAATGTTGTGATTGTGGCGAAGAATTTGACGTAGATATTAGAAACATGAAAAAAATTAGATGTGATAATTGTCAAAGAGAATATCGTAAGCAATGGGATAGAAATAGAAAGACTAGGTAAATTCCACTTTTGATTTTTGTTTGTAAAATGTCCACAAACCTTGCATTTATGCGGTTTTGTGGACATTTTATTTTGTCTTTTTGTTAAAAAATCTAGACTTTAAGGGGGAATAACCTACAATATCCCATTATATACTATATCGCTAATGTGGATATTTGTCAATGGTTATTTTTCTATTATTTATCTAATTATGGTTTAGTAAATCTGAATTAGATATTACTCTTATTTTAAACCGAGAAAGGACATCAAAAAAATGGTCTGTGTTTCAAAAGAAGAAGCAAAGGAATTACGTAAGCTTATACCGGGGATAGAACTTAAAAAAACGGTAAGACAAAAAGCAGGAAACCGTGGTAAATATTATGCGGTGGAAGAGCCTAGAGTTCTTAATGCTATTAAGAAACTTAGAAATGAGTAATCTCATATATAAGAGATAACACAAACAATAAATATCCTATGTTATTTACATAGGGCAGTCTGGTGGCTGTAACAAAATTAAAGGAAATTTTATTATTTATGAATATAAATAAAGATTACGAAACTAATCTTGATGAAATTCTTTCATCACCTACCGAATTAACTCCTGCTACATATCAATATTATAAGAATTTAAAAAATCGCACAATTATCATTAATGACCAGATTGATTCTGATATTGTAGAACATGCAATGTTACCACTTATTGAAATGGATAATGATGGCACAGATGAACCTATTACCATTAGACTGTCTACTGTAGGCGGGTCGCTTTTCGATGGTATTACGCTTTGCGATATAATTGATAATCTTAAAACAAAGACCACTATTGTTGTACAGACTTATGCTTATTCTATGGGGGGGATTATCCTCATGGCAGGATATAATAATCCCAATGTTAAAAAAGTTTGTTATAAGCATAGTACGGCACTTTTACACGCTGGTAGCACTTATCTGGAGGGCAATTTGTCATCGGTAAAAGACCAATTTCATTTTAATCAGAAATTTGAACAGAAACTCAAAAATTATACTCTTTCTCATTCTAATATTACGGAAGAAGAATATAACGCTATGGAACGTTATGAGTGGTATATGGATTCCGATACAATGCTTGAAAAGGGCTTAGTTGATGAAATTCTGTGAGGCGGCTATGGGTAAGAAATTCTTAGACACAAATGCAATTCTTGAAAATAATGCAGACCTTACAAATGTAATTATTAGTTTCAAGACGATTGAAGAACTTGAATCAATTAAAAGTAATCGTAATAAATCTGATGAAATTCAATATAAGGCTCGACAGGCTGTTAAAGCAATAATGCGAGACAAACCAGAAGTAGTGGTAGTTACAGAAGATGATTATAATATGCTTTCGAAAATGAAGTTAGAGTGTAATAATGATAATCTGATTATCGCTACTGCAAAAAGAGCAAATCTTGAAAATGAAAATTCTGTGGTATTCGTTACAAATGACTATCTTTGTGGATTGATTGCTGAAAATTATTTTGGGCTGACAGTTGAGAAAAATGAAAACGATAAAACTGGAGAAATTTATCAAGGATACCGCGCCATTAGAGGAAATACTGATACGATAAACTCATTGATGAATAAAATAGATTTATCTGATTGGGTAGTAAATGAATATCTTATTATAGAGAATACAGATGATAATACTTCGAAAGAAATGCGTTTTGATGGTGAAAAGTTTGTAAATCTCAAACTCCCTTCATCTAAATTTATCAAGGCTAAAAATTCATTACAGAGATGCGCATTAGACATTTTACTTAATCCTGATATTACAATCGTTGCTATTCTAGGTGGTTATGGAAGCGGTAAAACGTTCCTTGCTATGCAGATGGCTTTATATAATGTACAAGAGAAAGGTAATCAGTCAAAAATACTCGGCGTTAGAGAAACACTTGGTGAAGGTATGAGTGTTGGGTATTTGCCCGGCGATTTGAATGATAAGATTGGCAACTTCTTCTCTCCTTTAGCACAATCGTTAAATGGTGGAGAGTTTGAACTTGATAGGCTTAGAATGGCTGGTACATTAGATGTTAATGTTCCTTATTATATGAAAGGCACAACGTATAATTCAACAATTATTCTTTGTGATGAAGCAGAGGATTTAACAGAAAAGCAGATAAGGCTTGTTGGAACTAGATTAGGCGAAAATAGCAAGATTTATTTTGCTGGAGATTATAAGCAGTCTGTTATAAATCATTCGCAAGGAAATCCTTTAGTAAAAATGTGTAATGCATTTAAGGGCAAACCCAAATTTGCTTGCATTTATCTCGGTGAAGACGTTAGAAGTGAAACGAGTAAAATGTTTGCGGAATTATTTGAAAATTAAATGTAATTCAAAAAAGAACAAGAGAAGGTGATTCTTATATAAAGACAAAGTGTATATTCACGCCCTATGTAGCAAGACGATTACTAAAAATGGGGAACGTGATAGTAGATATAAAACCTCGTAAAGAAGATAAAGATAAAACAATCTTTGTCTTTGAAGATACTGAGAAATTACAAACTGATTTAGCAATAGCTATTCAGCATTATCATGAAGAAAGTACATAGAAAGGACAAATTATTATGGCTAAGACAGTTAAAAAGGTAAGTTTTTCAAAGGGGCTTATTTCTCGTGAGGGAAGTGAGCTTATGATTACTGAAATTGGCAAGGACGAAACTAAGACTTATAATCTCAATAAGGTTATTGATGAGTTTATAGGTCAGGAGGGTGTTAGCCTTACTATCAGCATTGATGATGATATTCCTGCTGAGGAAGACGACTAAAGGTCGGTGTGCATGACAAAGTACAAGAGACTGGATGGGGAAGATTTTGATACATATGCTTTAAGATTATATGAGAATAAAATTGAATATGACCTAACTAGTAGAGACATTTCACTTTTACTTAATCAGGAAAGCGATATTCAAAAATCAGAATCGGCATGGAGAAAGCATTATGCTTGTATGAGAAAGGGTATTGAATACCAACGTAATTTAGACAACGTTGGCATTGCAACTAGAATATTATGTATCTCTGATTGTCACGTTCCTTATCAGCTTACTATTGATACGTTAGAGAAGTATAAAAACAAGGTTGATATTCTTCATCTGAATGGAGATATTGGTGATTGTCAAGGTATTTCAAGTTTCCCTAAGGTCTATCGAAAGTCCCCTATGGAAGAAATTATTGAAACTCGTCAATATATTATTAATTTAATTGAATATATAAAGCCTAAAAAAGTTGTAATCAACTTTGGCAATCATGAAATCAGATTCCAAAATTATTTTGCTAAAAATCTTGATACTGATATTCTTGAACTAATGCCACAGACAGCATTGGAGTTAATTTGTGTAGATGGTTTTAAGCATTATAATAAGCGTGAAAGAACCAAGGTAGAATATAAACCTTTAGTGGAAGTTTTTGACGATGTTGAAATTGAATATACAGGAAATTGGTTTAATCAGATTGGTGATTGTATATTTGCGCACCCAAAGGCGTTCTCATCAGGGATATTAAAGACTGCTGAAAAGGCAATGCTTTGGTTTAGAAATGAGGGTTATAATTTCAAAACTCTTGTTTTAGCTCATACACATCGCAGTGGTATGTATAGTGTAGGTAATACCACTATTTATGAACAAGGTGCTTTTTGTGATACAAAAGCAAATAATTATTCTGATGGACAATTATATAACAGTCAAAAGGAAGGCTTTATATATTTGTGTCAGGATAGTCAAGGCAATACAATAAGAGAAAAGACAAATCTTATTGTGTTAAATTAGAACTCTAATAAAAACAACAACAAAAGAAAACAAAGAAAGAGGTAAATTATTATGGTAAAGAAGAATTTTATTGATGTTATTCAGACTAAGGTAAACGAGGTAACTGGCGAGGAGTATTCTAAGAGAGTGTGTGGTGATATGCTTGACGCTGTAACTTCTGCTATTGCAGAGGTTCTTACTTCTGGTGATACTATCAGAATTGATGGTCTTGGTACATTTAGTACTCGTTTTCAGGCAGGTCGTGAGGGTGTTTCTGCTTTCAATGGTGAGAAGTGGAAGACCGCAGACACACTTGTTCCGGCGTTTAAGTTTAGTGGCTCTCTGAAGGATTCCGTTGCTGAGACTTATGACCCCAAGAAGCATAAGCCTGCCAAGTAATCTGAGTATAAGAATTTTATATATAAGAACATAAAACAAAATTAAAAAAGAAACAAGATGAAGTACATAAGGAGAATTTTATGCTCGCAGAAAAGATGACTGAATATGATGTGTTTACCGAGGCATTGAGTAACAGTAAGAATGATACTTCGATTATTGTACCTCGCACAAAGGTAATAGATTTTCTGAAGATATGTGTTACTAATTGTATAGGTGACAAGTATAAGTTTATCGAAATTGATATAGACGATGAGGACTGGTGTGATTATGTAATATCGTTTGTAGATATTGATGGTGTTACTGATGTTTTCATTGAGCCTATGGTGAACAGAGATAAGAAAGTTTATTTTGATACTGAATGTGATATCTCTTATGTTGATGTTGAATGTGATAATGATATTTTTGCACATTTGACCACATTTAAGGAAATGCACATTTTTGATACTAGGTGTTAAAATAAAAATAGATTAGAGTAAAATCTATAAAATTAAGAATATCTCTTGTCTGTACAGATAATTGATAGATGTGGGGTCAGGCAGTGCAATAGTGCTGTCTGACTATATCACAGCCTTACAGGAAGTTAACCAGCCTTAATGAACGAAATGGGGAAGACGTTTATGGTTACGTCTATAAATAATATTCCAACTTTTATGTTATTAGCGTACATATCAGCAAAATAGCCACATTTATAATGTGTTGCGGGTGGGTTTGGTTTATGGGTATCCAGATGATATGATAAAACCTTTTATATGGGGCGTTCTTGCAGTAGACCTTTTAGGTGTGAGTGCAAATCTCATGGTGTCCCACCGATAATGGGTATGGTTTCCGATGTTGTAGCCCCAATAAAAACAACTCGGCACACGTTTGTGCTGGGCGTGTGAAATTCATAAATTGCTAATTTTGCATAAAACTCCTTTCGCATCCTCCGTAACAGATGAGTGCCGTTCTATGGGTATAGGGCGGTGCTTATTTGTTATATTGATTATACCTTATCGGGTATGATTTTTAGATAAATATGATTATTTATACCTTAAAGGGTATAGTTGATAAGCTGATATAGCTCAATTGGTAGAGTTTCTGTTTTGTACTCAGAATGTTGTGGGTTCGATTCCTACTATCAGCTCCAAGTCCTTAAAAGGATTACTTGCTAGTCGAGGTCAGATTTATTCTGATAGCTCATCTACCATGTGTAGAAAGAGATTCTGGTATTTTTATTAAAATATCTGTTCAAAAACATATTGCAGATGTTCAACATGGATAATTTATGGATTATCTGTTTTGTTTTGTATGCAATGACTTTTATTTTATAAATATTTATAAGTTGTTATTTAATGTGGGGTGATTATTCATCTCAAAAAATGATTTTATTTTTCATTTTTAATTCCTTTTCGGAATGGCTATTGCCGTAGTCATTCCACATTAGATAACAATAAAAAATGTTATCGGCAAATAATAAAGATAAATATTGAGTGTTCACTACTCAGTGTGAAGAAAGGATTAAAATTATGGAAAATGAGATTATTGTTAAAGGAACTCAAAACTTTATGGGAATAGAAATCCCTATTGTTGAGGGTGGTTTTGGAGAAAACAAGAAATGTATTTTGGTTAATACTGTGGCTGAAATACACAGTGCAAGAATTGATAAAATCAATGAAATGATAAGCAATAATATTGATGAGTTTGAAACTGGAGTCGATATTATTGATTTGATGGCTAATGACGACTCCTTAAACCTTGCGAAGAAATATAAATTAATAACTAATAATAGACAAAGGCATTGTTATGTTTTGTCCAAAAATGGATATCTAAAATATTATAATTTAATAAGAAATAAAAACGAAAAAATTTATAATATAATTATAAACAATTATTTTGATGACAATCACAATAATATCATATCTTTTGTGCAAAATAAAGAAATTAAGTTTAGAAATCAATTGGCTGCCATATTTGACAAATTTAAAATTAGATATGCTTTTCAATATCAAGTGTTGAAATATAGAATAGATATTTATTTACTAGATTATAATATTGCAATTGAGTATGATGAAAATAATCATAAATACTATACATATGAAAAGCAAGAATTACGTGAAGAAAATATTAAGGAAAAATTAAATTGTAAATTTATAAGGGTGACAGATGAATATTCTATTGATGAAGCAATTGCAATTGTTTTAAGTGAGTTGTTTATTATCAAAGGATAAGACTTTCCCTAAGACTTTAATTACTGGCAAGGGTCAGATTGCTCTAGTGGAAAGATTAAGAAATGAATTTGGCGTGGAAGATTAAAAATTAAAATTATAAACCCGTTATACATAAATGGATATAACGGCTCACAGTTTAGTTTGCTCTATAAAATATAAATAAAGGAAGTGACATAGTGGCAAGAACAACTGTCTACAATCATATAACAACTGAGGAAAAGATAGCAGAAATTAACGAAAATAATACTTGGCTTATAAATGAATTTCTAGAGTATCTTGCCTCTATTGACCGTGCGCCTCAAACTTTAAGGTCATACAAGAGTGATTTACATATATTTTTTGTATGGAATATTGACTTTAACAATAACAAAGATTTTGTAAAATTAACAAAACGAGAAATAGCAAAATTTCAGAATTATGCTATAAATGAATGGCATTGGTCTCCTCGTCGTGTGAGACGTGTAAAATCAACTCTTAGCTCAATGAGTTTATTCATTGAGAATATTCTTGATGATGAAGAGGGATATGAGAATTTCAGACCTATAATAAAAAAGATTGAGTCCCCCGTGAATGAAGCAGTTAGAGAAAAGACTATCTTTTCTGATGAACAAGTTGAACTTTTGATGGATACTCTTGTTGAACGTAAGGAATATGAAAAAGCTTGTGCGGTTGCAATAGCAGCATATTCGGGCATGAGAAAAGCTGAAATTTTGCAAATGAAGATGGAATATTTTAATGATGACCATTTAGTATTTGATTGTTTGTATAAAACTGATAAAATTAGAGCAAAGGGCAGAGGACAACTAGGCAAGCAAATTAACAAATATGTTATGAAAAAGGTAGATAAATATTTAGACCTTTGGAAAGCAGAACGTGAAAAACTTGGTATTAATTCTGAATGGGTGTTTGTCAGAAGATGCAATGGAGATTTCGCTAGAAGAGAAACTCTTGATAATTGGACTGATGAATTTTCAGAAATTGTTGGAGAAGATTTTTATTTTCACTCTTTACGACATTATGTATGTACAAGTCTTTTGGGAGATTATAATTTGCCAAGTGAAGTAGTCAGAGAGTTCTTTTCTTGGAACAGTATCGAAATGACCAAAATCTACTACGATCGGTCAACGGTTGATGATTTTGGAAAATACTTTACAGCTGATGGCATTGTAAAGCAAGAGGATAGTAAAGGTTTCTCTGATATAAAATAATTGTAATTTATGTAAAATGATAGAGAAAGGACATAAAAAATGAACAATAACAACAATAATAATTTCAACTTCACAAACCCGGAAACTCATCTTATAGACCGCCTTGGTTGTGTAGGACTGATATTTATATCATTCCTTAGCATAGCAGTGATAATTTTCTCTCCTGTAATAGCTTTCGGAATAGCATATTTTATTGGTTGGATTATGTCACTTTGTATAGGTGACGTGGTGGCAAATGGGCTGAATATGATATTTGCAACTGATAGATTTACACCAGAGGTTATTCCGTTATTCTATGGGACGATGGGATTAATTGGTAGTTTCTTTAGAAAGAGTAATGGAACAATTACAAATGAGATTAATGAAATAAAGAAGAAGCTCAATAACAAAGTTAGTGAAGATTAAAAATATAATAAAAAATAATCAAATATAATTAAGCCTTACTGTAATGGTAGGGCTTTATATATATGCCTTGATTGACTGCATGAGGTTGATTGAGAGATGGATACAAAGACTTACAGAGTTGCAAACTGTAAGATAAAGTAATGATAGGTTTCTTCTCCCCTATTATTACTTTTCTTTGTATTTAGATAAAAAGATTTAGGAGAAGATGTAGAATGGAGAAGAAATTATGTTATTAACAAAAGAAACAGATTATAAAGTTAATGCTCGAAGTTTAAAATATTATAAGAATTTGGGCTACCAATGTCATATTGGAGATATAATAAGTGTTAAAGTGGAGGATTTAAAACCCTTTTCGCTTTCATTAGTTCAATATCAATGTGATAGATGTGGTAAAGTTTTTGAACTTCCTTTTAGAAGTTTTTCACATTCACATAGAATAAATGAAAAAACTTTTTGTGTTGAATGTGCTAATAAAAATAAATATGAGGCTAAAAGTCAAGAATCTGAAAAATATAAGGCAAAAGATGGATTTAAAATTTGTTCATCTTGTAACAGAAAATTACCTGCAAACAGTGATTATTTTAATCATAAAGGTATAAAACTTTCAGACGAAAGAAAACATGCTATAAGTTTAAGAAACAAGGGCAAATGGAGCGGAAATAAGAACCCTCGTGTCACAAATCCTTTTAAGGGGAAAGATAATCCTAATTGGAGAGGTGGAATTACTGCTTTATATCAAGAACTACGTTCTGATACAAAAGAGTGGTTGATAAAGTCTGCTGAATCTACAAATTATAATTGTGTAATTACAGGAAAGAATTTTGATAATGTCCATCATTTATATTCATTTAAAAACATCGTAGAAGAAGTGTTTGTAAATCTTAATATTGATAAACGTAAAAATGTTTCAGAGTATTCTGAATGTGAGGAAATAGCAATTAGAAATGAATTAAAACGACTTCATAATTTTTACGGGTATGGCTCCCCAATAAATAAAGATGTACATAAATTATTTCACGACTTGTATGGATATACAAATACAAACTATTGTGATTTTATAGAATTTGTTAAGCGTGTAGAACTTGGTGAATTTGACAAATGGTTTGAAGAAAATAATCTACCAATCAATATAAATTATGATTATATAAGTTATGTAAAGGAATTGCAAAAGGAGGTGGGGTAATGCCTAGAAAACCAAAAACAGCAGTCCTGCCACCTATGGAAAAGACAAAATTTGTATGTCATTGTTGTGGTAAAAATAAAAGTGAAACCGAATTTTTTACAAGTAAATGGAGCAAAGTTTGGAATGATACTGATAAAAAAGTGTTGTTTTGTAAAGATTGTATTCAAGCATTGATGGATGAATATACACCGAGATACGGCGAGAAAACAGCTCTGATTATATGTTGTGCTTTATTAGACGTGCCTTATTATGGGACATTATATCAAAGCATTGTAAATAATAATTCGTTTTTTAATGTGGGTTTATATCTTAGACAATTGCAAATGAGACAACATCAGTATAAGAATTTTTCAAATTGTATTACTGATGGGGAGTTGTTAAAAACAGAAAGAGAAGTTAAAGAAGAAGTCGAAGCGAAATGGAGTAAAAAAGATAAACAGAATATGAATTATTCTATTTCTGTTGTTGGATACGATCCTTTTGATGATTGTAATATGACTGATTCAGATAGACGTTATTGTTTTAATATACTTGCAGGATATTGTGATGTTGAAGGCATTCGTGATGATAGTCATAAAATCCAATGTGTAATACAAATTACTCAAAATCAAATGCAAGTGCGAAAAATTAATGAAATGATAAATCATGAACTTTTAGCCACAACTCCTGATGAAAAAAGAATAAAAGAATTAACAGCTACTAAAAAACAACTGCAAGATAGTATTGCAAAAATGGCAGAGGACAACAAATTGTCTTCGGCTTATAATGAAGAAAAAGGAGCGGGGAAACATACTTTATCTCAAAAAATGAAAGATATGTTGTCAGATGGGTATGAAGCTGTTAGAGTTAATCTTTTTGACATTCGTACTTCTGAATGTATGAAACAAATTGCAGATTTAAGTAATCAAAGTATAATGGAGCAATTAACATTGGATTCAAATGATTATACAGAAATGATAAAAGAACAAAGAGAAATGATTACTAAATTACAAGAAGATACGGATATTTTAACAGAAGAGAATCGTATGCTCAAGAATAAGATTATCGACTTAGAAACAAAAAAGAAAAGTAGGTGATATAAATGGAAATTTACATACCTACTACTGATAAGGAATTTAGTCAACGCAAAATTGAAGAATACACAAAATTTGAAAAAGTGATTAATTGGGGAAGAAAAGACCCAATAAGATTTTCTGAAGAGTTTTTTGGAATTAAATTGATAGATTATCAAAAATGGTGTTTTATAGAAACTTGGGATAAACCTTTTGCATTATGGCTATGTTCCAGAGGTACGGGCAAAACCACTTTAGCAGCGGTATATCTGCAAACTAAAATGTTATTAATTCCTGACTATCATGTGTTTGTATCGGCTAACTCATTAAGCCAGTCCATTGATTGTTTTAAAAAGATAGAAAGCTTAGCATTACAGCGCATTCCGTCTTTTAAGACTGTAACTGATGTATTTGCTGCCGAAGTTGAAAAATCAGCAAATAGCGAAACAGGATTTTTGCATAATCCTGCCGGAAATAGCTTTCAATTATATAACAATTCTAGCTTATTAACGTTATCAACTAATCTTAATGCTATACGTGGTAAGCGTGGAAGTGTTTACTACGATGAAACTTCGTGGCAGTCACGAGAACAAATGGCTGCTACAGAGCATTACGCTGATGTGGATGCAAGCTTTGGATTAGGTGTTGAAAAAATTCATTATTATGACCCTATACAAATGCCTTTACAGTTATTATATGCTTCGAGTGCTGGCGATGTAACATTCCCTTTTTATGAGAAATATGTTACATTTGCAAAAAAAATGTTTTTAGGGAATAGAGATTATTTTGTTTGTGATATAGATGCAAATGATGTTGTAAATTTTTCTTCTGTAGATGGTGAAAAAATTAAGTCTCATCTTACTCAAGCTCAGATAGATAAGGCTGTTGAAGAAGACCCAGAACTTGCGGACAGAGAGCTTTTTAATAAGTTTCGTAAAGATGGTGGTCAAAATGCAGTCTTAAAAATGGACACGTTAATTCGTAATTCAGAAATTAGAGTGCCTTCATTATATAATGATACAGGCAAAAAGAAATTTATACTTTGTTATGACCCAGCTCGTAATTTTGATGGTTCAGTTTTAGCTATTTATCAGTTAATGAATAGTAAAGAATATGGTTTTTGGTTGAGAGTAGAAAATGTTGTTTCAATGGTTGACACTCAAAGTAAACATAAAACCCCTTTGCCAATGCCAGAACAGTTAGAAATAATAAAAGATTTAATGATTAAATATAATGGAGAACGTGCTGCTGAATGGGAAAATATTGAATTTTATGTGGACTCTGGTTCTGGCGGTGGTGGTATTAGTGCTGTTTGCGACCAGCTCATGAATGGTTGGATAGATAAGAATGGGTTAAAACATAGGGGAATTATTGACCCAGAACACAAGCAATATGAAACAGCAAGGAAAAAATATACAGATGCAATGCCTATTGTTCACCTTATTGATCCACAAGGGTATAAAAAAATAATCTATGATTCGTTGCAAAAAATGGCGAATTTAAATTTAATTAAATTTACAGATTATGATAATAAAGATTATTTATTGTTGCCCAAATCTAATGGAGAATATGATAAATACGAATTGTCTTTTGAAGAAAAATTATCTTTGGCTAATATTAATATGATGAAAACCGAGGTTTCATATATGTGCCGTTATGATACAGGTAATGGAGGAGTTCAATATGAATTAGCAAGGGATAAGAAAAACACTATGCACGATGACCGTGCATATACGTTAGCTATGGGGGCATATGCGTTAGCGAAACTTAGAAGGGAAGATTTGGTAAACAAGCCCAAATCCCAATCCACCCTCGATTATTCTTCTCTTTCACGCAAACCAACAATACCTCAATCTCGATACTAAAACAAAAAGGTGGTGAAAAATAAAATAATGGCAAGAACATCAAAAACAAAGAAAACTGCTAATACAACTAATAATACTTCTTCTACAGAAGTCTTATCTGATGACTCGAAATCTCAACTTCAGACTTTTAACTCAACTATTGCAAATGCACTATCTCAAACTCTTACTAAAGAGAAATTTGATATAGCCGAGTTTAAGAGAATTGTAAGCACAGAGCTGAAATTTGATACAAATTACATAGACCCAAATAAAAAGCTATTAAGTTTTTCAAAAAGAGAGATAGCCGAAATGGCAGAACGTCCTGAAAGATTTGGTAAAGATATTCTTCGATTAAGTAGATATATGTATCGTAAGTCAGGATATTACAAACGCCTTGTAGATTATTTTGCTAATATGGGTGTGTTGAGATACACCATTGATACGAAGATGTATAATCCTAAGAAAGTATCAAAGACTGCATTGAAAACTAATTTTCTAAGATACACTGCCTTTTGTGACAAACTCAGTCTTACAAATGAAATAAACAAAATACTTAAAACAATGTTTATTGAAGATGTAGTGTTTGCTTATAAGATAGATAATGGGATAAATTATACATACTATTATCTTGATCCTAGTATCTGTGAGATAAGTTCAATAGTAGACGGTAATGTATTTGAGTTTGTACTTTTGAAAAATAAAATATCAGAGACTAAAAAGAGTAATTTGCCAGCCCCGTTGCAAGATTTATTAAACGACTCAAGGTATGATAAGGTTACAAAAATACCTGTGCCTTTTGAAAATTCTCTTTGTTTAAAGTATAATTCTGATAGCATTGTTCCATTCCCACCTTTCTTTACAATGATACCGGATATTCTTCTTGTGGATGAATATAAGGATTTGACCAAGGCGCAAAGCATAAATGATGCTTATAAATTATTGACTATGAAGATACCAACTAAAGACGGTGAAATCACTCTTGATGATACTTTGATAACAACTTTTACAAGTATTGTCTTGAACACAGTCCAGAATAATATTGGTGTAATTACTACGCCTTTTGAGACTGATACGGAGGAATTTTCATCTAGTAATGCCGATGACAGAGACACTGTGTCTGATGCTATTTCATGGGCATTTAAGAATGTTGGCGTATCTGAAGCGTTGATGAGTGGAGCTTCGTCTGGTTCAGAATTAAAATATTCTATTATCAATGATAGTGGTGATATATTCAGAATTTATCGTATGATAGAGGACTGGGTAAAATTACAGACAAATCTTATTGTTATACAAGGCAATGGAAATAATTTTATTACCGACAATTACAAATTTTCATACAAAATTCTTGATATGACCATTTTTAATCAGACTGATTTTATTGATAATGAACTGAAGATGGCACAGAATGGCATCCCAAATAAAATGAGATTATGTTCTGCTAATGGTATGCCACCTGCGGAGATGCTTGGTAATAGTTTTGTTGAAAATGAGTTGTTTAACGATGTATTTGAAGGGTGGCAGGTATTAAAAACTAGCTATACACAGTCGAGTGATGACTCTGATAATAATGGTGGGAGACCAGCTATGGATGAGACGGATTTAAGTGCTAGTGGGGAAGTGACTGCAAATAATGATACCAATGATCCTGATAATCGGTTGAGTTAAGGTGGTGATTATTATGGATTTTATATGTATTATTGATAAAACAAAGGCAGATTTATTAAAATCTAAAGGCTTTAATTATCAATTATCAGAAATTGATAGTAAAACAGTATATAAGTTTCTTAATACTCCTGAACTGAAAACTTACTTAAACAGTAATTTTTCTAGTCGGGAGTATTTTGTTATACCTTATATGAATTTTTAATGAAAGGCGGTGAAATGAAATTTGGAGAATAAAACAATAAGATTTTCTACTGATATAAAATTATCGTCTTCAACAAATATAAGTAATGATGAAATTGCATTGGTAGATGTTCTTTTATGCTATCACGGTGAAAATAGAAATGGCTCTTGTATGACAAAAGACGTTATGACTAAGGCAATTCCCACGTTATATGGCGTTCCAATTATCGGAGAATACATATATCTGGATGATGGTTCTCAAGACTTTGGGTCGCATGGTGGTAGGATTATAGTTTCCGATGATGGTATTAAGTTTGAGTCAACTACTATTCCTTATGGATTTGTAACTAAAGAAGCGGTTGATAATGCAGAGTGGATTACTATTACTGAAAAAGACGGGCATACACAACATGAATATTTGTCTTTGAAAGGTTGTGCTGTATGGTATAAACGTATGCCTGAAGTAGCTTCTATTCTTGAAAAGAATTATGGGCAGAGCATGGAAATCACCATAAAGAATTATTCTTGTGCCGACAACGGGATTATGAATATTACTGATTTTACTTTCTCTGGGGTTTGCATACTTGGTTCTAAACCGTCTGGTGAAGCAGTAGAACCATGCTATGAAAGTGCTTGTATTGGCAGACATTATGAACTTAGTGAGATAAAGAAAGACATTAAGGAAATGATGGAGGCTTACAATAAATTTCAAATAAAAAAGAAGGAGGAAATCTTAATGGATTTTACTAAGGTTACTGACGCTCTTGCACAGTACAAGATTGCTGATACTGATAATGCTAAGTATGGTCTCCTGACTGTTAGCGATACAAGTATCGGTGTTCTTGACCTTGAAGATTTCTCTGTATATACCATTGATTGCACTGAAAATGAGGGTGAAATCGTTATGGATATGGAGAATAAGGTAAAGTGTGCATTAAGCGTTAAGGATTATGTTGAGGGTGAAAGTTTTGATCTCGCAGGTGCTGTTGAGGCTATAAAGGCTACCACAAAATCTGATTATGAGAGTGAACTTTCTAAGGTTTATCAGACAGAGTATGAGTCTAAGATTGAGGAACTTACAAAAGCTTATTCTGAACTTAAAGAACAGTTTGAACAGGCTAATGCTGAACTGACTGTGTTTAAGGAAGCAGACGAAGCTAAGAAGGTGGCAACTCATAAGGCTGAAATTGATACTGTAATTTCTCAGTATGAGAAGAAGATAGGCAGACTTCCGGAGTTCCTTTGCTATCGTGCAAAGTTAGACTATTCTAAGTCTGTTGAAGACGTAACAAATGAACTTACCATTATGGTTGGTAAGACAATGATGGATAAGGCTAATAAGTCTACATTCTCTTATAACCCTGTGACTGCGGGTGTGGCTAATAAGCAGTCCAATAACTATGCAGATGGCAGATATGGTAATCTGCTTAACAAATTCTCTAATATGGATTAAAAAAGATTTTAATGAAAGGAAGATTAATATTATGGCTAAATATGGCGTAGTTGAAACAACTAAGATTACTGAGCCTTGCTTTGATGTCAAGGCTACTATTGATGTGGAAAATGGTTGGGTCGTTAAGAAGGGCGACATTGCAACCGGCGAGAAGGCAATTTATAAGGCAGAAGTCCCTGCTACTACTGACGAGGTTTATCTTGTAGCAAATCCTGCATGGGATTACAATGATTCTTCTATCATCAATCAGAATGAGGAGAATTTTATTAATAAGCCTGGCAAGCCTTTCAGAGTATATGCTCTCAAAAAGGACAATCTGTTTGCTGAACTGGATTATGCTATTGCTAATAGTGAGTCCATTGCAGTTGGCGATTACATAGGTGTAGACGGTACTACTATGAAACTTAAGGATTTAGGTACTTCTGATCCCGGCTCTACTGCTTTTATGGGTAAAGTAATTGATATTACAGAGTATGGCTTTGCTTACTGCACTGGTACTGCTGGCAATGTCGGTGCTACTGGCAAGAAGGTCACTATTGAAGTAGTACGTAATACTGTTACCGCTTAATCTAAAAGAAAGGAGAAATAAAATATTATGGAAAAGAATCTTAAAGAAATTTGCAATCTGATGAATGATACTCTTTCTAATAGAGTTGCAATGTTTAATAAGGGCGGTGCTCCTTATGCAGAGGAGGCTATAAGAGAAGCTTTCTTCAACATCCTTGGCGAGGACAAGCTTACACATCAGAACTGGAGAAACCATAAGAATGAGATTTTCACTATTATGGAGGAGGTGCTCAATACTAATCTTCCTCTTGCATGGGAGAACTCTCCTTTTTATAACCAGTTTGTAGAGACCAGAAATGGCAGACTTGGTGACAAGAATGAGTTTATTGTTGAGGACAATTCCGTACTTGTGGCTTCTTCTTTCTCTGGCAATCACTGGGATACGCCTCGTACAAAGATTATGGGTCGTAAGGCATTCAGTCTTGATACCGAGTGGTATTTTATTCGAGTATACGATGACCTTGAGAGATTCCTCAAGGGTGTGATTACTCTGACAGACCTTGTTGCTAAGATGCAGAAGGCTATGCAGGACGCTATTGATAGTCACATTGTGGCTTCTTTTAATGGTGCTGGCACATATCTTCCGGCTCAGTTTACTGTAAGTGGTACATATACCAAGAATAAGATGTCTGAGCTTATTCAGAGAGTACAGATTGCTTCTCAGAAGAATGTAGTTCTTGCTGGTACTAGGACTGCTCTTTCTTCTATCACTTCTGGTATTGAGTCTCAGTGGATTTCTGAAGATCAGAAGAAGGAAATGGCTACTACTGGTATGCTCCGTTCTCTTACTGGTCTTGGTGTTATTGCTGTCGAGATTCCTCAGACCTTTATCCGTGGTACTTATGACTTCAAGGTTGATAATAAGTCTATCTTTGTTCTTCCTGATAATGAGAAGTTCATTAAGGTCTATTTCGAGGGTGATACTCGTGCAAGAGAACTTTCTGCGCAGGATACTCACGACCAGACTATCGATACTCAGATTCAGACTAAGGTTGGCGTAGGTTGTGTATTTGGTGAGGTATTTGGTAAGTATAATATTACTTAATTTTGAATATCCAAAATCATAAAAAGCAATGAATTTATTATTGGGTGGGGTGGTGGCATTCCACCCTATCCATTATAAATTGAAAGGAAAAAGTACATATGGATTTTGAAAATATGAGCTTAGATGAACTCAAGAAGTATGCTAAATCTAAGGGTATGACATTTGGAAATATCAGTAAGGAAAAGCTAATTACAAAACTTAATGAAACTGAGAAAATCAATAAGGTTTTAGAAGACGATACTGATATCGTTGCAGATGAACCTGTTGCTGACGTACAGGTTGAAAATGTTAAACCTGTAGAAAGTGTGCTTGATACAATTACCAAGGCTATTGATGAGGTTGCCGAAACTAAAGAAGAAGTTGAAACTGTTGAAGAACTTCCTAACGATACTGTTATCCGAGTAAGAAGTATTACTTTTGGAACGACCATTTACAAGTCTCCTATTACTGGTTCAGAGTTTATCTGGAATAAGATGGGTGATGTTCAAGATATGACTATTGGTGAACTTCGTACCATGAATAACTCTTATTCCGACTTTTTGAACAAGCCTATGCTTATTCTACTTGATGATAGGGCAATACGTCAGTTCAGACTTTCAAAGCTTTATGAGAGTGTTTCTTCTATATATGATTTGAAGACACTTTTCACAAAGGATATTTCTACTATTGAGGGCGTTATTACAAAAGCTCTTGAAGCAAATATGAGAGATATGCTTATTTCTCGTGTAAGAATGATGTATAAGAATGGTTCTCTGAAGGATATCAATGTTATCAGACTTCTTGAAGATAGGCTTCAGTTTGATATTCTTAGAGATATCTGATATAAGATAAGAAAGGAATGGCTATGGCAACATCATATAAAGAATTGTATAATTCGGTTTATAGCAAAATCAAGGATTACGATTTTATTGCTATGCCCGAAGATAAGGCTGATGAAATTCTTCACGATTATATACGTCCTGCCATAGTTGACTTTGAGGACTGCAAACAGGATTTGTCTGACCGTGATGAAACATTAAAGTCTTTTAATATAGATTTAACTGATATAAATTTTGAGATATTATCAAATTTTATGGTCATCAAGTATATTGAAGCTACTTACATAAATACGCCTATGGCTCTTAAAGCCTATATGAGTACGGCAGATTTTCATAAATATGATAATAAAGATGTGCTTGGCAAAGTAGTTGAAATAAGGGATGGATATCTTAAACGTAATAAACAGTTAATGATAAATTATTCTATTCGGAGTAAAGATTCTGGTTTGGCTAAACTTTATGAAGAGAAGGGTAATTATGACCCTAGTAAAAAATCAAGACCTGTTGTAAAAAATGGCGGTTGTGATTGTTGTGGTATTTTTGATGATTTTACGCCTTCTCACTGTGATTATCATTGTTCTGACTGTGGGGTGCATAGGTCATGAGTTATGCTCATATGAAACAACGTATGACTTTATCAGGCGAAACTGTACGGACAGAAAAGATAAATGATGGCAGACGGTTAATGAGTGAACAACTTATGACAGACCCATCATATCAAGAATTTGATATTTGGGAGTTTGGTGTTACTTCTGATGATTTCGTCAAACAGTCGCTCAAATTATATGATAGAAAATATTCTTCTGCAAATGGATTTACTGTAAAGTTTGAAACCTTGTGGGACAAATTTATTCCTATTGGAACGGTTTTATATGATATAAATGAAAAGCTTTATTACATTTGTACAGAATCATTTGATAAAAATAGTATTTTAAATAATGGTAAACTTACTCGTTGTAATAATTTTTTAAAATGGCAAAATGAGACTGGGAAAATTTATGAATATCCGGTGTTTGATGTCAATAGTACACAATATAATTCAGGTGTTGATGGAAATAAGATAATGACTTTGGGTAGTACACAGCATATGTTGTCTATTACTGCTGATGATAACACTATTTCTTTAAGACATGATAAAAGGTTTTTTATTGACAGAAATAAAGTAGAACCTACTGTTTTCAAACTTACGCAGAATGATACAACTGCATTAAATTATGATAAGGGTGTGGTTCATCTTACTGTTACTGAAGACCAGTATAACCCCGACACAGATAATATTGAAGAATGGCTTTGTGATTATAATAAACCTGTTTCACCCAATAATATTGAAATTACTTATACTGGGAGTCCTAGTATAAGAGTGGGTGGGTCTTATAAGACATTTACAGCAAATACATTATCACCTGTTGTATGGGATATTGTTGCTACACCTGATGTACAGAGTTGTATCACTTTAGTTCCTGTGCCTGACGAGAATAAGTGTAAGACAAAATGTTCTCAAAACGAGAATGTTATTGGCAAAAGTTTTGTCCTTAAATGTGATGATGGAATGGGAAACACAGGCGAAATAACAGTTAATATTGTAGGAGGTGTATGATGGGAAAGAATGATAATTTAATAGAGGATTATCGAAATCTTGTAACGAATACTTTGCTTACTAATCCTACTATTGTAGAAGTCCTTAGTGATGGCAAATATAGTTTGGAAGAAGCAGATGAGTTAATGTGGACACATATTTTCCCTAATCAGTATATACCTGATACAATAACTGAAACAGGGTCGTTTATTTTGTATGATTTATCTGATGCTGTTATATCGCGAGTTAATAAAACTTATATAGAGGTAACTTTATATTTTTGGGTATTAACTCATTATAAAATGCCAAAATACAATAATAAATTACGAAACGATATTCTTGTAAGAGAATTGAGAAAAGATTTCGGTGAAAAAGATTGTTTTGGTATCGCCAAGGCTCATTATGTTTCTAACAGTATATTTAATTCGGGGACTAATAAATATACTGGCAGGCTGATTACGTTTCGTGTAACGGATTGGTCGGATAGAATAAGATATAAGGATTAAATAATGGCGAAATTTAATCTTCTTAATAAAAAACAGTATAAATTCAATGATTTGATAACTGTAAATATTCCAATGGTTGGCGATGTTTGGGGCGAAGACAGAGATGTTGCTTTTGAAAAAGGATATCTCCAAACGGCTTCGTTGTTTATTCAAACACCTACTGATTTAATGTTGGAATTAAAAGAGATTGGAATTTACTGGACAGATGTTACAGAATATGAAGTATTTGTGATGTTTTTGTTATCATTATTGTCCGAAATACAACAAGGTAAAGAAAGTGATAAAATTATTCACCGTTGGGGACTAGTATTTCCCACACTTGATTGTTCTGACATATGGGCAAAAAGCAATGACGATAATAAGAATGTAATATTTGTAAATGGTAAAGACCAAGTGATTTTTAATAAAGCTATTTATGAACAGTTATCAGATTTGTTATGCTGTATTTTACACGCTGAAAAAAATCGTGAATATAGAAAAGTCCCTGAAAAAGAAACACGAGATTATATTTTGGATAGGGCTAAGAAAAAGCGTGAACGTGAAAAAGCTCGACTTCAAAATAAACAAGATAGTAAATCGTCATCTGTTTTAGATGGCGTTATTTTATTTCTTGTGAATAACTGTAATTTCAAATATAATTTTGAAACGGTTAAAAATATTACTTTATATGATTTATATGCTTCATACAAGCAGATAAATAAAAACGCTGAAATTGACAATATCATGTCCGGATATTATTTTGGTACAGTAGATTTGAAGAAAATAGGCGATAGTAAATTACAAAGAATTATTATATGAAAGGATTGAATAATTATGGCTAATGCTGCAATTGCAATGCTTGAGGGCTGGACGATTACATCCGTAGAGACAATCGAAAATTATTCTCGTACTGATGATACCTGCCTTAATATTCTTGATGAAATTAAGAATATTACTCTTTCTAACTCTGAGGATAGTGCTGATGTAACTGGTAAGAATGATACTGTACTGTTCACTATCAAGAAGAATAAGGCTGTTGAAGGCTCTGGCTCTTCTGGTTATATTTCTGGCTCTCTGCTTTCTCTCCAGACTGGTTCTGACCCTGTATCTGGTAAGATTAAGTTCAGAAAGAGAGAGGTTATTTCTTTTGAGGACAACGCTACTGAAGTAGTTACTGCTGAAACTGCTGTTGGTACTGCCGGTTCTGAACTTCTTAATGTACTTATCACTATTGATGGCACAACTACTAAGTATGAACAGGCTTCTTCTGAGGATGCATCTCATGTTGCATACACTCCCGGCACTAAGAAGATTGCGCTTCCTACTGGCATTGCTAATGCTGGTACTATCGAGGTAGTTTATGAGTATGAGAAGGACGGTGCTTCCGTAGGCAACTCTGCTGATACATATGGTAAGACCACTCATACCTTTATTAATTGCCTTGGCAAGAACACCTGTGATGAGACTTACTTCATTCAGATTGAAATTTATCGTTGTGACTGGAATGCTAACTTTGATTTTGATATGGGTGGCGATGGTGTTGAGCATCCCTTCCAGTTCAAGAGCCTTGTTGACAAGTGTGGAGTGGGCAATTCCAAGTTCTGGGACTTCAAGGTTTACAAGACCGCTTGATAAAGGATTAAATAAATATGGAAATAATCAGGCATTGTTTGGTCTGCGGGAAAGAATTTAAGGCTTGCAATACCTGCCAGCAAAATACACCCGAAACCTTGCAATGGCGTAGGGTAGTTTGCTGTCCAGCTCATTTTGCATATCATATACCTATTATTATGTATCATAATGGCGAGTACAGTAAAGACAAGGCTAGAACAGAATTACAGAATGCAATAGATACACATGGTGACATTAAATATTGTGATAATGTTAAGGCTATTGTTGATGAAATATTGGCTGATGATATAAAATTTGAATCTGAAACTGATGTAGACAACATTAAAGTTTCAGAAACTAATATTGTCAATGATAATGTAAATGAGATTATTCAAGACAAGCCTAATTCAAAGACCAAAAAGAATAGAACAAAGTTTATAAAAGAATAAAATTATAGGGAGATGACCATTAAGGCAACCGTCAAATGTGGTTGTCTCCCTATTTTTTATAATCTGATAAAGGATAGTTAAATGAAGAAATCAAAATATAATGTTGATTTATCTGAAAAGGGAAAGAAAAAACGTACATATAAAGGTATAACTTTTGATAGTGAAACGGAAATGAAATTCCTTATTGAATGGATTGAGCCTAAAATTGATATAGGCGAAATCGTTTCATATGAAATGCAAGTTCCTTATATTTTGCAAGAGGGGTTTGTGAATTTTGAAGGTAAAAAGATATTATCTATAAAATATGTAGCTGATTATGTTATTTCTTTCGCAGATAATAGACGGATTGTTGTAGATGTCAAGGGATTACCCGACACAACTGCAAAATTGAAGAGAAAATTATTTGAATATAAGTTTAGAGATATCCCATTTTATTGGTATTGTCGCAGTATTAAATATGGCAATGGAAATGGTGATAATTGGATTACATACGATGAACTTGAAAAGAGACGTAAGTCAGATAAGAAACAAAATAAAGTTTGAAAGGAAAAAGAATATGAGAGATACTATTGAACTGATTGAGATGAGTAAGTTAGTAAATACCGTTGTTGGCAGTGTGTTTTTCACCAATGAAAATACAAATGAGATAGAATATAAGCCTGAATATACTCCTGTAGTTTCGGCTTTTTATAAGATGAAGTATTACTGCCCTGATGAACTTCCCAATGATGATATTCAGAATTTTTATATTGATTGGATTAATGGTTATTATACAGATTTTCTTAATAAAATTAATCCTCATCAGAATGTTATGATTGATAATGCTATTTCTGAAAAAATTGAATATATAAAGAAGCAGGTTGGTAATCCTCTTAATAATGCTCTTGCTAGCCTTATCAATATTGTTCAGGATGCCATTGACAGATTTTCTACATCTTTTGGCGAGTTTAATGCAGATGATATGAAGAAAGTTATGACACAAGCTACTGATTTTGCAAAGAATATGGATAAAAATTCTAAGAGTATTGTCAAGGCGGTGACAGAAAATGTTGTCGAAAAGACTGAAAATGATGATAACGGAACTAAGGTTAAGACTGTATCGACTAAGAAGAAGTCTAATAAGACAAATACATCGAATAAGAGCAAAGCTGTTGCAATATCTACAAATAATGTTGTTGGGGGAGATAATGCCGATGGAAAGCAGTAAGTTTACTATGGTACTCCCTATATCTTTATCTGGCAGGATGGTTAATAAAATCGTATCAGAAACAAATGCACTCAAAAGTATGGTTTATCTTGATTTAGGTAATCGTACAGTAGATATGAAATCTATTCTTGGAATATTAAGTGCAGATTGTAAAGCAGGAATGGAAATCACGGTAATTTGCCTTGCTCATGATAAGAGTGTTGCAGAACATGATAGTAAAGTAATGGAGAGATTATTAAAGTCTGGTGATTTTTAATGGCTAAAGTTTGCAAAAGCCTTAAAGAACTTGAAAAAGCATTACAAGAAAAGGTTGACATTGCTTTATTGACCGATGTTGCTCAAACAGTAACAGAAGTAATGCAAAACCATATTGCACAAGATGTTTATGATGTATATAACCCTAGTAGGTATGCTAGAAGAATGAATGAAAACGGATTATTAGATAATAGAAATATTAATAGTTCTATTGATGGGAATACACTTATTGTGGAAAATAACACTTTAGGCTCTCCGTATTATTATGACCCAAGTGATAAAAAAACAAAAAAATCTGCAAATGCTGGTGAAGAAATTGTGGGGGTAATTGAAAGTGGCAGAGGATATGATATTTCTAATTGGGAATATGATGGTGTCCCTCGCCCTTTTATTGAGAATACAAGAGACGAGTTAAAAGATTATGAATGGCATAAAAAGGCGTTAAAACAAGGGTTACAAAAACAAGGATTAGAGGTGAAGTGAAATGGCAGAAGATTTACAAATTAGGATACCCGTCACTTTAGGAATGGAGAATATTCCTGAAGAAGTTAAGAAAATTCAGCAACAATTAAGCAATAACAAAAATACAAATATAAAAATAAATGCAATATTATCTGATGATTCAATTAATAATATTAAGAATCAATTACAGTCATTATTTAATAATAAGCAAGCAATAAATCTTAATGTCAATTCAAATGTCCAGTCACAGTTAAGTCAAGTTAATCAGACTGTTACTACCCAGATTAATGCAATTAATAAAAAAGCAGTAGTTGCTCCAAAGGTGGATATTTCTCAGATTGATTTGGAAAATCTTAAAGCAATGTCAAATGCTTTTATAAAGGCGTTTGACATAAAGTCATTAACGTCTGAAACTAAAACTGAACTTCAATCTCTGATGAGAGAATTCCAAGTTACAACTCAAAAGCAGGATTTTTCTGCAATAGCTAAGGCTCAACAAGCGTTGCAACAATTTGCTCAAGATTATGGGAAACAATTTAAAAATCAAGAAACGATAACAGCGTTTAATAATTTTAAAGCATTATATCATGATATTGCTAATGCAGTTGGTGAATGCGATGTAGCTACTAGGCAATATTTAGGAACAAATAAACAATTCAAGCAAATATTTGGGGATACTTGGAATAATTTAAGAAATAAAGATGTTGTTGGTGTCCCTGATGATAGTGCATTATGGAAATTAGGTAGTACTCTTGATGATATACTTATAAATTATAGGCAACAGATTTTAAATTTTCTGTCCGAAATTAATAAATCTTTTACTACCATTTCTCAACTTGACCAACTTGATATTAACAAATTATTTTCTAGCATAGCTAATATTTCTGGTTCATCTGGATTAATTAATACGGCGCAACAAATTCAGAATATTATTTCGGGATTTACAAATTTAGATGGTAAACTCCAAATAACGCAAGATTTATTTAACCAATTTACTGCCAACGGAACTAATACAAGTTCTTTGAATAGTACGCTTGAAAAAATTGGTTTAAGTTATACAGTCGTTGATAACAACGCCCAAAATGCTATCGGTACAATGGCACAATTTAGTAGTGTCTATAATGAGGTTGCCAATGTTCAAAAGGCATACGCTGAAAATATAAAGCAATCTATTGATGTTGAAAATCAGAATACAACTGCCACTAAAAATTCTACTGAATTAGCTCAAAAGAAGTTAAGAGCCATTGAAGAAGTTACCAAGGCACAAGAAAAGCAAAATAAGGTTTTAAAATCTGCAAGTAATTTTAGAGATTATATTGATTCATCTTTGATGACATTCAGTGGGAATGAAAATGGTATTAATGAAGCAATTCAAGCTTTTAAGAAGTTTGGAGAAGTATCATCTTCATCAATAAAATACCCGACTATGAATACAAGAGGTGGGTCTTCTGATCTTATAAAGTATTTTACTATTGAGGTTAAGTCTGCAACTGGTGAATTACAGAAGTTTGCATATACTTGGAAAAATATTGGCGATGAAGATAATCCTAATTTTGTATATATGCTTTCCAATGTTAGGGAAGCCGATGCGGGTATCCAAAAATTAATTGCTTCTCAGCAAAAATATAATGATAAAATTAAGGCTCTGCAAACATCGTTCACATCTGATTTACAAAAAATACGTTCTTCTTGGGAGGATGTAAATGGTGGCAAATCTGTAAAGTCTGATGAAAATATTAATAATCTTAATCAGCAGTATATAAAAGTAGAGCAATCAATAGAGGCGTTAAAAAATGCTGATGAAGTCACAATGGCTTCAATGAAAGCAAATGTAGTAACTCAAATTGATAAACTTAATCAGATGGTTACTCAGTACCATAATGCTGAAAAGGTTGCTACTCAACTCCGAGCAAAAGGTTTTGAAACTGTTAAGATTGATACGGGAAATAATATTGATAAATTTATAAATAGTATCAATAATTCTAAAGTCCCGGTTCAAGCAATGAAAACAGAGATTGATAATCTTACTTCTTCTTTTTCTAATCTTAATAATATTGAAGACCAAGCAGGTAAATCTTCGGCTTTAACTAGTATTCTTAATATATTGGATAATGCTAAGACTAAATTTCAAGCATTGCAAGAATTATTCAAAGGTTCTGGAAATTCAAATTGGCTTACTATAAATTCTGACCAGATAAACAAGATTGATGATATGGCAACTAAAACTGCTATATATAAGAATTATCTTAGTAATATTGCAAATGAATGGAAAGGGCAACAATTATTAGTTGGTAATGTTGCTAAAGAAATGGCATCGTTACAACGTGGTATTACAAGTATTAAAAATCCTGCTGTCTTAGATAAATATGTGGCAAGGATACAAGAACTTGTGACGAATTATCAAAGGCTTAAAATCAATCTTGATAGTCAGGTTGAAAGCCAGAATAAGATTTATCAGATACAAACTCAGATTTCTAAACTTAGTTCTACTGATGTAAGCAATAAAACTTATTTAGAGCAAAAGTTACATGATGAAGAAAAAACTTTGCAAAATTTGCAAATGCAAAGTGGGACTTTAAAAAATATTGTTTCTCTTGAAGAGCAAGAAGCCTATGTTACACAACAGGTGAAAAAAGCAAGAGAAGATGCTACTATTGCTCAAAATCATCAAACCGATGCCCAAATGGCTAAAAACATTAAACAAGTTAGTGATTATGCTACAGCCATTGAAAAATCAATTGTCAATCTGAACAGATTGAAAAACAGTAAGATTTTTGCTGATAATTCTAATAAATCTAGTGTGCAAGCTCAGATTGCACAATTAGATCAGTTTATTACTAAACTTACTCAAATGCGAGAAACTGTTGGTACAATGGTTACTGTTGGTAATACAACTGGCAAGGTTGACACTACTGCTTTTGCTACCTTGGTCAATGATATGACTAATCTTAATAACCAGATTAAAACGGTTGAAACTTCTGCCAAGGATTTACAAACTCAATTAAAACAGACTAATGGCGTTGATGTTCAGAAAGGTAAGATAAAAGTTCTTGTTGCTCAACTTGAAGCTTTTGCTATGGCTAATGGTAAAGCAATGAAATCTAATAAGACTCTTACATCTGGCATGACTGTTTCACAAGAATGGAATGCTATGATGAGTAAGTTAAAATCTGGGGCTGATAATGGCGATATTCAGAAGATAACTTCTCAATTCAAGGCTATGAGGTCTGAAGTTAAGGCGTTAGGGCTTGAGGGTGGAACGGTATTTCAGAAGCTTTGGGCAGATGCTCAGAAGTTCGCTAGATGGATGGGTTTGACAATGGTAACAGCCTCTATTGCAAGAGAAATCAGAGGCATGTTTAAAACTGTTGCTGAACTTGACACTGAGTTGATTGATTTAAGAAAGACTTTCAAGGGTACTAGTGAAGATTTAGAGGATTTTTATTATTCTGCTAATGATGTTGCTAAACAGCTGGGTGTTACTACTAAGGAAGTAATATCGCAGGCGTCTAGTTGGTCTAGATTAGGTTTCTCGACAAAAGAAGCTGCAACAGAAATGTCTAAACTTTCATCAATGTTTGCAAGCATTTCTCCGGGCATGGACGTTGATACGGCAACAACTGGACTTGTAAGTGTTATGAAGGCATTTAAAATTGATGTTGATGACGTTAAAGAAGGAATAATGTCACCAATTAATGAGATAGGTAACCGTTTTGCAACGGACAATAATGATATCATATCTGGCTTGTCTCGTTCTTCGGCAGCAATGGCAGCAATGAATTCAACTCTATCTGAAACTATTGCGTTGTTTACAGCTGGTCAGGAAGTTTTACAAGATAGTGAAAAAATGGGTAACGCTTTAAAGAGCGTTGCCATGAGGGTAAGAGGGTATGACGAAAGCACCGAAGAATTATCTGATGATCTTGTAGACATTACAGGTAAAGTAATTGATTTGACTAAGGTTGCAAGCAATGATTATAAAGGTGTATCGTTATTTACAGATGAAACACAGGAACATTATAAATCAATTTATGACTACCTTGTTCAGATTGCTGACGTATATGATGAGTTAAGCGAAAAAAATCAGCAAGAACTTCTTGAAAAGCTTTTTGGCAAATATCAAGCTCAGGCTGGTGCAGCAATACTTAGTAACATTCAAGCAGCAAAAGATGTTATGAATGTTATCGAAAATGAATCTGCTGGTTCTGCTGATCGTGAAATGGAAGTAATTAAAGATTCTGTTGATTACGCTAAAAATGAATTGGCAGAAACCTTTACTGGTATAGCACAGTCTTCTATTACTCGTGATTTTGAGAAAACTATTCTTCAAAGTTTAACTAGAGTTTTAGATGTTTTGGGTGATGCTTCATCACCTTTAAATGGGGTATTAACAACTGTATCTAGTATTTTTGAAGTAGTATCTAAACTTGTCGAGAATTTAGGACTAATTCCGTCTATTATTGCAGGAATATCTCTTAGCAAAAGTTTTAAAAATGGTGGGTTATTTAGAACTGTAAATGCTGATACTGATAAATTTTCTCAAAAAATAGGAATATTACATCGCAGTTTCGCTGATATTAAAGCTGATTTTTCAACATTAGGTAAAATAGGTGGTGGATTTACAAAACAGAATTTTGCTCATATATTTAATTTTGCTACTAAACAAGATATAGCGAATTTTCAACAATTTAATCATGTTATTGATGATGGACAAAATACATTCAGATCGTACAATACATATATGGCGAACGCCCCTACTGCCATGAGACAGGTTGCACAAGAAATTGTTAATATAAAAAATGCTCAACATGATTTAACAATAGCACGGAATCAAGGGAAAATTACTCAAGAGGAATATAATGCTCAAAATAATCAATATAATGCGAGATTAGTTGAACTTCGTGGGAATGTAAATAATCTTACTTTGGCACAAAAAGCATTAACAATTGCTCAAAAAGTAGGAGCTACTGTTGCCACAACAGCTATTAATGCTTTAATCAGTATTGCAATTAGTAAGTTGATTTCTGTGGTAATGGAAGCATTTCAGGCACAGGAGAAATTAATTGAACAAAATAAACAGATTGCTGATAGTTATGAAAGTGCAAAGGAGAGATTAGAAGACTATCGGCAAAAATATTTTGATATTATAGATTCCACTAATGATGAAGCAGAAAAGGACAAACAACTTATTGAGTGGAAGAAACAACTCATTGAACAATACGGTCTTGAAGAAGAGGCGTTAGCAGGAGTTAATGGTGAACGCAGGGCAGGTATTGAATTATTAAATGAAGAAGCTTATAAAGAAGCTAAAAAAGTTATTAGCGATTTAAAAGACTATGAAAATGCATATAATAAAATTTATGATTCTCAAGCTAAAATAACCAACCTTAGAGGATATAATGCTATGAGAGGGCTTGAGGATTATGGATTAAAATTTAGTAGTCTCTCAAATAATGATGGTTCATTTAATATTAATATTGATTATGGGACATCTAACGCATATGAGCAATTTGACAAATTGAGCAAAGTATTGTCTGATTTAAAAGCTAAATCAATTAGCTTAGACGAAAATGACCCTTTCTATAATCAGATTCATGCGTCATTAAACAATCAAATTGAAGTAATTCAAAAAGAATATGACCGTGTAAAAAAGGTAATAGATGATTATGGGACAACTGTTACAACAGGGTTGACTGCCTTTGCCCAAAAAAAATTATATGAGTTCACAGATACTACTGATGGTGAATTAGCAAATGTTATAGATAAGGCTACTTTTGATGCTTGGAAAGAAAAACTTCTTGACTTAGCAAAAGACGACGAACCTTTAAGAAAATCATTAGAAACTTTAGCTAATGAAACGTTTCCTAACTATTCAAGTAGTATTTCTGACTCTTCTAACGGCACTAAGAACGCTGTAACTGAAGTAACCTCTCTCAATGAGGCATTAACCAAACTTCAAGAACTGCTCAAAGATATTATTAGTGGTTCTAACACATACCAGTCCGCAATGCAAAAAATAACTGCTGGTACAGGATTGACTGCTAAAGAGGTTAATGAACTTCTTGAATTAGACCCGTCTTTGTTTGATAAGTTTGTTAAACAGAAAGATGGGACTTGGACTATTGATTTAGAAGCTCTCAGGCTAAGCTATGATACCATCATTGTTGATGGTGGTAAAGATGCTATTGCTGAAGAAAAGAAATCGTATCAGGAACAATTTAATGCTGTTTCTAAAGAGATTGAAAATCTTTATGTTCAACGTGCTGAAAAACTTAAACATATCAATGGTAAAGCAGATTTAGATGAATTAAATGCCCTTGACAAGCAAATTGAAGAAAGAAAGAAAGCACTCCAAGGAGCGCAAGATGATTTGAATGTTGCTTCTTTTCAGGAGACATTACTGGATTATTCTGATGCTGATAGAATAAGAGATTCTTTTGATGAAGTCACAAAACAAGTTGATAGCTATAATGATAGTATTTCAACGTTAAAGAAAGCGCAAGAAACTCTTAACGAAGGCAATTCTCTTTCTTATGATGATATGACTAAATTAATAATGTTATATCCTCAATTAAAAAATAGTGTTATTGAAACTGCTGATGGTTATACTTTTGAACAATCTGCTCTTGAAGATGTAAGTAAGCAAGCATATCAGACCAGAGATGATTATATTGATAGTCAGATTGATATGACAAAATCTGCAATTGAACAAGCTAAACTTCGCATGGAAGAATATGCCCATGAAATTGCACTGATATCTTCGGCTTATGCTTATAAACACGCTGTCGAAACGGGTTTGTTTAAAGATTATGCATCTGTAAAAGATAGTATAACTGCTATGGAAGAACTTGTAAATATTCTTACTGGTTATAAGAATGAAGTTAAAGAGCCTTCTAGCAGTTCTTCTAAATCGGCAGATAAATCAATTTCCGATGCCCTCCAAAATCAGATAGATTATTATACAACTCTTTTAGATGCTATTGAGGCAGTAACTGATAAACAGATAGACGCTCTTGAAAAAGAAAAAGATGCTATTGATAGTAAAATAGACGCTCTCAATGATGAAAAGGACGCTCTAAAAGATAAGAATGACGAGCAACAGAGAGAACTTGACCTGATTGAAGCCCAGAATAATCTTGATAAAGCAAAGAAGCAAAAAGTCTTTGTTTATAAAGAGGGTGAGGGACTTGTACAGGTTCAGGACGAGAAGACTGTTAAGGACGCTCAAAAAGAACTTGATGATGTTGAAAGAGAAATAAAAGAAGCCGATATTGATAAACAAATTGAGGTTTATGAAAAGCAACAAGAAGTTATTGATAAACAAATTAATAGTGCTAATGCTTATAAAGATACTTTCTCTGACATGGAAAGCAATGCCAAAGACCAATTGGCTATTGAACAGGCTAAAAAGGCACTTGGTGTTGATGAGAATGGGCTTCTTCATATTGATGAAAATACAGTAAAAAATATTCGTAATGGTTTGGCAGAAGCCATTTATAATAAAGATGTTAATGACAACAAGGACAATGATAAATATGTAACTGTAAGTCTTGCTGATTATTTAAGTGGTTTGGGTGCTACTGTCACACCTCAACAGTTCCAAGCTATTGCTAATACTGCCACTGGGAATACTCCGATAACTGCTCCTGTTACAAATAGCACGGTTAATAACGCACAAAGTATTGTTAATAATAAGTCTATAACATTGAATAACACGTTTAATATTTATGATTCAAAGGATAGCAATACTGTTATTGAGCAGATTAAGAGCTATATGAACAAGACACTTCGGACGGCAATCAATAGTATTAAATAATTGCTTTATAATTTATATCAGTCCATCTGAAATATGGTGGGCTGATTCTATATAAATCATAAATAAAAATAAAGAAAGGAGAAATAAATTATGCTTTGTTCTCCGACAAATGCTTATCCTAATAATAATTGTGTAGACGGTTCTAATTTTAGTATGAAAATTACTTTTAATGGTGATTTTTGTATGGGCGCTGATTTTTATGTGTATGATTATCAGACTGGCGATAGAGTAGGAGTTATTTATTATGAACGTGGTAAAAGTACTGATGGATTTAGAAACGGTGAAGAAATAGATATTGTGAACACAAATGATATTCCTCAAAATGCCGAATATCTATGGAGAGCAAAATTCTATGAACCTGTCGATATAGACAATGGCTATTATCCAGATGTATACTCATCTAAAGGTAAAATACAAAAAAATCCGTTAACAAAAGTTACGGTACAATCTACCGATGAAGATATAACAAATAATATTTATATTCCTATCGAAAAAGGACTAGATATTAATTTGCCTTGCTATTGTTATTGGAGTGGGAATGGTAGGAAAACTGTTGTAGGTTATAACAAGAGTAAGGGAATGCTTAAATTATCTGAGACGTTTGATGATAAAAATGCTATCCCTGTTAGTACAGAACTTTATCTTAGTACCGTTAAAGTTGTAAATATGGATACTGTATTATCAGAAACAGGGTTAATTCCTATTGAAAAAGGACTTAATCTTGATGCTGGCAAACATAGAAAAACCAGAGCGGATAATGATACAATCCCTAATACATATATTAAAGTTAATGGTAGTTATTATGGTATTACAAAATACTATACTAAAACTGGATTTGTAAGTATAGAGGGAACTGCCCCAGAATTAGGTGAAAATACACCATATGAAATTTATCAATGCTTTGTTATTTCTCCTTATTATTATTTTAATACTAAGGCTATTCCGGTTATAACTCCTACAATGGAATTTATCAATGAAGTTATAAAGTGTGAAGCCAGTATAACAACACAAGGTAATTATCCAATTAAGTATTATTATTGGACTATATATGATAAAGATGACAAAATAATAAATCAGAGCGAGAAAATATGGTCTAGCCGAATGGAATATCTTTTTAGAGAGGTGTTACCAGATACTACTTTCAAGGGTAAAATTACAATAGTGACACAAGATGATGTCGAGGTTACAAGTCCTGTTGTTAATTGCACTATTCCTGAAGGTGAAGTCGGGGTTACAGATTTGAAAGCAACTGTAGATACAGTAAAAAATACTGTAAAATTAACTTGGAAAAATGCTACTGGGGTTACTCCCACAAGTTATATTATTCAAAGAATAAATTCTGATGGTACTCAACAATATCTTGAAACTATTCAGAAAACTTCAGCTACGAGTTATATTGATTATACTTGTGGCGGTGATATGATTTATCAATATATTGTTATCCCGGTTACTACAACCACAGTATATCAACAGGCTAAAGTACCTATCGCAACTAAGTTTGACGATTATGAGATTTATTTCTTGACCGAAGTTCCTTATGAAAGACCGTCTAAATCTATTACAGATGTAAGAATTTATTATAATTATATGTATGGTGATAAGCAATTTAAAGTGACATCTTCTTGGAAGGTACAATTAAATCCTGATATTGGTAATGTTGACCATAATATAAAAAGAGATAAAAGTGACACCGAAAGAGGAAAGCCGGTTATTACTTATGGAAATATGGATTATGACTCATTCTCTTTGAGCTTTTTGCTGGGGCATATTTCTTGTCCTGATTATGGATTAACAGATGGCGATTATAAGACATTTCAGAAATGGAAATCTGATGTTAATAGCAAACAGCCTGTGTTAATAAAGGATATCGTGGGCAATGTATGGTTTGGAGCTATTACATCTCATACATATACGCCTGATGATAGTGGAAATTATAAAACATACACTATTAAGATTGATTTTGTTCAGACAAGAGATATGTATGCTGATAATCAGACCAGAACAAGAATAATGACAGATTGAGGTGATAGGTATGGAATATTATGATATCTATGACCAAAATTATGTTAGACTTGCACAGAATGAAGGGAAAATTGTTCTTGCTAAAATTGAAGTGTTAGACCATTTAGAATATACTATCTACGAGATTACTGATGATATCATTATTGATAGTGAGAATTATTCTAAAACTTATGGGCAAGGTATTCAGGGAAAATTTAGCTTTCAGATTTATAATCACGACCACAAATATGATACCAACGAAAATAGTCCATTCTGGTTTGATAAAAAAATCCGGTATTATAAAGGATTAAAGGACAGATACACAGGCGACATATATTGGTTTAGCAAGGGTATATTTACTACAACCGGAATATCACAAGAAAATGATATTATTAGTATTGATTGTGTAGATAAATTTGGATTGCTCACATCTGAAACGGGTGGCGCTTGTCTCGAAAACGCCACAAAGATTGAATTAGGCGATAAAGTAGGTCAAATGTTTGTAGATATGCTTTCACAAGAAAAAGGTAACGGTAGACCTACCGACCCGATAAATCCTTTGATAGATTTTGATACAAGAGATATTGAACTTGGCGAAGATATTGAACTAAGCACAGGTTCATATTTTGGAGATATATTTACAGAGTTGGCTAACAGTCTTAAATGCAGAATGTATTATGATAATGTAGGACATTTGGTTCTCACAAGAGGCTCTAGTGACTTTGAGTTTAAAAACAAAGCCCCTATGTGGGTGTTTGATGATAAGGCAACTGCTGAATATATTTCTTCTAGTTTGACTTATAACTTTTCCGATGTAAAGAATAGAGTGACTGTCTGGGGAGAAAATTTTGATGGTGCTAGTTTCGTTGGCGTTGCCGAAAATGATAATCCTAAATCCCCAGTAAGAATTAGTCTTGTTGGATATCGTGTGGCTAAAACAATGGAAGATATGTTTGGCTATGAGCAGGCTAACGTAGATGCTTATGCTGAAATGTATCTTAAAATGAAAAGCATTATTGGCATGAGCGTTAAATTGGATTGTACAATGCTCCCTCATTTAGATGTGGAGGATGTTATATTAGTCAGAAATGAAGAATTAGGATTGGATAATGTGAGATTTTTAATAAGCGAAATTTCAATAAATGGAAATGAAATGTCGATTTCATTATGCAATGTTGATAATCTTCCGGAGTTCAGTGAATTTGAATGACTTGCAATGTGTGTAATAATAAGGTGGTGAGAGAGTGACTAATAAAAAAGATGAAAATTCTGAATTGCTTACAAAATTAATTTCTACTGTTCAAAAGAAAAATGACAAAGAAAAAGTAAATGATAGTGTTAAAAGCAAACAGGCTAGAGTAATTGGTGTTGATGATGAAACGCATAAAGTGTTTGTTTATTTTCTTGATGATATAGAAGAAAAAGAGTATAAATTTTTGAATAAAACAGGGGAAGTCATTGGTGTTGGTGATACTGTTAAAGTATTTTATACTAGCAATTCTGCAAAGGGTTGGATAGGCGAACGCTGTGGTGAGCCAAGATATGATGGCGGTTATTCTCTTGAACCAATTACGTCAATTACTATAAATTCCAATATAGATTATTCTGTGCATACAAACGCTGGCATTGAAAGATATGTTGGGATTTTTGAGGGCGAATAAATATGATACCTGATTTGAAATTTTATAAAGATGAAAAAGGTCGTATTATAGAAGCAACAAGAGGAGATAAATATGCAACCATTGAGTGGGCAAACGAAGATGTAGATATAGATTTTTGCAATTTTGTCATCACAATAGCCATAACAGCGAGAGGAGTAGGGAAAGATGTCTGATGTAGACGAGAAAAAAATAGAATTTGTCAGTGACACAGATGTTAGCATACCTGTACGCTGGAAAACAGCCGCAACAGACTTGAGATGGAATAATGCTATTGCTATGGCTGTAACCATTGCAAGAAAAATTGACACTTCTAATTTATGGGACGGATATTTGCATTTCAGAGAAAAAACTGGGGATTTTAAAATTAATCCCTTTGTGTTAAAAACCATGGATATCGAAGATGGGTTTATATGTGATATTCAAACCCCCATAGATATTTCTTTTACAGAGAATGTGGCTTATCACTATATTAATTCTTTTGTTTTAACAACCTCAAGGATAACAGATAACATGCCTTGTGTTACTGGGAGTGTGTATAGCACTGATAGCACCACTATATATATTGAAATGACAAACCCAATCAAAAGTATTTCTGCAAACGAAAATATAAAAGCTTTTGAAATAACTGCTATATTTGGTGGAGTTAGATATACGTTTAACCCTGTAAAAGTAGAAATATCAGATGTGTCTAGGATTAAACTTACTGTTACTGATATGGGTCAAGTATCTGGTGAGGTAAATATTTTGTATAAGAGCGAATTAGGAAATATTAAAGAAAGTGCTTATGATGCTTATATTGAGAGCTTTAATAGGGCTTTTACTTATACTATGAATTATTTGGAGGGAGAATGATATGAAAATCAAGGGGCATACAAAAATAGAATTATTTAACGCGGAAACCGGAGAGTTAGAACAAGTAGTAGAAGAAAATAATATGGTTACAAGTGCCGTACAGAAGCTTTTAAATCTTCCGGTTGAATTTGTGTCGTGTAATACAAGTATAAAAACGATTCTCGACAACACTTTACCTATATCTACTAACGCCATGGGTGGAGTGCTTCTTTTTAGTAATAAAAAAGAAGAAAACTCAAATTTGATATATGCAAATGGTGAGGGTGCAGTTGGACATGCTGGAAGAGTATATTCTGGAACTAACCCATGTACTGGGACGTTGAATGAGACAGAGTGTAGAACTCTTAGCAACGGATATCGGTTGGTGTGGGATTTTGCTACAGACCGTGCAAACGGGACAATTGCTTGCGTTTGTTTAACAAGTCGCACAGGTGGATATATAGGACTTAATGAATATTGGGATCCGACAGCAGACAATTATAATCCTAAGATAACTAATTTTTATAATTTTGATAACAACCTGTCAAGACCTTTATACAATCTCCCAAAAGATATCCCAACAAGCAAATTTGGTGGAATTAGAGGAATAGTAGCTAAAGACACCATTGTTTCTTTGTCAAATCCGTCTACAACAACATTTAGACTTTCTTATTATAAAATACTTAACACAGAAAAGATAGAATTAAATTGGGGTGATTGTGGTAGCTCTGCAAGTTCGCCATATAAGACACAGGACATATCTATTACAAACCCAGGAGATTATACTAGTTATACAGATTCAGATGGTTTTATACGTTGCATTGGATATGGTTATCAAGAACAAGAAGATAAGATACACTACGACATTTGGTTTAATTGTAATAGAATTAATGCTTTAACAGGAACTGTTGACCTTGATAAAAAAATACTTATTAATGTTCAAAGTTTTCCTGATGATTTTTATATCAAAAGGTTCGCCAATGCGGGCATCGGGAGCAGTAATTTTTATCACAAATATAACGGTTATAAACCATTTTGTTTGATGAATAATTTTATTATAGCATGGTTTCAACTTGGTACGAGTTCCTATTGTTTAGCTACTGTGGATTTTAACGGAAATTTCATAAAAAAATTTGATTTGACCAGTAATTATGACGATAGGAAGTGGGAAAGGCTTTATGATTTGAAACGTAAAGCACATTTCTTACAGAACAACCAATGTATAACCGAAGATGGGGATATTATTAGGCTAGGATATTGGCAAGATAACATTTCGAATATGGATAATATGCAAATTTATACATATACAGATATATACCCATATTTTATATCTCATTATAACTATAATGCGCCAAAACTGTATCTTAATAAAGACTTCACTTATTTGGCTACTATTAATAATCTAGCCACTCCAGTAACAAAAACTAGTGCCCAGACGATGAAGATAACTTACGATTTAATTGAATCATAGGATAGTTAAAAGGGTGAAATATATGACAATTACTCCTGATAAAATAATCACAATAGCAGGAATACAAATTAAACAAAAAATTATTCCAGATGGTCTCAGATGGAAAGACCCTACTAAAGCTAGAAACGCAAAATTTTCTCCTAATGCATTGTATAAAGCAAATGTAAAAATGCCTAAAGTGAATACAATTACAATTCATAATACTGCTGACTTAGATAATATTCAAGATGATGCTGAAAGATATACTCTTGCTACATATAATGAAAATATGGGTTCAGTTAGACCACACTTGTATGTAGACGAAAGTTCTGTATGGCAGTTACTCAGATTTGATGAAGTGGGATGGTGTAATGCAAGAGGTACTTATAATGTAGGGGCAATAGATGATATTGCTATTGAGTGTATTATGAACGAAAATAAACAATCAGATGCTATAGCAGAAGACAAAACTGCTAGATTAGCGGCATATTTTCTCCACGAAAACGACTTAGATATCTCTGCATTAAGAACACATACTTATTGGATTAACAAAAATTTAGGACTTAGTGGTAGTGTAGACTATCTTAATACTCATATTGAAAAAGGAGTAACGAAAGTTTGTCCTCTTTATATTATGCCACATTGGAGTAAATTTAAAGCAACAGTAAAAAAATATTTATTAGCATATGAAAAACCAGTAGAAAATGTACCCTATAAAATCAGAAGAAGCAAAGATAATGTTGAAAGCCAAATAGGTGTTTATAATAATCTGGAAACAGCAAAAAATATCGCTGATTACAATAGAGGCTATAAAGTTTTTGACAATTTAGGAAATTTAGTATACAAACCTAGTGTTTATTATTCTAAATATATTACCACTAAAGATAGAACGCCTATTAAATATGTGCCAGAACGCAATGCTAAAACTATATCAAGATTACCTAAAAATACAGAAATTATAGTTTATTTAGGTAGTAATGTTACGGCAGAAAACGGCACAATATGGGTTAAATTTACTAGTCCGGAATGTGAGGAGTTTCCAAACAAGTTTGCTTATATTCCGTTTCAATATATAAAAAAGAAATAAATAATAAGTATAATAAAGAAAGGAAGTAAATTTATGACAGACATACTTAACACAGTATTGGCAAATTTACTTATGGTCGGCGTTTTTCTTATTCCTTTAGTGCTTATGCGAATGGCAGATATTATTCTTGGTGTAGCTATTGCAAAGAAGAATAGTATCTCTTGGCATTGGAATAAATTCCTTTGGGGATTGTTTTACACAGTTTGTTTTATTGTTGGAATAGGTTTGTTTACTACAAGTATTAGTATGATAGAACCTATAATTAAGCAATTTGGCATTGTAGCTGACGAAGCTACTTTAACGGCTCTTAATGGGATAAGTATAGTAGCTGTATGTCTTATAATCTTAGCAATTACTGTGACTTCTTACGGCAAGGATTGTTTTGAGAAAATCAAGACATTAGCAGGGAAGAGTGAAAAATCTGGCACTACAAATTCTGTTATTACTACCTCTGAAAAGTGAGGTGCAATATGAATATAGAATTTAATGAAAACTATCTTACTGAAATAACGCAAATTGATGAAAGAAGCAAAAGCAATTCACATAGGCTAGATGAAGTTGAGGAAGACATTAAAGACCTTAAAGAAAAGAACACCACGCTGATAGAGATGTCAGCAAGTATAAAAAATCTCTCTGAAGGCATTGTAGATATTAAAACCGATGTTAAAGATATCAAACTAGACCAAAGTACTTTGAAAAATGAGGTTTCTGAATTGAAAAATTCACCGAATAAATCCAAAGCCAAAGCGTTTGATGCCATGTGGAAATTTGTTGTAACTGCTCTTGGTGGCGCATTTGTTGGTTGGTTAATTACGACTCTTATTCCTCAATTTGCAACATGAGTTTAGAATATTATTTGCAAAACTGTTGTACAAAATAGTACGGCAGTCTTAATTTTATAGAAAGGAATGATAATATGGCTGGTGTACTTTTGAAGTACGGAAATGATTATAATACGCCCGTTGCAGAGTTCGCTGTCACACAAGAGAGTGACCTGCAAGATTTGCCCACATCTACTACATCTGGAAAGGGTATATTTGAGGGCATGAATGCTGTGCCGATAGGGAGTGTATGTTCTTTCGGTGATACCACTGTTGGATATGTAAGAACATTTATGCTCTTTGATACATGGATGGAAATTTGATATGGAATATAAACTTATAAAAGAAAGGGTGAATTACAAATGGATATAGCAACCCTAGCAGCAGCCAAACGATATACAAACGAAACTGTAATTGGAATGGGGGCATTAAAAGGCGCTCCATGTACGGTTAAATCTGTTACTCCTGTTACTGGTGGTAATGAAGTAATTCTTTCTTGGACAGCAACAGACGGGAGCATAACAGAGAATAGCTTTGTTGTAAAAGATGGTGTTTCGGTTGTTGGAGTTTCTATTGATACTACGACAAATAGTCTTATTGTTGAGTTATCTGATGGCTCTACCAAAAATGCTGGAGTTTTGCCTAAGGGTGAAAAAGGCGACAAAGGTTTCTCTCCTACTATTACAGAAAACCCCAACAACACAAACGAAATATATAAACTTGACGTAACAAACGAAAACGGTACATTCACTACGCCAAATCTTAAAGGCACTGGTGGAGGACTTGACCCTGATAAGTATTACGACAAGGCACAGATTAATGCACTCATTGAACCTCTTGATGAAGCAAAGCATACTCATGATAACAAAGATGCAGTTCTTGATAAGCTTACTACTAATGACATAGGTGACACTCTACTGTTCAATGGTAATGCTATTAAAGGCTCTGTTGAAATAGATGATACTACAACTACGGCAACAGACAAGGTATGGTCTGCAAAGAAAACCAATGATACGTTTGAAGAAGTTAAACAGTCTATTACTGACACAAATGCCAAATTTGCTGATTATGATACTTCTGTTGAGGTTGATGGTAAGATAACCACTGCTCTTACTGATTATGAAAAATCTGCCGATGTAGATAATAAGCTTGCCGGATATGACAAGTCAACTGTTGTCGATAAAAAGATTGCTGATGCTTTAGCTGATTACGATACGTCAGAAGTTGTTGATAACAAACTGAAAGACTATGCTAAAACAACAGAGGTTGATACAAAGCTTGCCGATTACTATAAGAAAACCGAAACTTATAGTAACACTGAAATTGATACTAAAATAACAGACTTAACCACAGAGTTGAAAACATGGGTTAATGGCGATGAAAGCCTTGGTATTAAAACAGTTTTATATGCAAACAACATTTTGATGTTTTATAAAAAGCCCAATGCAACAATAACAGATGTAGCTGATTTTACAATAATTCTTCCTGCAGAGCAGTTCTTAGACCAAGCTAACACTACATTTGTGAATAGTTTTATTTGGAGTGAAGAGACTTATCCAAACTCAATTAACCCTAATCTTGATGGACAACCAGTTTTAGCTCTTGCTGTTAAGGGAGATGCAGAGACATCTTATAGTTTTGTATCTATGAACGAACTTGTCAAAATTTACAAGGCAAGTACAGTAGTAAGTACAGTTACACTTACTATCAACGATGCTACTAATACGATTTCAGGTGAAGTTAATATCTCTGCTGATGAGGGTAACTTGCTTAAAGTTGGTACAGATGGTGGTCTTTATGCAAAAGCTACTGATATCACTGGTAAAGCTGATAAGCTGACTGATACTGACATTAAAGAGAACCAGATACTTCTTGATGATGGCACTGGAAATATCAAAGCAAGTGGCAAGGATATCTCTGAATACATCCCTGCTTGGAGTGGTACAAAGGCACAGTGGGAAGCACTCGATAAAACTCCTCTTGCAGATGGAACGATTATTAACATAACTGATGACTTTGCAGAAAGTCCTGAATACATTTCTGTTTGGAGCGGGACTAAAGCGCAGTGGGATGCGCTTGACAAGACTACTCTTGCGGATGAAGCAGTTATTAATATAACCGATGACTTTGTAGAGAACCCTGTACAGGTCAAAGTTATGCCTAGCACTGCTACTGAGGGTGACGTTGTACAGTATATAGGGCTTTCAGATACAAGCTACACACATGGCTATTTCTATGAATATGCGGTTAATGAAACTGGAATTTTATCGTGGAAACACCTCCCTGTTGATGCGGTTTACAAGCCCTCAAATGAGGAAGTTCTTAATAAATTTTCTGAAAATGACGAGGGTAAGGTTCTGTATGACAATAAGCCTCTATCAAGTGACAACCTCTGGCACGGCACTCAGGCAGAATATGATGCTCTTGGTGAATATGATGAGAATAAGACTTATATTATTACTGATAGTAACGAAGAAGCTGATTTAAGCGAGGTTGTAATTGACGATACATCGACTACAGCAATCAATAAGACTTGGAGTGCGAATAAAATAAACAATGCAATCAAAGAAGTTTATAGTACGGATGAAGTTAAAACAAATAAAGTATGGATTGACGGAAAACCTATTTACAGAAAAGTTGCAACACAAACAATTACTACCCCTGAGGGTTTTGCCCCAATTGGTGACTTTGACACATCATTAGTAGATTCTGTAATTTCAATTTACGGTTCAATAAAACAGCCTTCGGGTAATATAACACCTATATCATTTTATAATAAGGCTAACGATGGGGCTTATGTATATATGTCAAAAGAAAGCAAACGTTTTTTATTATATGCAAGAGAGATAGGTGTTGGTGATGTAATTTTAATAGTTGAATACACTAAAACCATTGATTAAGAAAGGAGCGTGAGTATATATGCCACGAGATAAGCCTTTGTATTGTTGTTTCTCTGTTCCGCAACAAAAATTTTTAACAAGTAAAAATATCCACTATGAGGTTGTGGCACTAAATCCAAATACAAAATGTACAATGTGGATTTATATGAGAAATGAAAAATTAGATAAAGCATTAAACGAATGGAGACTTGGTTCAAAGAGCTGAGTCTCTTTTTGTATATAAACGTGCTTGAAAGAATGTGAAGATTGATTAGTGAAAGGTTAGGGAATTATGTTATTGACAGAAGAAATTGACGTTGGATTAATTCCTAAAAATATACCATATTATGAAAATCTCGGTTATAACATTCCGAGGTCTATGGGTACAAAAAATAAAATTGTAGTAAGACGTGGTACAAGAATAAAAGTAAAAACAACTGACTTGCCGAAATATAGTAATTTTCAAGTTGAAGTTAGTTGTGATAATTGTGGGAAAGTCAATATGACATATTATTGCAATTATAATAGAAGTAGAGATTTATATAATGGTAAATACTATTGTCACCATTGTGTACGAAAACTATTTTATTCAGGAGAAAATCATCATAATTGGAATGAAGATATTACACCAGAAGAAAGATTATTACAAAGACGTTATCCAGAATATTTAATTTTTGTTAAAGCGTGTCTTGCTCGTGATAATTATACTTGTCAATGTTGCGGTCAAAAACACGGAGACTTAAAAGTTCATCATCTTGACGGATATAATTGGTGTAAAGAAAAACGCACAGATGTGACTAATGGAATAACCTTGTGTGAAACTTGCCATGGAAATTTCCATATGCAATATGGCTTAGGAAATAATACTAAAGAACAATTTGAAGAATGGTTAGGGAAATCTATTACAAACTTAGAAAAATATAATGGTGATTTACCTACTACAAGAAAAGTATACTGTTTTGAAGATGATTTAATCATAGATAATGTAAGAAAATACTGTAAAAAAGGGGAATCGCAAATCTATTCATGTTGTAATAGAAAGATTTGCAATAAAGGAACAGATGACGAATATAGAGTTTTGTCATATAAAGGGAAACATTATTTTTGGTTAGATGAATATGAAAGTATGTCGAAAGAAGAGGTGCAAGAAATAGTACAATCAATGATTGATTGTAGCCCTAAAGAAAAAGTAGTATGCGTAACTACGGGTAAAGTGTTCGATAGTATGACAGATGGAGCTACATACTATAACAGAGGGAAAAATGGTAAAAATGGAATAAGTGCGTGTTGTAGAAAAAAACAAAATTATTCTGGCAAACTTCCTGATGGTACTCCATTATTGTGGATGTATTTATCTGATTATAAAAAAATGTCAGAAGAAGATGTTGCAAAATGGCGTGAAGAAACAATGACTAATATAAAAGTAAATAAGAATAAAAATGCATTACATAGCTGTAAAAAAGTTATTTGCATTACAACAAATGAATTGTTTGATTCTGTAGTCAAAGCAAAGGAATATTATCACGCCACAAAAGTTGGAGATTGTTGTAATGGCAAACGAAAAGCATCTGGGAAATTAAATAATGTACATCTTCAATGGATGTTTTATGAGGACTTTTTACAATTATCACGAGAAGAGCAACAAATAATATTAAGTAAAAGCCAAAAATTATTAAATAAGAAAGGAGAAAATAATTATGAGTATTTATCAAGGAAATACGCCTGTGGCTTGTAATTATAACATCATTTCTGGAGCGTTAATTGATGATAGTGTCACTGATGCAACGAATAAGACTTGGAGTGCAAAGAAGATAAACGAAAGTATCCCTAATTCTGACGATTTCGTTCAGAATTTAAAAATGTGGTCTACTGGAGATATAGAAACACTTGCGTTGGAATCTGTTTCGGGTTTAGTGACTATATCTTCTGCCGTAACAGGTATGCCTATTGATAGTGCAGCTTGGATAGGTACTGTTAATGCGACATCCACTCACCGTCAAATTTCAGTACAGCCTTTTGGTAATTCCAGTTTGCTTTATAGTAAAATTTATAATGCTTCAACTCAGACTTGGAGTGCTTGGACTAAGATTGATGCAGGAAGTATTGAGGGTAAGAAGGTAAATGATTTACTTCAGAATTTAGGAACTTTAACTTCTGGTAGCTTGTTAGATTATATATTAACACTTCCTGCTTCGGGTTTTATCTACTGTAATGGTAATGTTACCGATACTCCTGTTGTTGGAACTTATTTTATTGTTGATGTCCGCAAAATGGGAACTACATATGGTGTTACGGCTATTAAGTTTAACTCAGGTGAAATATATACCAACAGATATAATTCCACTTCAAAGACTTGGTATGGTTGGAAACAGATGGCAACAATTAATGATAAATCTACTACATCTGAAACGGAAACTTATTCTGTAAAAAAGATAAACGATACGTTATCTATGTTCCCTTTTAAGTGGAAGCTAATAGGAACTTCTACTCCAGAAACAGGAGCTACATCAAATAATACCTTCAAACAAACAATGTCAAGCGGTAATCCTTTCTGTGTGTATCACAGTTCTGGAATATTCTGCTTTGGTAACGGTACTCCTACTAACAGAGGCAAACTTTATGGAATGACTTCTGGAGTAGTTGCTTCTGTTACATATACTACAGCTGGGTTGCTCACTGTTCAAGTTGATTCTGGTACAGCGTACATTTATGAAATGGAAGGAATAGTTTAAGAGGTGATTAAATGTCGGTAAATATTTTTCAGAAGTCAACAGGCGAATTAAAACAGATTGCTGGTAATGCGCCTGTTGGTGGTAGCGGTGGAAATACAACATCACAAGTTATATTTTCTAAAAAGGCTGAATTCCCTACACAGGGTCTTGCTGACAAAATATATATAGATACTGATACAAGTAAGTCCTATATTTATAAAGATAGCGGCTATGTATTAGTTGGTGACGGTATGGCTACTGTTGATTGGGATACCATTGGTTAAAGTTAATAATGGCTCGTCCATTATATATAAATTGTTTTTTATTTGAGAAAGGAAAATTATTATGGCTAATGTAAAGTTTTTAACAGGTACTTATGCGCAGTATAAGGGTCTTGCTACTAAGGATGCTAACACTCTTTATTTTATTGAAGGACAGCTTTTTAAGGGCGAAACATCTTATACAAACCAGATTGAAGTTGTTGACACTCTTCCCGTAACTATGGTTGCAGGAAAGGTTTATGTGAATACAACTGACAAGTCTGTAACTTATTATGACGGTACTGCTTCTACAGTTGTAGTTCCTGAAACCGTAGCTGCAATTGGTGATTCTACTGCTGACACCGCTCTTGCTTCTGTAAAGGCAATTAAGGATTTTGTAGCCGCTGAACTTGCTAAAATTCCTGCGGCTGTAGATTATACAGTAACTATTACTGATGAAACTGCTGGTACAGGAGAGAAGTCTAAGCAGACTATCAAGCAGGGCAAGGCAGGAGAGGAGACTACTATTGGTACAATCACTGTTCCTAACCTTGTAATGACAGTAAAGGAAACTCCTACCGAGGGATATCTTAAAACTTATCAGTTTACTTATGGAACTGGTACTCCTTTTGAAGTAGATATTCCTAAGGATTTAGTTGTAACTGCTGGTGAAGTTATCGTTGTCAGTGATGATGCTCCCGTTACAGGTCTTACCAATGGTACATATCTTAAACTGACTATCGCTAATCAGACAGCGCCCGTATATATTGATGTGAAAGACTTAGCTGATGTCTATACTGGTAAGGCTGAAACTACTGGTGTAAGCGTTGCTATTTCTGCAAGCAATGAAATTTCTGCTACTCTTGTTGGCAAGGCTGTTGCAGAGGAGAATCTTGCTGATGCTCTTGCTACAAAAGTTAATGGTGCAGATGAAGCTCTTACTTGGGGTGCTATTTCTTAATTACTAAAAGGTAGAATACTAACAAGGGTAATAATTTAACGTTATTATCCTTGTTAAATTATGAATATGAAAGGAGAAATAATTATGGCTGATAATAAAGTTAAATTTCTTCGTGGTACTGCCGCGGAATATGCAGCGAGTACTAAAGACAACGATGTTTTTTATTATGTAACTGATACTAAAAAATTATATTTAGGAGCTAATGAAGTTACTGGTGTTGGGAAAGCCGGAACTGGAGAAAATGCTGAAATATTCAATGATTATACCCAAAATAAAGCAAATGGTAATTATTCTCATGCGGAAGGGTTTAATACGAAAGCTGATAATGTGGCAAGCCACGCAGAAGGTGGGTACACTGATGCTACCGGAGATTATTCACACACAGAGGGATATAGTACATCAGCCTCAAAGCGATTTTCTCATGCGGGCGGGAATACTTCAAGTGCGCTAAAAGAAGGGGCTTTTGTGCATGGTAACAATGTCATAGCCGACAAAAATGATTATGAGATAGCTTTTGGAACGTTTAACAAGAGTAATGAAGACACTCTTTTTTCTGTTGGTAATGGCATATCTACTGAAGACAGAAGTAACGCTTTTGAGATAACTAAAACTACAGGTAAATTATTTGATAAAGAAATTGCTACTAAAGAAGATATACCAACAACGCTCCCCGCGAACGGAGGCAACGCTGACACTCTTGACGGAAAGCACGCAAATGAGATAGCAAACAATCCAAACATGCTCATCAATCCGGATTTCCGGGTAAATCAGCGAGGACAGAACGAGTATTCCACCGGCTACACCGTGGACAGGTGGTACATCTCCACTGATAAGTGCAAAGCTGCTCCGGAAACCAATGGAATCCGCCTGACTGCTACAGCAACGCTGACTTCAAATACCCATGCGTTCTGGCAGAACAACGAATTCCCGCTTGCTCCCGGGAAATACACACTCTCTCTGAACGTCCTGGAAGTATCAGGGGTCTGGTCGGCGAGAATCCGCACTGTGAACGCTTCTGGAGATTACGTCGACAGTTACTACACCTCCTACCTTCACACAGGAGTAAACAAAATGTC